GTACGAGCTCATGACGGAGGCGTTCGATCGCAGTAAAGACCACGCCGCTGAATTGGCCTTAATCCGCAAGAGAACATTGGACGAGCAACTAAAGCTGTTTGTTACGCAGCAGGTTGCATGGGACTGAAGAAGGGCTTGACATGGCAAAGGTAGCAAGCGTACCCGTCACTGGGGCACCGGGCTTTGCTCCAGGGCAGATGGTATTGTCCGACGGAGACACGTCCCAAGAAGAAAAAGATAAGAAAGAAATAGAGCGCCTACGAAGCCAACATCTTCTGTACGAAGAGTATCTCCCAGAATGGGCTTTGTATCTATCCGCTTATGAGGGCGGCCCTAGTTTCACACACACGTCCAACCTATTCAAGCATGTGCGTGAGACCGACGACGATTATTACCAGCGTGTAAAGCGGCTGCACTATTTGAATTATTGTGCACCCTTGGTGGACTTCTTTTCCAACTTCATTTTCGCGGATACCATTCAGCGGGACGGAGGCTCAAACAAAGCCTTCTACGACGAGTTCGTTAAAGATGTGAACCGTAAGCAGGAAACCATTGACGAGTTCATGGAACAAGTCTGCGACGACATGCAGATTTATGGGATGCGTTACACCGAGGTCACGGCTCCGCAACGCCCTGACATAGCAGACCGCCCTCTGACCAAGCAAATTGAGAAGGACTACAAACTTCAACCTTATTGGGTGCAGATACCGCCAGAAGAGATTCTGGACTGGGTGGTGGACAGCTTTGATTCGTTCACCTATGCCAAGCGACGACAACTCATCGACGTAATGGAAAATGGGGGCAAGAAGTCCATTGAGAAATTCACTGAGTATTACGCCGATAACTATGAGATCAGCGAAGTTGATATTACCGATGCACGTAATCCCAAGCTAATTAAAAGTCGGGAAAAAGTCGGCAACTCACTTGGCCTAATTCCTCTGGAAGTGACCCGTTTCCAACGCAGCAAGCGTTACTCTTATATGGGTAACAGCTTCCTGCGAGACCTCGCGTACAACAACCGCGAGATTATGAATTTAACCAGTCTCCTGCAAGAGTTCCTGTATCGACAGGCGTTTAACATTCTTGCCAAAGAGACTGAGATGTCCATACCAACCAATAGCCAAGAAGACGGCGTGATTGGTACGGCCAACGTACTTGAATATCCGAAGGGAGCAAAACCCCCTTCCTACATTACCCCGCCAGCAGACCCAGCTAAGTTCATTCAGGATGAACGCGAGAGGATCAAGCAGGAGATGTTCCGACGTGCCGCACAAGACACGCTGAACGAACTCTTCAATGGCGAAAAGGCTAGTGGTTTTAGTCAGGCACAATCTTTTTCTAAAACGGTTCCATTCATCGCTTCCCGCGCCGACGTTCTGCAAAGAACAGAGTATCGGTTGATGGTGCTTACGATGAAGTTCATGAATAAAAAATGGGACGGAACCGTTAAATACAAAGACCGTTACGAACTTACAAATCTTACCGACGCTATGACGCAGTTGCTGACTCTCGCAAGAGACCTGCAAATGCCTTCACCGACGTTCGTGAAGATTGAGTTGGAACAGTTAGTTGCGCAATACGACGGAAAGCTGACGACTGAGCAACGGGAAACCGTTCTCAAGGAAATCGGCAACTTCTTCGATGCTCCGGCCAAGTTCGCTGAGTGGCAGGACGTACAGAAGCAGGCTCTGATAGGCCAGAACAAGCCGGAAGGCAGTTCTCCCGGTGCCCAGCAGAAGCCAAAGAGCAGTGGCACGATGGCAGAAGCTGCCGCTGAGTCAGGCACTAGCAGTACCGCCGCAACGAAGAAAGTAAAGTCGTAGAAAAAGATATGCCTGTCCAAGTAACTCGCTACCTACAAAGACCGGGATAGGCAGGGGGCCGGTTCCTGAATCGCATCCCCGAAGTGCGCCGGGAAACATAACCGGCCCCTGCTCAACATTTCATATCGCAATATTTTAGGAGAACTAATAAACAATGGCATATTCATCGAAGAAAGCTCCCGGCCGCGACAGCCTTGCCGACCTGACTAATCCGAAAAGTGATTTGCAGTCCGACGCGAAGGTAAGCGGGAAAGAATCTAACCAGGAGCAATTTACTGGAAAAGGTACGCGCACCGTTGCTCCTTCTACTTCAGGTGGCCTTGGAAAGCGCTATACCGATGTTACCCGTGAATCTGGTAACCAAGTGCAACTCGCCAAAAACGAAAAGGGAACTTCTGACCTGAAAGACCCTTTGAATGCTTATCGTTCAAAGATTTATCCGGCTGTTCAGAACCCCGATCCAATCAAGAATCGCAGTGGAGTCAACAAGGCTCCTGGCCGACGCCCACCTACGGGCGGCTCGCTCTAAACCAAGTTTGTAAGAAACCTACACCCGAGAGAACTCACCAATCGGGGGCAGACATCGTGAGGCAGACCCTGCGGCTTAGTCCACCGCTGAACGGGTCTTTTTTATTGGACGCAGAAAGAAACAAATGTCTAAGAATTACCTCAATCAAAAGTGGTCGGAAACCGTTGACAAGTACATCGCTGAAGGTCGCACCGTTTCTGGTGGTGACCAAGCCGCCGACGACAAGGAAGTAACGTTTACCCCGGAACAGCAAGCCAAAATTGACGACATCGTTAAGAAAGCGATGGGTCGCGCAGGTGCTGAAGCTAAAACACAGGCTGAAGCGGATAGGCAGAGAGCTACCCAGCTTGAAGCCGACCTAAAGGCTGCTCAGGAAGCTCTTAAAACGGCCACTCCCGGCGACAAGAAAGACGCCAAAGACGACGTTGAAAAGTTGAAGGCCGAGATTGCTGAAATGCAGAGAGCTCGCGTCAACAAGGATACTGACTTTGAGAACGTAAAGCGGAAGCTGACCGACCAAGAAAAAAGCACCAAGGCTATCCAGGAACAGCTTATTGCTGAACGCAAACGTAACTTGATTACCAGCGTGGCGGCACAGGAGCAGTTCGTCGATACAGACGCGATTGCTGCCTTGACTGATAAGAACTTTAAGTGGAAAGACGAAGAAGGACGTTTCGTCGTGGTTAACGATGACGGAACTCCGAAGCTCAATGCGTCTTACGATCCAATGAGTCCGGAAGAATTCTTCAAAGACTTCGCCACAAAGAAGCCTTACATGGTCAAGAGCGATGCTCGTACTGGTTCTGGCTCTGAGGGTTCTACGCGAACAGGTCTTTCTACTGGCCGACAGGTCTATAAGGTTGAGGAAATTTTTGGCAAAGGTTCAAATCCTAGACTCGCCAACGACTTGATGAAAAAGAGTCCTGACGAGTACAAACGCCTCAAAACGGAAGCTAAGCAGAGGCGACTAATCGGCTAGCTCTGTGGAACAGATTTTCATACTGTGCCCTTAAAACCGGCACGGCACTCATAAGGAGTATTTAGAAATAAATGGCTAATACAGCAATTGCAGACATTATCAATCCAGAAGTGCTCGGGGATCAGATCGCTGCGAAGTTTCCCGATATGTTGGTTTTCGGGAACTCCAGCTTGGTACAGCTCGACGGAGATTTTCCGCTGGGTGCGCCCGGCACGCAGTTCAAAATGCCGTTCTGGAAGCGCGTTGGAGCGTTCGCCGACTTAACTGAAGGCACCGCGATGACCCCCGGCAAAATCACTTCTGGTTCGGAATTCGCTACCGTCCTACGCGGCGGAGCGGCTTTCGAAGTTTTGGATACCGCCGAGTTGGTGTCCAAGGCTGATCCGGTTGGCGAAATCGCTGACCAGATCGCACGGCGTGCGGCTGAATACATCGACGGTAAATTGGTTCTGAAGGCTAACCTGACTCCGAATACGTTCGACCAGTCAATCGGTGCCACCAAGACCAACGCTAACGGTACGTGGGATCAGAACGTGATTCCAGTAGCGTGCACTTCAACTCTCGGAGACAACTTCGGTAAGCTGATGCAAGGTGGCGGCGCACTAATCTGCCACTCCAAGGTCTATGGAGACTTACTCCAGACCGCGGCTATCCAGAACCAATACCAGTTCGGCGGCGACGTGTTGCAGAAAGGCGTCATTCCGACCGTGATGGGCTTGCCTATCATGATTTCGGACTTGGTGACCACTGCCACTCAGTCTGCTAAGACTTTGTACACCTCGTACATCGTTGGGCCTGCGGCACTGGCTCTGTTCTATCAGAGACAGGTCATGGTTGAGTTCGACCGTGATATTTTGCTGTTGGCTGACATTGTTTCCAGCAACGTACATTTTGCGCCACATTTGTGGGGATACGACGATCAGACGACCGCAGTTGTCGCTGAGCAGGCAAAATCAATTCACGTTGTGAAGGTCACAAGCTACTAATGACAACGGTGTCAGAAACATTTCTGACAGATTAGAGCAATTTAAACGCTGGGTCGGGAGAATACCTTGTTGTTCGCGGGTTCTCCCGACTTTAGCATGTACCCGAAGCCACATAAAACAGTTGTGAAGTCGCCCACGTTAAGGTATACTGATTACATGGTGTATTCGTTGTGTAAACGCTGCAATATTAACCCCAGAGAACAGGGCAAGAGGAAGTCGGGTAAGCCCTACGTTTCTTCTTACTGTTCGGACTGCACTGCTGTGCTGGCTAAAGAGCAGCGCGTAAAGAGAGACGCGGACAATAGTTGTATGTCGTGTGGAGGCCCGAGAGATAGCGGCCAGAAACGCTGCCCTACGTGTGCTTTGAAACTGAGGCTCAATATTGCCGTTAGAAACAGGGAAAACAAAAGAACTGCGGTAAAGTTCTGCGGTGGTGAGTGTGTTGATTGCGGTTTACGCACCGAAGACATTGATGTGTATGATTTCCACCACACTGATCCTACTATTAAAGAAAATGGAGTAGGAGACCTTCTCAGATCGGGGTGGGACAAAATACTTTCAGAGTTAAAGAAGTGTACCTTGTTGTGCTCAAACTGCCACCGCCGACGAGAACGCAAAATTGATTTAGAACGACTGCAACAACGTTGTAACGACATGGGAATAGAACTTCCCGCAGAATTAAAGGAGACCAACCAAGATGGGATTAGGAGCGCTTCGCCGTCATTACCACCTTCGCCAGAATACGCCAACTCCGGAAGCTCCGAAGCCGGCTACACCATCAACTGAGTCCGTTCCGCCAACTAACGTTACTTCCAGTTTGCTCGCCGACTTGAGAAAAGACCCCAAGTTCGAAGCCGCCTACCAAGAAGAACTCAGGCTCGCAGAAGAAGCTGAAAAGGGAAAGCAGTAACTCATTTGGAGCCGCATGTCGGCAAGAAGACGCGGACAACAGATGACGGGCGCATAGCGTTTTGGTGTCCGGGCTGTAAAGAAGCCCACGCGGTAACAATCGGTAAATGGACTTGGAACGGTGACAGGGAACGGCCTACGTTTATGCCTTCCGTTCTCGTTACGTCAGGTCACTACTGCCCACAACACAAGCCCGGCGACTACTGTTGGTGTACCTATAACAAGGAACATCCCGCAGACCCTGCGCCATTTGTCTGCTACCGCTGTCATTCACACGTTAACGACGGCAAAATTATTTACCTAGCTGATTGCACGCACGAGTTGGCCGGCAAGACCGTGGAGTTAGAGGAGTTCTGATGGCAATCGCGTTAGACAACACGATAATGGGTACTGTCGATGACGGTACCAATAGCTACGTTGACGTGCCATACGCGGACAACTACTTCGCCAATCACTGGAGCGCGTCTCTCAGTTCCGCATGGTCTGCGGTTTCTGTGGCGGCTAAGCCGCTGTTGCTGATAAGCGCGTGCCGGACGATAGAGTCGGCGCGGTTCACGACGCCGATAATACGGGATGCGTCAGTTTGGAAGAGTTACTACAACCGCCAAACTGGGTTGATTATGAACTTCCAGCTTCTGCGGGAGCCGGTTAAGTTCTATTACTACCAGTTTCTTCAGTTTCCTCGCAATCTGGACATCGACCCCGTTACCGGTGCCAACTTTATTCCTGAACCTATCATGATGGCGCAGTGTGAGCAGGCCGTCTATATGCTGACGTTCGACCAGACGGCCCTCGCCAATCGTATGCAAGGCATTGTGACTGACTCCGTGTCCATTGGCCGCGGCCAGATTCACGTCAGCCAGCAGTATGGATTCGAAGGAAGCATGTTCGCGCCAGTGGCTTATGAAATGGTTAAGCCTTATCTGATGCGCGGGCCTAAGTTGCGGAGGGGTTAATGGCCAGCAGAGCCCTCAGTATTCGCAACAGACTCGACAATGCGCTTAAGAAGTTCGGCCCCGGAGACCGCATAGTTTACAAGAGAGCAGTGACGACCGGAAGTGGGGACGCCCTTATAGGACGTGCGACTTCTAGCACTGTGGATACTATTCTCAGCCCACAACCGACATATACGCGCTTGGCTAGATACGATGTTGGGCCTGGTTCGCGTTCAGAAATGCTCGCCCAAGGGTCAAAGCAGGAAGTGGCAAACATGTATGCCTTTATCTGCTCGCCCACGGCTATGTCTCTGGCTGAGTTAGATGGTGGCTTAACATATCTTGTCCTCGTTGATGCTTCAAGCAACAAAGAGATATTTGAGATAACGGATTACGACCCCGTGGCAATGGGTGGTGTGGACATCATGTTCATGGTCTATGCGAAAAGCATTTCCCGCCCGTAAGTAAACTCCTACACAAAGAAGGAATCACTGTGTCATTGAGACATTTTGTTGTATTTTTGCTTCTGTCCTCGTGTGGTGCGTTTGCCCAAGGTGGTCTGTATAAAGACAAGGCCGAAGGTAAGCTGATAAACAGCAACGCATTGATTGCTATTCCCGGCGCAACTATTAAGGTATGCACTGACCAAGCGTGCGCCAGTCCTATTACTCTGTACAGCGATGCAGCCCTCACCCAATCTTTAGGAACCACCACCGTAGCAGATTTGAATGCTAATTATATATTCTTCGCTACACCCGGCATTTACTGGTGTCAGGAATCGGCAGTAGGGTTTGCAACATCCATTACTCGGTGCCAGATAAGCGCCACTACAGGTGTCGGTGGTGGCTCAGGAACCGTAACCACTGTGAGCGGCTTGGCTCCGTTATTTACTGTAGCTAATCCAACTACTACACCTGCTTTTTCTCTGTCGCAAGCGGCGGCACATACTTTCTTTGGTAATAACACTGGGGTATTAGGAACGCCTGCATATTTCCGCCCGGCCTGCGCTGACCTATCAGACGCTAGTGCATTTTGCAATGGTACGGCCTATTCCAGTCTGACTGGTACGCCGACTCTTGCTGCTAATACCACTGCTACTACGCACCAGTTCTTTAGTGCGTATAACAGTACAACAGGCGCGTTCACAAAAGCACAGCCTGCGTCTGCGGATTTGTCTGACGTTGCGAACATTATTTTTAAGAACCAGGCAAACACCTATTCAGGCGGGGGGTTACAGGACTTCAGCGCTATGGATGTGTTGCAGCCGATTCATTCGTCTGACCCCGCTACTTGTACGGCTGGGCAGATTGAGTTTAACTCGGTCGGTGTAGCGATGAAGTTTTGCTCGGCGACTAATACATGGACGGCTCTGGCTACCGGTGCTGGTTCAATGACTTGGCCATCCGGCACTGGAATTGCTCATCACACTGGCTCCAATACATCTTGGGATACCCCTATCAATGATACCGCTGCGAAGACTGGCCAGGTTCCAACCGCGACCAATGGCTCAGCGATGGCGTTTGCTTCTCCCGGCTTAAAGGATGGGAACAGCGGAGCACACGTTACTACCACGCCTTATGTAGTTCAGTGCGATAGTTCAACGGCACTTATAGACCGCAATACGACGATTGTATTTGATTCCGGTGCCAGCGTAGTGACTCTACCAGATCACACGGCAACTGGCTGCGGTAGCAGTATGGTATTCGCTCTCATCAATGAGAGTGGTTCTACCCTCACAGTCAATCGCGGTGGAAGCGACACAATCAACCTCACTGGCACGGTGGCTAAAGCTACTGCACAGACTAGCTTCACAATCGTTGATTCTGGCAGCGCGACCGTCAGTAACGGCGAAAGCACTATTTGGAATGCAAGGCTTGTTGCGCCATCTTCCGGTTCTCTTTCTGGGATGACTGTAGGACAGGTTGCAGTGGCCGGCAGTGCAACGACAATTACGTCCTCTAAGGCCCTGAACGGCACCGACGCTAATGTGCAGACAGGTACGGGAACCTTCGATGCCACGAAAATAGCTGTTGGTGATGCTAATGGAGGAGTTACTCCAGCCACGGCTTTGCCGAGTGGCATAACGGCAACTACGCAGTCCGCGGATGACAATTCCACCAAAGTGGCAACGACCGCCTATGTAGACCGCATCAAGATTCGCACCATTACCTTTACATTTGGCGCGGCGGAAGGCTCGGCACTATCAAGCAGCATTACTCGGTATGTGACAGTTCCGTTCGGCTGTACAGTGTCGGCCTACAATCTACTAGCTGACGCTGGAACGTTCACTGTAAAGTTCTGGAAGATTGCCAGCGGTACGGCAATTCCCACTGTATCTAACTCAATTTCTACCAGTGGCGTTTCTTTGGCAACAGGTACGGCACTCCATTCAACTACGCTTACGGATTTCACTACTACGACGGTGACGCCGAATGATATTGTGGCGGCAAACATCACCGCTGTTGCAACCTCCAAAATGGTACAGGTACAACTCGAATGCGATCAATAATTCTTAGTGTAATGTTGTTATGCTCCGTTGTTTGCTTTGGCCAAGGGGTGGCTGGCGATCCCGGTACCGGGGATTTCCAAGTGACGGGTGGGGGCGGCGGGAGCGTCGCCCTAATCCAAAACCTCAACTGCGACTGCAAAAACACAGCCACGCACTGCGTAATCAATACCTCAGGAAGTCCGCAGTGCAACAACACTCCAACATTGGCCACGACTGGAACCGGGCACCTGGTCATTGCCTTGTGCGGAGCGGATTCAAACGACAATTGCGTGTCTACTGGCCCAGTCTCAACTCCTTCAGCGACCTGGACGCAGTTGTCTGGCGCTGGCGTACAGGATCAGGCATGGTACACGTGCTCATCGGTAGCCTTCACTGCGATTGATTTTGGCGGCTTCTCGCAAAATGATGCGGTCTTAGAATTTTCCGGCGTCAATACCAGTGCTTGCTTAGACAAAAACCCTGCAATGCTGGCCCAAAACACGACCACTTGGGCCACGAATGCAAGTGGAACCACAGCCCAAGGCCACGAACTCGTCTTTGGATGGATTTCGCAGTTCACTGCGAATCCCGGATATTCCTGCGGCGGCGGATTTACGCAAGCCGTTCTAGGCAACGGAACTTCGTCGGCCCTGATTGGATGCTATGCAGTTGAAACATCCGTTGGTAGTTACACAGTCTCCGGTACAGCAACTACCGCCGCAGCTTCTCAGGAAGCTGGGGTCTACACCTTCGAGTACCCATAAAATTATGAACCACTTACGACAACTACCGCCGCAGCTTCTCAGGAAGCTGGGGTCTACACCTTCGAGTACCCATAAAATTATGAACCACTTACGACGATATGCGTTGTGGATATTTGTCGCGGTATGCTTTTCGCCTGCGTTTGCGCAGCATACCTATTTCATCTCCACTTCTGGGTCAGATACAAATACCTCGACGCAGGCGCAGTCAAAGACGACGCCCTGGGCGCATCTTCCCGGAATGTTGTCTGCATCGGGAAACGTTGCCGCTTACACTCCGGTCGCGGGAGATACCTTCGTCCTAAAGGGCTGCGATGATTGGGGGAACGCGAATTTCCCGATTACGTGGGCATGGAGTGGAACGAGCGGATCGCACATTACTATCGGGGTAGATCAAACATGGTCTTCCACCTGCACAGCGCCAGCATGGGCGGCGGCTACCAGTTACTTCACTAATACAGTCATCATCCCGACCACCGGCAATGCCGGGGGATTTGCCTACAGTCCGCAGATTCCGACACATGCGTCCTGTACCAGCGGCGGAACCCAGCCAGCAACATGGAATCAAACCATAGGCGGGACAACCACCGACAATAATTGCACATGGTACAACTCCGGCTTATTAACGTGGAACCGACCGATATTCGATGGTGGAGGCTCAGTAATCAACCCACCTGAATGCGGAACATCGAATCATAATATCTTTATCCGCACCGGCTCAACCAGCTTTGTCGATTGGAACTGGATTGAGCTTGCAAATTACTTCAGCAATAACGGCTCAGGGACAGGATGCTTTACTCGCGACGGTTGGATCATTCCTGGCACAACCGGGGATCACCAGACATTCAATGATTTTTACATCCACTCTACAGTGAATGGCGCATCGTCTCTCGACAATGATGGCATGATTTCCGCCGAAGGTGCGAACACCTGCCCGAACTGCGCGGTAACGTTCAGCGTAATCGACAACTCCGACGGTACACATTTCACCGCAGGTGGGATACAGTTCCCTTTGCAACATTCGATCTGTTCTTATCTTTCGAACTGCATCAAGCCCGCAACTGGCGGAGAGTATGCGTACAATGACATCACTCAGTTAGGCCAAGGTATAGCCGGGGTACATGCCAACTGCATCGAGACACTTGGGGGAACCGCTACCCCGTACTATATTCACGACAACCGCATTCACGACAATGTAACCTGCGAGAGTTTGCAGGTCGGAAATCCCAGCGAAACCGACTATGTATGGAACAACCTTTTCTATAACGACAATGGCACAAACGGCCCAAACATCCCGCAAAGTTGCTCGACCGGCGTAACTGGCATTTGGTATGTGAACAATACGAACGTCGATGGCCGCAATTCATGCCTGTCCTATAGCGGATGCTCTGGGGCTAACTGGACCAGCTTCGCCATCTTCCAAAACAATATGTGCCTAACCAGCGGTACGCCAAGCGGCACAGCGCAGAGTGGAAACCTGTTGTCGGGAGGCGCATCCATCACGGGCGCAACCACCATCACCTTCTCCAATAATTTAGTGGAAAGTCAGGCTACAGGCACATCGCAGGGATATACCAGTGCCCAGAGTCCCTATGTATATTTCCCGCCTAACGGATCGGCGGCTACGGTCGGTACGGGCACGAATCTGACTTCCGCATGGCTGCCCGGCGGCGGATTCTCGACCAGCGATACGACTTATGCGTGTACCGAGCAAACCGTCAGCGGAGTAGTTCAGTCCGTGTGTTCGCAGAGAACTTCTAATTCACGGCCAACGGGAAGCACAGCATGGGACATCGGCGCTTATCAGTTTTCTTCCGGTGTCACGCCAGCTATTGCTCCCTCAGTGATGCTGACCAAATGGTTTGTCTCAAGGTTTGTGCATTAGAAATGGAGATTTGAAAATATGGGCATCCTCGGGCAACTACCTTCTCCTTCGGATGGCGGCTCGATCAGGAATTGCTACGACACCTTCCTCCATTTCTTAGCTGACAACCTAGTCGGTATCCCAGTGCACCCAGTGCGCCGGCAATCCACCGATGCCAATGCCGACCGTCTGGAAATGAACGCATTCAACGTTTCTATAATGGCGTTAGACCCCGACATCCACGTAAGTATATTGCAGTTGTCGTTGGACGTGGTGAATGATGATGAACTCTCCGCGGTGGACTGGGTAGATCAGATTTGGGGATTGCTTAACGCCGCGTTGATGACCCCTAAAGAGTCGTACAAAACGGGCACTCCCGTGTATCAAAGCTCTAACATATTTTGGAACAAGTCTGTAAAGTTCCTCAAGGTGCACAGCGACTTCTACGCTCACTACACCTGCAAGATAACCCTCCATACCAGTAATTTGTAGTCCTCTCGCAATAATCATACCTTCGTTAGAAGGAAAGGAATCATAACTAAGTGGCAATCCAAAATAATAGGAATACTCAACAAACCCCGTTAGCAGCGGGTGTGGGCAGAATCGCCCAGCAGTCGATTAAGCATATTGAGGCACCTCGTGTGTACATTCTGGCTAACAATACCGGAGTGACGATTGCGGAGTCATTGACGGCATTTCCGGTGTCGATGTACGCTACGAAATCAAACGGAACTACTCCCACGCCGGGAAATGGTAATACTTGGCTAGACCTAGGTATAATCGACGGCCAGCTTAAGATTACCTATCAGAAGAAAACCAAAGACGTACGCACTGGAATTGACCAGGTTCTGCGTGCGCAGTACGTCAACGAAAAGACCTGCGTCCTCGAAGGTTCGTTCACTCAGTTCAGTGACTACGTTCTGGAAAAGGCAACTGGTCTTACCGCTTCAGTGTTGCAGTCTGGTTCGATTATCAGCTACGGCTTTGGTCAGGAAGATTTGAACATCGTCGGATTGCTGTTCGTTACCCAGAACAAACTGGACGGCGTGGAATGGCAGTTCATCAACCCTGCTGCCTACGTTAACTTTGAACTGGAACAGAAGTCCGACCAGATTAACCTGAAGCTGACCGCTACCTGTCCGTGGTTCACCTGCTCTGGACAGAGCAACCAAGAAGTTCTTCGCGCCACCTTGTTCGAATAAGGATAAGACACACAACTATGACGGGTCAGGGTTTAGCCTGGGCCCGTCATTTTATTAAATTATGCCCAAGAGAAAACAAACCACCCCCGTCACTCCTCCAACCCCCGAAGCCATCGTACAGGCTGCTACTAATAACCCTCAATTAGCTACGGACGAGTTCAAACTCGGTGACCGTGTGTTCAAGGTGATTGACCTTGACTATGATTCCTACATTCGTTTCTTCGCGTATCTCAGGCCCCTCATCAATGCAGTTGCCTCCGGCATGGCTCAACGCCAAGGCATCTCCATCCCCAGCATTGAACTGCCTGAAAGTTCCCTCTCCGCAACTCGCCTGATTGACTTTTGCATCGCCGACTTGCCAGAGATGGTGCGCCTAATTTGTGCTCAGACCGTTCCCGACATCACTGTTGAGGAAGTTAAGACCAACGGTAAAACCCCGTTTGTGCTCGCCGCCATTGTGGTTAAACAACTGGTGCGGAACAACGTAGTGGCACAGTTTACAAGTTTTTTCGGACAGATTCTTCCGCTGATGAAGATGCTTGGATTGAAGACCCAACCTTCGGAATAGAGGACAAAGGGAACCCGCTTTTGGTAGTCGCGTCCCTGTGTGAGGCTTATCACTGGTCGTACGCAGATGCCATGAAGCTCACCGTTCCTCAGCTTGTTCTTTTGAACCATGCTGCGTGGGTCAATCGTGAGCGGAGTCAACGCCGATTCGACGCAAAGCGTGAGCGGGAGAAACAGGAAGAGGGCCAAGAGCCTACGCCTAAATCGGTGCAGGATGCTGGTTCACCTGAGTTGAAGAATATGGACTCTAAGCAGTGGAAGCATTATTACAAGGACTTTCTGAACTGAGGAGCTTTCCAATGGGTTTCGAATTGAAGTCCAATGGAGCCCTCGCCAGCAAGTTGCAGAGTATGCGTAGTAAGTTCCAAGGCACCAAGATAGCTGGAAAGCTGACGGTGCCCGATGAACTTCGTTGGTGGTATTACCACGAGTTCGGAACGGCCACGGCATACCCTATCGACGTAGTTTTTGCCAAAGACCTTAGGCTGCCTGAAACCGCCCAATTCCCAGAGGCCACATACGTACCTAGAGTCGGCCCTCCATACACCGAGATGCACCCGCCCATCGCTGCTCGTCACATGGTTGGTAAAGTAGTAGATGACATACTTAAATACGCGGCACAGACAATAGGCATAGCTCTTCAAGGCAACCTAGACCCAGAGGCTGCGCACGAAGCTCTCATGTCTAATGTGCTGCCTTACGCTGTAGACCGCATTACCACTAGTTTTGCAGAGCAACTTCCCGGAACTAGTGTCGAGGGCAGACTTCAGGGCGAATCCGCCGCTGAAGCGTTTGCCGCCAACGTTCGCATAGAAGAACTCTAGCCTCATTTACCCAAGGAATAAACTCAATGGCAGAAGATCAGTCCGCGTTTAAGGATGTACTCTCACTTTGTATCGACACCGATGCGTTTGCTGCGGATTTATCGTCGATAGAAAAGATGTGGAATGAGTCCTTGGGGCGCATGTCAGAGTCCGCTAAAAAGGCCGGGATTGACCCTTCCCAGATTATATCTACGCAAGGTCTTCAAGACACATTGGCCGAACTGGGTGCTCAAGTAGATGGCCTTAGTTCACAGGTGAAGGAAGACTTCACGCTGATGGGCAACGCTGTTGTTAAAGAACTCAGCCAGATTGATTCCGCAGTTGCACGCACTGAGGAGAACTTAACTAAGTTAAAAGAAACACAAGCTGGGGCAGGCGGAGGCTTCGCTCCTACCAAGCGTGGTGGCAAACGCGCCTCAATGTTTGGCGTAGACCCAGAAGCAGGCGTGGTTAGCAACTTCATGAGTGGCCTTACGATGGGGGGCCAAGGTGCGGCTGGTATTGCGGCTATGGCGGGCTATCTTACCACTATGGCAACAGTTGGTACCGCATTGTATGCGGTTATTAACGGTATTACTGAATTGTTCATGGCGATTCCGCACGCGCTTATGGACGGCATTACTTACATGGAAAAGTTTCAGCAGGAAGCCTCCGACCTACAAGGCGTGATGGCTTCCAATCTGAAGTTCAGCAGCGACTTTGCTACCAACTTCAAGATGGCTGGCGAGAGCGCACAGTATGCGGTGTCGCATCTCCGTGATAACGCCGCCGCAGCTAACCTAGACCCAAAGCAATTGGAGAATTCTTTCAAGTCCATCGTTGACAGCGGTGGCGGAGCTATGACCAAAGACGTGGATCAGCTTGTTCAGTTGACCACGGAGTTCGCGCTGGCAATGAAAGCTGCTGGCAAAAGCAGCGAAGGCACCCGCGCTTTGGTGAGCGAAATTCCTAAGTTATTGGAAGGCACAGAAGCTCCTAGCTCGAAACTACTTCAGACCTTAAATCTCACTAAAGTACAATGGGAAGCCATTAGGCAAGAGGCATTAGAGCACAAGAACTTGCTGGAGCTTTTGGCTCCCGCCTTTGCTCCCTACAATGCTCAGGTTAAAACGGCGCAAGATAACCAAGAAGTGTTAGAAAAGCAACTGGGCCGTCAAAAAGAAAAGATTGAAAGTGCTTTTGCTGCTCCAGTAGTAAAAGAGTTCTCCGAGATTATCAAGGGAACTCTGGATTATATCAATTCAAATAAAAACAGCATTGAGTTGCTGGCTAATGCCGCGGGGCAGTTAGTTGCTGAGATATTGAAACTTGGCCCGGCACTCACCGCCGCAGGCGGAGAGGGCCATCCTGTTCTAGCGTTCTTGGCGGAAGGTTTCGCGCAAGTAACGCTGATAGTGGAGACGTTCCGAGGCACTCTCGCTACTACGGCGGAAGCGGCACGACAGTTGTGGAACGTACTAAAGACCCCGCTAGGCGGAAACGTCAAAGCCGCGATGGAGTCTGCTTCAGCGGCTGTTAAGGCTTCGCAAGAGAAGCAGTCAGCGGAGCTTGAGGCAGAACGCCAGCGCCTTGCTCTTATGGTTGAGAGCGTAGATGCTGACAGGTTTGCTAGCAAAGCAACCGACGCAGAGAGCGGCGGCAAGAATAACGCATTCAGTGGAGGACGAGTTCCTCTCCCGACCGACAAGAGCAAAGACGCCATCGCTAAAATGCGCGAAGAGTGGTCTCACGGTTTGGAGGAGATTAAATCCAAATACGGAGAACTCCTAGATTCTCAGAAGCAGATGGAAGCTGAATCAACGGAGACCGTCCACGCTGGTACCGAACACCGCATGGCTTTGCGCCGCGGGGAGTTGGTTGAAGCTCAGCAACTGCTAGACCAAATGCGGGCCAAGTATGGCAGCATAAAGGGTGCTCCTGACAAACTCAGCGGGATGGGCGACACCGTAGACAAGCTAAAAGCGGATGCCAAAAAGCAGGGTACTGCCGACTCCACCGAAGATTTCAAAACCACGGTCAGCATCGACCAAATGAAGTACCAGACTCAGCAGAAAATGGCTGAGGAGCATTATAGCATTATGAACATGCTATTCAAACGTTCCGCACAGGAAGGTTTGATGTCGTATGAGGATGCGGCTAAAGCAGAGATTGCCCTGCAGATTAGCCTCTACAACGAAGCACGAGCGGCTATAGTCAAGCAACGAGATGCCTCTGGAGCGGTTCCCGGTACGAAAGAATACCAAGGGTACACGGATAAACTAAGTGTGCTGGATTCCAGTCAGGCTGGTCAACGCTCACAGGATTCACATACGCTGGCTACTGGCAGTCTTAAGGACTCTTCTGAAAAACACGAAAACGATACCGCTCTCATCAACGCGCAGATTGCTTATGCCTCAACCGTAAAGGACGGGGCAGAGAAGCAGCAGCAATTAAATGCGTTGCTGGCTCAGCGTTTGAAGGCCGACCAAGAATATCTGGCAGCCGTCAATGCGAACGCCTCTTCTACTATGGAGCAGAAGAGAGCCGCTCAATCTAATGTAACGCAAGATCAGCAAGCACAGTTGTCTGAATACAATTCGTCTCACGTATTCCAAAAGCAGTTGGATAGCAGCGGCACTATGCAGAGTGCTGGGTTCTTTGACGACCTTAAACAAGGTTCTGACAAAGTATCTCAAGCGTTCGCCCTCCTAGAGCAAACTACTCAGAAATTGCTGCAAGCCCAAGGCAATCGCTATGAGCAGATAGGTGCAGTAGCGGGGGGTATTAGCGGTGTCGCGCAGCAGGGTGGGGATGTTTTATCTAAGATGGGCGGCATGATGGGTTCCATCGGCTCAGCTCTTCCTGGAATTGGCGCAGCCGTTGGAGCAGTTGGTTCTATCATCGGAATGATAGGCGGCATGTTTGCTAAACAAGCAAAAAACATAGCTGATGATATTCAAAAGAAGTTTGACGGTATTCTTCAGAACTTCCAGAACAACACTGCTACGTTCGCGCAAACAATGGCGGCTTTGCAACAAGAGCAGCAACTGGCGATTTCGCAACTCTCCGGTGTAAAAGGTGGGGAAGGCTATCTCAGCCAAATTCTGTTACAGGTTAAACAAACTGAGGATGCGTTAAATGCTCAGGCATTAGCTGGCCGTGACCAGATGGGCATTCTAGCGGCTACGATGACTCAATCTACTCAGGTTGGGCAACAGTGGATGCAGACTTGGGCGACAATTGAGCAACAAGTTAAGCAGTACATTGATAAAGACGGAGGCAATACCGCTCTTGCCACACGCTATCAAGACGTTGAGTTAGCTGACCAAGCTAGGAAGCTACAAGACCAATATAACCAAGGGCTTCAGCAGGCAGTTCAGGACAACTACACGTTGAACGGCTTGATGTTGAGTAGACAGTCTATTCAGTTGTCTATTCTTCAGCTTGAGAATCAGATGTCAGACTCAATCGAGCGCCGACAGGCTCCTGCTATGGGGTTGGCCGCGCAACAGACCAAGCTGCAACTAGAGCAGTTGAAGCAACAGTTGAGTGACACCGACAACCAGATAAGCATTGAACAGAACAAGGTCAGCCAAGAGAATGCACTATTTGGGTTGACTACCGACATCAATGCTTTGCACAAAGAAGACGCTGCTTTACAGGCTTATTCTTTGAACGAGCAGTTGGCAAATTACAAAGAGATGTATGCCATTATACAAGCCATAAGCGGGTTGCAGGCCAACCCTAATACTGGCTATTTTAACGGCACATCTCCGTTTAATCCTGCACAGTTGCCCGGAGGTTTGCCAGGATTCGGTGCTACGGGTTCATCTACTCCGCCCCCGTCTTCGATTGTTATCAATGGGCCTATCCATGTTAACTTGCCGGGAATGAAAGGCGGTTCCGATGTGGCACGCGGGATTGCTAACGAGTTAGACAACTGGCGCAGATTCGGCGTCACTTTATAGGAATAAAAGCCATGCCTGTATTAGCCAACGGAAGACCCTCATTGCGTTCGTGGACTGAGATTCACATCCGCGAAAATAATGTGAAGCTCGAACCCCGCATATACAGGGATGCACTGTTTAGGGAGTGCGTCATTACCAAGTGTAGTGGCGCAACTCTCATAAACTGCTGCCTCACCGATTCCAAGTTTGACATTACTAATATCGAAGAGATGCTTGGATTCACAATGACGCTGGACTGCGCTAGCTTTGCCAATGTTGAGCTATCTGAGCAGGTGTTTGATTACCTTACCCTTCTCTTGATTAGAAGCAAAGGCAATACTAATAAACGCCTGAAGCTAATAGATGCACTGGGTGGCAAACGTCGAGTATCAGATTTATTGAATGCTTACTATCCCGGAAATGAGTGAGGAAAATCATGAGCTCCCCAAGCGTAGAAGAAGTAGTAACCGCATCAATAGCTCGTGTACAAGAGGTAGACCCTACTTGTGTTCATCCGTGGGATACGTTTGAATCTCTGGAACTAGACTCTTTGGACTTACTACTTGTCAGCGTTGATTTAGAAGACGCACTGGGAACGAAAGCTAGTCTCGGCGGTAAAGATGTCGCCGCTCTCACCACTGTGCAGTCGTTAATTGACTTGGTAACTAATCGCTTACAGGGGCACATGGAATGAGTATTTTAGGGCAAGATGTTTCTCCTACTCCGTCTCCTGCCCCTAGAGCGGCGGGAGGCATGTTCTGGCCCAATACTGCATGGCCTAATACCCAGCCTGCTGTATCGCCGATGGTTGCTAGGTTGTGGAGCACCTTGGCCGGTTCTAGCTATGATTATTTGCCTTATCTTTTTAATGCGCCGATAAAGAAGGACGTACTCAATACACCCGATGTGTTGGATTTCTCAGTATTCCCCGCAGACTCTGCGTTCGTAAAGCTACAGCGCGGGGCGTACATTCAGCTAGATACAGCTTCATACGGCCCTTGGTTCACGGGTTTCATTACCAGCGATCCAAACCTTACTTATTTAGGTTCGAGAAGCGGCCAGCCTGTCTTCGGTTATGTGTACGAGGCATCTGGGGAAGATTATCTTCTCAATCTCAACCCGCTGCCTCTGCTGTCTCCGTTCATGAACATTACCCAAGGCCAGATACTCAAGACCTTGGCTGGGGTGATGGCACCTGAGTGGAACTTCGATGTTTCCAACATTCAGGACGGCCTGATGATGGCGCGGTACATCGTTGACCCCACGCAAAAGTGGAAGGACGTGGTTGACGCTTTTTGCAAGGCGGCCAATTACCGTTTTGCGGCACGGCAGGGCAAGCTGTATTTCGAGCCAATCGACAGCCGCATCGCTCCGCTCATCATCGACGGCGAAGTTGTGGATTTTACGCCTGCGAACCTTAGCCTTACTCCTAGCAACGACCCTATCGTAAACGACGCTGTTGTTCTCGGTGACATTGAGCCGCAGGACTACATGAGCGAATATTTCGTTGGCGATGGCTGGAACGGTAAATTCCCGCTTATTGCTTCGTGCTACGGAGCTGATACAAATTTACTATTCGACGAGACCTTCTCTGGCTCTTCGATAGACACCCAGCAGAAGTGGGATGTGTTCGACACTCCCACTCAGTTCATCCAGGTCTCCAACGGATTTTGTAATGCCCTTGGGGGCAACAACAACGGCCAGTACGACGTGTGGATGCAGACCCAGTTCCAGTTTCCGCTGGAAGGCAGTATGCGAATCACCCACGGGGAGTATGACTTTGTTCAATCCTCAGACGGAGTGATTTGTGGTCTTTGGACTGGGGAGCCGACGAATACTCTGGCCAAAGTTCTTTACGGACTGAAGCTCACTAAGACTACGACTATACAAAATGGCGTAGCGGCCATGCTGGTTAACCCGATTGTTAACGGGCTTGTGGACACCACTCAAGGCGTGTTGCTGGGTAACTACAATCTTCGCTACGTGGTTCGTACCAATTATACATTCCAACGCAGCAAGCGTTTTACCCAGAACTATTCGTACCTTGACGCGAACGGTGCCGTGCAAACTGTTGGCCAGCCAATGCTGCCCGACACGATGACGGCAGAGACAAAGATTATAGCCATCGACCCAGAGACGGGCACGGTTATTACACAGGCTAACGGTTCGACAGCATTCATGGAATGCACCAACACTGTGCCTATAAGTGCAGATTTGGGTTTCGCTTTTTACATCCCTGTGGTTTTGAATGATCTGCATTGTAGCTTTACAGGGCTGACCATATCAACCCCGCTGCACGCTGGCTTGAAGGTTAGGCCAAAGGGCAGCACGGTGTTTAGTACCAAGCTGATTGGGCCTAATGAGATTGATTCTTATGACGGCAACACTCCTGTAGCCACTGTGGTGGATTCTAACCAAGGCGCTACTACGCGGTCGTCTCTGCTGGGCAGAATTCAGTACAACCCCGGCAACGCTGCTCTGGAGTTTTTCGTTGACACGGTGAATCAAACGCAGACTATGCCGAATGTGGGTGACCTTATTTGGTTTACCTACCGACGAGCCGGAGCGTCTATTGGACGTGTTCAGGATAAGGGCTCTGTTGCTACGGAGTCGGCGGCGTGGGGGGATAACGGCCTGCGTTCGGCAGTGACTTCCAACCTGTCGCCTTTGCCGAGAACATCTGGCGAGTGCGAGGTGGCCGCCCAAGCAATAGTGGGAGACCAAGGCAGACAGCACTGGGACGGGACATATTCCCTGACTAATCTGTTCGAGGCTACTGGGGAAATTCTGTCGGGTACGGTTCTGAAGTTTCAGAACATGCCTACGCAGTTTCCGCCAACGCTCACAGCCGAGTCTATTACACAGGTGGCAACTACGTTTAGTTCCTTGATCCCCAAGGAAGTGTTTGACCTACAGATTACGTTTGGCCGGCAGAGCATGGAACAGAAGTTCCTCGCTAAGTTCACCAAGCCTAATACTCCGTGGCAGCCGCAAGACGATGCCGAAATTCCTAATGCAATCAGCATCAGTACCGTAGGCACTACGTTTGCAGATGACGTAATCGGGCCTTCGTTGCTCTCGTGGGACAGTGGCAACTACTACCTTACCACCAACCAAGACCCGCCCGGTGGTGGTGGATTTGAAATCCGCTACACCAACGAGTCATGGGGATGTGACGACGCTAAGAACCTTGTGATGCGCTCGCTTGGTAGAGCCTTCCAAGTTCCTCGCACATTACGCGGCCAAGCCGTGTGGGTCAAAGCGCAGGATGGTAGAAACCAAGTGCTGTTTTCGGAAGACTTCACTGCTTCCGCGTGGCAACTGCTTACTGGAGGCATAACGCCGACAGTCAACAAGATGGATATAAACCCCGACGGAACCAAGTCGCTAATCAGTAAGGTGACGATAGTGCCGTCAGGCAAGTGTTTCCAGACGACAGCGGTTCCGGAAGTCGTGGGTACGCTGTTGACCTACTCCGTGGATGTCAAGGCGGATACACTCACCGACATAGGTAAGACCGTAGTGGTGGGCATACGCAGTTCGTCAACGAACACTGTGTACGCTAGCCAAAGCGTGGTGCTGACAACGGACTGGCAACGTGTATCGGTTTCTTACACAGCCGCGAGCACGGTTAATGGCTCAGATTACGCTGTATTTATTTCAGGCACCTAATTGAGGATAACCCGTAATGAGTAATTCCACGATTTCAACACTACCTTCTGGGTCACCCGCGCAACCTACAGACGCTATCCCAGCGGCGCGTTCTGGAAGTAACGTCAAGTTGCCTGTTTCGGATTTTCTTCTTAAAGCTCCCGGAGCAGACCAGAGTGTTAGTGCCCACCATATTCTTCCTGCTAGCGGGAATACCACGCAATCCCTAGGCAGTGTTTCTGCACCTTGGATAGCCGAGCTATATTCTTGCAACACCACGCTATTTGCGGACGCTTTTCCGGGAGCTACAGCAGACGCTAAGATTAATGCGGCTCTTGCTGCTTTGCCTTCCACGGGAGGAGTTATAAACGCAAAAGGTTTGGTTGGCAGCCAGTCTTTCTCAGCAGCCATTGTTATCACCAAGCCGTGCGTGCTGCTTTTGCCAGCCCCCTCCGCAGCTACTTTCACGTTTAGCAGTCTCCATGCAATTCAGGTTAAGTCCAGCAATGTGGTAATCAATGGTGGAAGCCTGCAAATGAATGGTATCAACTGTATCGGAATTTTTATTAACAATAGTGGTACCCCGATTAACAATGTACTGCTTGACGACGTAACTATTAATGGAGACTCTTTAACCACAAATAGTGCAAACCAGTTTGGAATAGAACTGGAAGATCATATTACTCATGTAACCATTAGACGATGCAAGTTGTCTAACATGTTTGGTGCGGGAATATACATAGGCACTGATTTCACTGATCCGTCGTTTAATAACACTATTGAGAATAACTGGATAAGCGGTATTACGGGAACTGCTCCCGGTAGTGGCTATGGTATGGCACTGAACGCTAGTGGCCCTTCCGGCACCAAGATAGTAAATAACCACATTGAAGATTGCCAACGGCATAGCATTTATATGGCTACAGGCGGAGGTTATTACTGCGCAGGAAATTATATCCGTAATCACGGAGGAACGCAAACTTCCGCTGGCGGTGCTGCCATTGAGTATGGGAGGGGTTCTGATTCAGTTATCATAGGAAATATAATTGATGGTGCAAAAAACGTATCCATTCAGGTGTTTTCTGCGGATACCACCACCCTTGCATTTGCGTTAACGCAGAATATTGTAGTCTCTAACAACGTAATATTTGGGCAGCAAGCTGGATGGAACTGCATAGACGTGTCGTCAGATGCGACCCCTCCTACCAACGTGGTTACTGGTTTGATTATAGCCAATAACTCAATTCTGATGGCGTCAATTTCATCTGCAAACGCATTGATAGGTATTCAATGGGGAAAGCAGATTTCCATAAGAGGAAATCATCTTAGTTGCACAACGTCGGTATCTGGCAATATCTATATAAACGCACTTAATGAAACGTCCGGTACCGCTACTTACACTGATGAAATTCATATCAGCAATAATTTCATTACTAGTGGTGGGGGTTCTGATTCCGGTATTCTTTTTTCAACTACCGCTGCTGTGTCGGCCGCAGTGGTGTCCATTAGGAACAACAGGGTAAAGAGCACAGTGGGGGTAAGCTTTGCGGGAGGTAGTTTTACCAGTCCAAACGTATCAGTATTCGACTCAGGCTCCGTGACGAGTATGCCTACGAATACATACCTCCCAGTAACACTATATGACGCGGCATTCGTACGGTCGGCCGGCAATACTGCATTTCCTGATGTATTCGGTGATGGGACTCACGCTTTAGTGATTGGAGGTAAAAGCGATGGTTCCGGAACGGTATCATTTGGGGGCACAACAGCCGTACAAGTTCCTAAGTCATTAAGTGTTGGTGGAGATACGGCTATGAGTGCCAACCCGCGTTCGTATCTTTCGGGATTTATTCCATCAACTACTGGAGTAGGAACATGGGCTAATACTACTCTTGACAAAGCTATCACGATAACTCGTGTGCAAATTGTAGCAGGGTCTAGTGCAACTGGGCAGACTACCGCGGCAATCGTGAGAGTAGGAGACGGTACAAATAACCAAGACACAACTATTGCCAACTCCACCGGTAACTTTGATTCCGGAGCAATTTCACTCAACATTGCTGCTGGGGCAACTCTGCTTATAAGATTAAATACCGCATCTGTTGGGGGCACCCCTCCAACTAACCTCAATGTAATTGTGCAATACAAAATGCAGTAACCACAGTTAAGGGGCATACATGGATACCGCATTTCTGTTGGAAAACGGCGTAGATTTCCTCGTTGAAGAAGACGGGTCTAGTTTCATACTTCTTGAAAACTATGACCTGTCTTTGAACATCGGGGTAAAAATAACGCGAGCCTCCCTGGAGGTGGGCACACTGACAGAAACTCTGTATGCGAAGACAGCCAGTGTTCCTTACGGAGCGTTGTCCCGCTACGCCGCTGGACTCCACATTGCGCTGCCTCTAATTCCCAATGCTCCCACAGCGACCGTGGACACCACTACCATCACCGCGCCAGTGATTACGGTCACGCTGCCTGCTGTGCAGGACAATGTGTGGGGCTACGAAATTAGGGCTGCTGACAATAAGACAGTGCTACTGCATCAGGACATCATTGACGGGCAATCGACGGACATCATTGCAGGCCAGTACCAGTTCACGAACAACGGAAATTCCGCAAGGAACCCAGCGTACTTCGTGTACACCTATAACTTGCTAGGTGAGTTCAGCACGGCGTGGGACACGACCACTAACGCAACTGTTATCCCGACGCCTCAGATTTCAAACTTGGCTGTGGATGATAGCACCAAGAAGCTGACCTGGACGGGAGTTAACTCCTCTATGTACTTGGTGGAAATCGACGCCACCAGTGCAAACATGGCGAACATCATTCGCTCCGTTAACACGCCGGACAACTTCTACGTGCTGGATGATTCTGATTTCTTTCCAACTCGGTACATCAGGGTGACAGCGATTGACGACATTGGTTCTGGTCTATCTGGCCAAACAAGTCATCAGTTCGAAGCTCCGAGTCTGCTAGAGTTCGGGGCCAATGAGTGTCAGGATGTTCCGGCTCCGCTCAATGGTAAAACCGACCCGACCATACCAACAGGGTCTTTCTTTGCTCAGTTCTCGTCAGAGATTATAGCCGAGAGTTGGAAAAATTACGCCAGCAACAATGGCCGATACGGGTGAGGTTTCATGTCAACTAAGGTAGCGAGCATCATTGTTGCGGGATTACAAGTGGCTACCAAGTGGTTAGACCACTTCGTGGTTGAATGCTACGCCGATCAAGCCCTGACTACTTTGGTCAGCCGCGGTACCTCTTCTGCGGTGTGGGACGGCACAGCGTACAGTGTGCAGCACGATTTGATTGTGTTCGGTGGGTTGGTTCTCGGAAATACATATTACCTTCGTGCTGGAGCGGTAACACCCATCACGGGGCAGATAGATTGGTCTACGCCTTTTGCTGAAATCGCTGGGACGGATTCCCCTCCTACCAACACTTGGCAGTTTACTCCGGGGTTGATTATTGGGTTTACGGCGGCGGGAATAATACTGCCTCTACAGCCCACAAACGTTGGGCTGGACAATGACCACTACGAGGTAAGCTGGACGTATGATGGTTCGGCACCAAGTGATTCTTCGATCCCGATGTGGAAGGGGCAAGCTGACTCCAACAACAATATCTGGGTGACGGTTCCGACTGCTTCAGGGCAGCAAGTGTGGGTGTATGTACGCACTGTCAACGGGGCTCAGCAAGCATCGTCGTGGCTTCTCCTAACGGGCGGCCCGATGACGGGAGGAACGCTTGACAACGTAGCTGATGGGCCTACGTATAGCAAAGTTCTCGGTACCGCTATAACAAGCGGCAACGTGGACTTGATGCAGCAGGGGGTGTTGCAAAAGGGCTCAATTGGCCCTATGTGGCAAAATCCGGGGAACATGACATACTCCGCTAGTACGGACGCTAATGGGGTAGCGACTATTACTTTTCACTGGAACGGTGATGCTGGTTCTACGCCACTCACAATTTACCGCAACGACGGGACAACTACGGCGGTTGTACCTGCTTATATTCAATGCTTTTCTCTTGTTGCATCTAAGCCTTACTATTTTTACCCGTATTTTCAAGAGGTTCTACAAAATGTGTGGTTCTCAACGGCTGGGGGTACAGGGCTAGGCAGCGGATTGCCTATAGGCCCGTTTGCTTATCCTGCCCCAAATTACCCTGCCGCTCAGGAGCAAGGGCTTAAATCGCATATTCCTTTGACTAACGGAAGCATAACTATATCTACCCCTGCACCTTCTTCCACTGGTTCTGGGGGTGGTGGGGGTGGGGGCGGTGGCTTAGGTAATTGTTTGCGTTATACGATGTATGTACGCTCCTTGGAGCGCGGCATCGTTCAGTTAGGGTCTTGTAAAGTCGGTGAATGGATTATGGGGCGTACGGACTGGACGCAAATAATTGCGCTAGACCTTATATGGTGGACGAACGGATTTGTTCGTATAGGGCTGCGCGAGTCAGGGTATATCCAAGCAACTCCAACACACCCATTCACAGTGCCTTCTTCCCAAGGTGAAGGTACAAAACAATGCGCCGACTTAACTTTATCGGACTGTTTGTTTGTGCAGCACGCGGTAAACAAACTAGACCAAATAACTTCATTAGCTATTGCGTGTAACAGTGAGGGCAATCCCATTGCGGATTACAAAGCTAAAATCACCTGCGAGCCAGAGCACGAGTTTTGGGCCGGGGAGAAGGCACCGCTAATCTTGGCCCACAACGTTATTCTACCGTGCTGATATGAAACTATATTACTTAGCTCCTAAAAAACTTGTGCATTCGTTCGCCCAGAATTTTGCCGATTGGCACGCTGAGCATCTGGAAGACGACCTAGACCATGTGTTGCTTGTGGCTAGGTTTGCCCACGAAGTACACGAATTAAAATGGTCGGAAAATACGCCGGGTGTGTTGGCTTATCCCCATTTACTGACCAATGGCCCATCACTGCATCTGGAACACGGGTTAACCCAGCAGCACTTAGACATTATGAAGCGTCGCTACGGCCATGTAGAGCGCGAACCTGTTTTCACCTTCATGTTGAAGGTCGGTAAGAGTCGGCCATCCTTCCGCCCGACCGTACTGTAATTAAAACCTTTCGGAGTATCAAATGCTTAAACGTTTTTACGCATTGGCGATTCTGTTGCTATCGTCTATGGTCGCATCCGCAGGAGTGACGGTCACGGTATCCTCGCCAGTTGCGAGCAGCACAGTGTGCTCACCGCTGACTGTCAATGCGTCTGCAACGACTACTACGTTAGGTGCCACAGTTACGGGATGGCAAATCAATAACGGCAACACTCTTTTGTGGAACGCTACTACCAATTCCGCTACGCTGTCGCAAAATCTGACGCTAGCGGTGGGGACGTATAACTTAATCGTTAAAGCGTTCGACTCCGGTGGGTTTAGTAATAGCACGGCTGTCAATCCGGTCACTGTTAGTTCTTCTTGTACAGGCGGTACGGGTGGGGGCGGAACATTCACCATCAATCCTACTACTACGTTGGCCTTGCAGCAGGGAAACAACTCCGGCGCGTCTCCGTTCTTCACTGGTTTCTCAAATGGCGACCTCGCGGCTACCAACATCAGCCACGTGGACATGCACAATCTACTGTACAGCGGGAACACCACCAAGATATTTCCAACCGTAATTCTGTGGTGGTGCCAAGCTGGAGGCATCGGCAAGCACGTCGTGTCTACTTCGTTCACTGCCTGCCGCAGCCACGTTGAGAACGCAAATAACTACGACGACGTTAACGACATTGCTCGCGTCGATACCGATGCAATCGGGCGGCACATAGACGGTATGCTGTTGGACTGGTATGGCCGTGGCAACACGATTGCCAACTTCGCCAATCAAGATTCACACGCGGCTAACTTCGTTAATGACATGAACGGTCGTAGTGGCACTCCGTTGAAATACACGTGGATGTTAGACCACTCCTATTCGTACACCTGCGGCGTGAACAACGCTCCCGGCTCTAGTGGTACGCCCGGCTGGACAACGATGGGCTACGCGAGCATGACTGCCTGTATGACAGGTGAAATCAACGCCGATTTGGATTATCTTCATACTCACTACTTCGGTGGGGCAGCGCAGTATATCAACCCAGCGACCAGCAAGATTCCAGTGGTACCGTTCATTACCAGCACGGCCCCTGAGTTCAACGCTGGCTGTACTACGACTTCGCAGACTTGCTGGCAGACAGTGTGGGACGCGGTAATCGCGCACACCAATACTTACGCCACTCATATTGAACTGATCTTCGAGAACAGCCCCGGATTCACTAAGTCGGATACGGCGGGTGCCTATCAGTGGGCAGGTAATTCGCATTCCATGAGTGCTTCTTTCTCTACGGACGAAGGGCTATTGGTTATTGATGCCTTCGTCAATGCCGCCAAAAACCATGCGACCCTTATTCCTTGGGCGGGTTCTTGGAAAGGTTTCAACGACTCTATAGCCAGTTGGGGCTCCGGCAGGCTCATAGCACAGCAGTGCGGTAAAACCTGGTTGGACACCTTCTCTGAGTGGGGTGTGAGCGGGTATTTCAGTTCTGGCCATCAGCTTCCATACTTGCAGCCTGTGACGTGGAGCGACTACGAAGAGGGTACTGAGATTGAATCCGGAATCGACAGTTGCCTTACCATATCGTCGTCTCTGGCTTCGGCGGTATTGAGCTGGTCAACCTCCGGCGCAGGGTCTGCGAATAATATCGACCATTTCACCGTTTATATCAGCACAGACCAGAATAATCTGGCTGTGCTGCAAGACAACATCGCGGCTGGTTCAAGTAGCCTCAATTTGGCAAATTACAATTTGGGCTCGGGAACGTACTACCTGTACGTACAAATGGTTGCTAAGTCGTCGATGAAGAACTCCATATCAACGGCCCAGAAATATGCGTTGATTTCAAATCCTCCCGTAGCCTCTCTTGTGCTCACGCCTACATCCGGCACTGCTCCGCTCACGGTATCTGCTGATGCTTCAGGGAGCAGTTCTTCCAACGGTACTATATCTTCCCAGCAGTTAACGTGGGGAGATGGAAGTTCGCCAGTAGCGTTGTCTCCGCCTTGGACGAGCAGTCATATCTTTGGAACGGCAGGACAATTTACCGTTAGTTTGGCGGTTTCCGATACCACTGGCCTTCAGGCTATGACGGCAGGCTTGGTTACAGTCACAGGAGGTCAGACCGGCTACGGAACTGTTGGTTATGGGACTGATGGCTACGGCGGCGGAGACTTCTTTGGCGGCTCTGTTTTGTCGCTGTTTGATGGAGCGTACGTTTACTCTCCTATACGTATTCAAGGCACGCTTGTTACCGGAACCACGGCAACATTCGCCCATGTGCGGATTTTCGTAGATGGTGCGATCGTGTTCGATGTTCCTGAAAATGTAAGCACGTACGCGATAGACAAGTATGTACCACTGAGCACTAAAGCAACCCACGAGATTTATATAGAAGGCGTAGACACCAATGGAAACGTTTCAGACAGCACTCATGTCAAGGTGTACTGCGTTGGGTTGTATTCGGCATAAATACTGGGGTCAAGAACGCGAGAGCAATGGAACAACTCATAGTTGAAATTCTTAAAGTAGTAGGTGCTATAATCGCTGGCATTTTTGCCATCGTAGGGTACTTCATCAAGGATGCTTACCAGACTCTGAAACAGAACAAATCGGAGATGGAAACGCGGGTTGAAAAAGCCGAGAATGCCGCCAAGGAAAACAAGATGGAGTTGGAACGAAAGATAGAAAAAGCCGAGGCTCAATCATTAGCCCATCACACCGAGGTTAAGACGATGTTCGAGCATGAAGAGCGGCGTCGTACCGAGATGGTAGATCGCGTAACGTCATTGGTCAATTCCATGAAGGGGGAACTGAGGTCGGACATCGCTCAATTGCGTACTGACATCAGCCGGTTTTTAACCCCTAATTTTCAAAGCACCGACAGCAACGGCAAACACACATAAAGCAGTTGACAACGCACTGGAAGTGTGCAACAATCAAATCATCCCGCAGTTCGTTCTGCTTAGGGATGCGGCTTTTTCATTTCCTACCTTGGCTGCATCCCTTAATTTTCATTTCAGTTCAGAAAGGGCTATACACTTGGCTTCATCATCAAAAAAACAAGCCTCGCCGACTAAATCGGCCGTGCTGAAAGAACTACAGGAACTAGCGTCGAAATCCAATTCCAGCGTTACCCGCAATTTCTACCGCGAGAACAGTCAGTATTCCGAAGCCGACTGGCAAAAATTCTTCCCCAAATTCAATGACTTCCTGGCCGCGGCTGGGTTGGGTAAAGTGACTCTCTCCCCTGTGGAGATGGAGTTATTGAAACTGGCCCTCCCGACAATCCAAGAAACCAAATCAGAGACCTACGAATACCCCTCAGTTGAAACACTTACACGCCTACTGGAATGTAGTAAGGATACCGCTCAAAACATTCTCAAGTACGTAGTCAGCAATGACGTGGCTAAGATTGCTAATAGTTTAGAAGCGCAGCCTGTGCGTGCTGAGACCAAAGCCACTGTGCAGTACGCGCTAGGTGATACGTCTGGGTCTCTGATTTCCCATGTGCTCCGCGAGAATGTACGTCTCCAGAGACGCATAACCAAGCTGAAACGCAAAGATGAAACCGATAAATTAGATCGTACCCGCGAAGTGCTAGAGGAAATTGATGACCTCAAGCAGCACGCGAAGACGGTAATCAAGCGCCCCCTCCTTAAGAACAAACCTGTAAAGCAGACGGGCCTGATGTTGGAAGTAGACCTGTTCGACCTACACTTCGGCAAGAATGCGTGGCCTAACGAGACAGGTGACCGCCCGTACGATGTAAAGATTACGGAGGCTATGTTTTTCCGCGCTCTGGAACGTCTCATTGAGCGTTCGCGTGGATTTGAATATGAGCAGGTGGTGTTCATCGTTGGCAACGACTTGCTTCACAGCAATGACCTTGAATCCCGCACGGCCAACGACACAGTTGTGGACTCAGATGGGCGCTTTCAAAAGGCATTCTGGACAGCGCGTAAGGCGATGTGTGCGGCGATAGAGATGTTGAAAGAGATTGCTCCAGTGAAGGTAATTGTATGCGTGGGTAACCATGATCGCTTCTCAAGCTGGGCTCTTGGAGATTCACTGGAGTGCTTCTTCCACAATGACCCACTGGTGCAGGTAGATAACAGTCCGACGTTGAGAAAGTATTGTCAGTGGGGAGAAGTTGGCTTGCTCTTTGTTCACGGCGACTTAGGTAATCGTGAAGATATGCCCTTGCTCTTTGCAACTGAGAACCCTAGCCTATTTGGTGCAACAAAGTTTAGGGAGATTCACACTGGACATAATCATTCCACTCGTACTCAGGAGTTCCACGGCGTACGTGTACGTATTCTCAGCTCTCTTAGCACTGCCGACGAGTATCACGCGGCCCACGGTTACGTAGGAAATCTGCGTACGGCTGAGTCCTTTGTTTGGTCTAAAACCGAGGGACTGATTGCACAGTTTACCTATACCGATCAAGCGTTTGAGCCAATTATAACCAAGCGAGTGTTGGCAAATGCTCTGTGAGTGCGGTTGTGGGCAGGATGCAGGTGTGTACGGCAGCACTAATCGACCGCGAGGGATGGTGAAGGGTCAACCCAAACGGTTCCTTAAAGGCCATCATAATAAGTTCACACCTAAGACATACCACAAGAAGACGCACTGCAAGCGGGGTCACGCGCTCACAGAAGAAAACAGAGACAAAAGAGGTAAGTGCAAGCGCTGTAAGAACGATAAAAGCAAACAGCAGCGTTCTGAGTGGAAAAGCAAGGGCTTATGTCAGACGTGTGGTAAGTTTCCTCCGGATGAGGGAGCTACGATGTGTGTTAAATGCAGACAAGCTCATAGGAAAAACTGTAATCGCAGGCATAAAGTGTACTCCGTTGAGCTTGCGGAAGCCAAACGGTCAAGACGAAGAAAACTACGTCTCAGTGTATTGACACACTATAGCAACGGTACACCACAATGTGCGTGTTGCGGGGAAAGTATGTTGCATTTTCTTTGCATCGACCATATAAACGGCGGCGGTAGCAAACATAGACGTGAGGGAAAGTTTCCATCTATGTACCAGTGGCTAAAAACTCACAACTTCCCTGAAGGTTTTCAAGTGCTGTGCCATAACTGCAATATGGCGAAATTTATTTATGGTGTCTGTCCTCATCGAGAACAACAAGACAACCAGATAAAGGATGTGTAATGAAGAAAATATTATTTGTACTGCTGGCGTGTTGCCTTGCTGGTGCACAGGTACCTAAGACGCCGAACGTGGGTCTTGACTTGCCTCCACATGGATTATCCAATTGGGACTCAAATGTAAACAACAACTTCAATACTCTGGACAGCCTTCTTAAAGGTTTGTCGCCGTGCGCAGCGGGAACTCCCGCAGTAATTTACTTTAATGGATCATTGAATTTTTGCAACCAAAACGCAACCTGGAGTTCTGACGGCAGCCTTAACCTAGTAAACATCACGGGTACCGGGGCGACATTCAGCAGCATCACGACTATTGGTACCGGCTATACTTTTACCTTCCAGTCTCAAGCTGCTCCGGCAGACCCATCAAGCGGTAATTTTAGGTGGTGGGGTGACAGCACAGTTGGTCGTATGCGATGCCGCGGATTTGGCATCAATTGCGACCCGGCCCCAAACGGGCCAGCTTTAGGTGATTTAGCTGGAAACTACCCCGCTCCCACCCTAGCCGCGAGTGGAGTCACTCCTGGTTCATGCGGAGACGCAACACACTCTTGTTCTATAACATTCGACGCTAAGGGCCGGGCTACTGCTCAGTCTAACAATGTTATCAGTGCATCTGGCGGCAGTGCGCCCGTAGAAAGCTGGGCAGGAGACGGCTCAGACGGTGCGGTTACTGCGGACGGTACGAGCACTGTTGCGTGCTTAGGTGCACCTGTGGCCAGCGTCTACACCATGACGCGGGATTGCTATTTCACCACGTTCATAAACAATACTGGCGTAACTATCAAGACAGTTTCAAACCGCATTTTAGCTTCTACCAGCATCACCAATTCCGGCACCATTCAGAACGCCGGCACTGGTGGTGGAGTCGGTGGAGCGGCTACAGGCACCAATAAGTCTACTGGAGGTACGAACGGCGGTAATAGCAGTGTTTTAGCTTCGGGTTCGTTGGCCGCCCCGATTGTGTCGTTGGCCGGTAAAACCGGAGCCACGGGTACTACTGGGGTGGGCGTATCTGGTACGGCGGGTAGCACAGGCGGCTCTGTAGCCTTCAATCTTATATTCGGAGCCAATGCTGGCACCGCAGGGGGCAATGGCGGCGGCTCTGGAGCATCAGGCGGTAGTCAGGCTGGTGCCACTGGTGGAGCAGGTGGAAGTGCCGGCCCCACTACATTGGACAAAGCCTCTCCCCATGAGGTGGCTTTAGCTTCCAAGCTGTTCGACACTTCAGCCAATGGCTTTCAAGTTACAGGTGGTAATGGCTCTGGAGGTTCAGGAGCGGCTGGTGCGGGTGATTTAACTAACACAGGTGGCGGTGGCGGCGGTTCTGGCGGCGGAGGCGGTCAAGGCGGATTCATAGTTTTAATTTCGCCGGCCATGACTTTCAATACTGGCTCAGTTATCAACGTTTCCGGAGGCGGAGGCGGTGCTGGCGGTGCTGGCGGGACTCCCACTGCAGGTAGTTGTGGTGGTGGCGGAGGCGGTGCTGGCGGTGATGGCGGAAATGCTGGAATCATCGTGCGCATCTATAACACCCTTACTAACAGCGGCACTGACAATGTTAGTGGTGGCACAGGCGGCACAGGTGGTGCTGCTGGAAGCGGCGTTGGAACTGGTGCTAACGGCACCGCAGGTAGTAATGGAACCACGGGTACAACCGGTTTAATTTACAACCTTCAACTGACATAAAACAGGTGCTCGTCCTTTTACCCACGTAGAAGGACGAGACAACCAAGTCGTGCGTATCGCTGCGCAATCAATTCTATTAGGGACTTTATTCTAAAATGAGAAAACTTTGTTTGCTTCTGGGGCTAGCTATTGGCATTCTTTGCCCAGCGAGTGTTTACGCACAATCTTCATCCGTAGGTTCCAGTACGTCCGTGGGTAGCAGCGTGGCCTCGCAAGGGGCTACGTGCAACATCACTACTTCTACTCTGCCTTCCGGCACTCAAGGTGTTGCTTACTCAGCTACGCTTGCGCAGGTAAATTGCATAGGGACTCTAACGTGGTCTGTTACTTCTGGGGCGTTGCCTGCTGGTCTCTCGCTTAACGCTACGACTGGTGCAATCACCGGAACTCCTACAAGTTCAGGAACTAGTTCATTCCGTGTTGGTGTAGTGGACAGTCTTTTTAATACAGACATCTTTGATGCCGGCCTTAGTATTGTGGCGGCTCCCACAGGAGGGGCTCCCCTTCTTCCTGATTCAACTTTATTGGCGTGGAATACCGCACGGTCTGCGACTCCTGCCAGTGGGCCTTACGTCTGTGTCGGTACGTTGGCTAACGTAGCTGCGTTGTCTGGGGGCTGTTCCGCTTCGTTTACTACGGCCCAATTACAAACTGCAATCAACAGTCTTGTCTGCGGCAACATTTTGGTGATGCAGAACACTGTATATAGCCAAACTAATCTCACTATTCCTGACGTAGTATGCACCAATTCTAATTGGATTTGGGTGACGCGAGACTTTACCGATACCACGTTTCCGGCCGAGGGACAAAGGGTTGATCCATCTTTTGCTGGCCTGCCTCATTCGGTGTTGACGGAGTATCCATACCCGACGTGGAACACCTCGCCTAACGCCACAACACGGCACATGCCCGTGCTAATTGGCAAAGCATCGTTAGGCACTCCTACTATTTCTCTCAAGGTACCAAGCAGCGGCACAGGCATAACTGCGCCTTCATTCTGGCGATTTATTGGGCTTGAATTAACCCGAGACCAGACGACCGATTTGTTGACGGTGGTGGTTGATTTGACCTACTCACCTGCTGCTGTGGGTCAGGACTGCGCCACTAATCCATTGGCTCCGTATCCCAACCAGACGGTAGGGGACACCGCGCTTATGGTTACTCCCACAGCGTGTATGAATGTGCAGCCAAATGACATTATTTTCGACCAAGTGTACGTGCATGGCGATGCTCAGCGACAAACCAGCAGAGCTTTTAACTTTGCGGGCATACGACATGTCGCGCTGCTTGATAGCTACGGGGATGATATTGGTTTAACTGCGGCAGGCGGCTCAGGAGACGCACAGTTTTATTTCTGGGGAGGCGGTCATGGTTATACCAACGTCGGCTTCGGTAAGTTTGTAAACAATTTTACCGTGTCTTCTACGATGGGTTCTCTGTTCTGCGGTGCTTTCACCGAAGCATTAAATCCAGTAACAGGGTTCGACGGAGTTCCCCACGATGTGTGGTGGGCGCAAAATCATTTCTTTAAGAACCCGCTCTGGAATACGCAGAACGGCCAGACGCTGCTTGAATCAGAAACAATAGAAGGTGCTACGTACCCGCCAGCTAATGACCAAGAATTAACGATAACGCCGACGGCTGTGCAGTTGACTCCCGGACAGTCTCTTCAGTTGCAATTGTATTGGGGCAATGACTCTTTTGGCGGCTTAAACCGCATGAGCAATGCCAACACCATTGGAGGGGGATCATTCTCGATTGACGGAAGTACCTGTGTATTTACAAGTCTTACCTGCATGGTGGGCGGTAGTTCTAGTCTAGGGGTGATAACTAAAAACGGAGAGCACAATGTGGGCACTACGCCTTACGCTAGTGCAAACCAAATAACCTACACCTATACGGTTTGTACTGGCTCAGGGGCTCCACTCATTGTGTGCACCGTGGCAACGACGTTAGGTGACCATGTGGTTACAGCGAACGCTCTAACTAGCGATTCTAGGGCAGGTAATTTAGGGAATAACCGAACACTGTCTGCATCTTCTACCGTGACGGTTGTTAGCTCAAGCCCCACACACGTGATTGCGGTTAGTCCCAAGGCATCTGATTTACAAATACAGCCATCGTATTCAGATGCTCGGGGGAACATCCGGCAATTCTGCTACACGATATTTGAGTTTGCTAACTTTACCCCAAGCAGTATTACGTGGTACGTAGATGCACCCGGAAATGGCAGCGGCAATAGCACTATCGGTACAGTCACTACCCCTACAGGCGTTGCGGCTGGCGAGGCTATCTATTGTTCAGGTACCGGCGTCGGCACACACACTGTGTTTGCGACGGACGGAACTACAACGGGCTCCAGTGCTATCAATGTTAGCACCTCAGCCCCGATTGTTGCTTATGATTTCAAGCCGTTCACCAGTAAGAATGGCTGGGAAGCTAAATGCGGTAACCGTCTGCTCTTGGAGAAAAACCTCATTGAGTTAGCGTGGGGATCGCAGGGTAACGGCGGCGGACAGACGGGAAGTGCAGGTCTTGTACAAGCGATTAACCAAGCCAGTCAGGTCACCGACGGAAATGGTGTGACCGTTGGGTATGGGCCTTCTTATAATCAAGACTTTACTCTTCGTTATAACATGTTCAGGCATTTTGGTGCCGGATTTGCTATTGTTCCTTTGAACGTCGCTAAAGGCACTCACAATGTGTTGTTTACTAACAACGTGTGTGATGATTGCAGCTTTAACCGATGGAGTAATGGGTTTGCAAAACTTACAGCGCAGTTCCAGTTGGGTGGAACGGCCAGTATAAATGTCCTAAGCTGGACATCGCCGACTACGCCGCTGGCCGCCAACATCTTTGTTACCCACAACACTCTGATAGGCGATGCTGTCAATCCGTTCTGGCTGAATAACTATATCGCTCAGTACCAGCTTATAAACTTCAAGATTCAGGACAACATCATTGCAGCAGCAGGGTCTTCTACGTTTATCAATGCGAACGGGGAGAACAATGATGCCGACCAAGCGCAGGGCACAGGTGCAACAGATACCGAGGCGCTGGCTTTCCAAGGCACAGGCTGGAATGCAGTCGCGCTAGCTAGTTGCAAACATCCGGCATCAGGCAACACCTTCTACTGCAACGTGTCTGGTACGGGGTGGGAGCTATCAAGCAACGGAGGAGCATATGCTCCCGTGGCAACTCCTCCCGGATTTGTTCTTGTCTCTCCGTACGTATTCGATCACAACAACTTAATGGACTCTACGGCTAGTCCTACCGTGTTTTCGAGTTCACCAATCTGGCAGTTATCGCATACGGCGGTAGGGTTTGTTAACTACAACAATGCTAGCGGTGGCGACTACAGGTTGTGCACTACAGTTAGGGGATGCGCTACTAATAGCGTGTTTGCTGCTGGACAGGCCGACCAAGCTAGTGACGGAACTGACTTAGGTGCTGATGTAACCACGGTTAATGCCGCAGTTTCTGCTGTACTCGTAGGAACAAGAACCCCGTAAACTTCGCTACAAGGTCTGCTGGGGAAACTGGCAGACCTTGTGGTCAACCTCTAACCCCATAAACAAGGAGACAACCAACTGATGTTGGTGAGACTATCGCAGAAATTAAACGCTTGGTTGGGTAAGTTGCTCGTGCCCATCAAGAAGGAAGACACAACCCTAAAGACGATCACCGCACGGTATGCGGTAGCAGTCCCTGTGATTGCTTTGTTGTTTGGACTAGGAAATGTTCTGACTGCGGTTGCAGTGTTCGTCGTTAATGTTCTACTTCATTTCGCACTGCACGTCCCTGTGCTCGGCGTTGTTCGAACCTACCTTTTGGCTATGGCAGTCGAGGTTGCTCTCGTTGTTCTACAGCGAGCAGTCCGCCATGTCTTTGTACAAGAGTTCGACAAACTGAGGAGGGGATAATGTTGCTTATAGGAATTGGGTTTCGCGCAAGAAACGGGAAGGACACGGTTGCCGCTGAGATCATCAAGGCTCGCGGTGGGCAGTACGACATACGCAAGTACGCCTTCGCTGACGAATTGAAAAAAGAGTACACCCAAGCCATAGAGTTTACGATGGTGCAGCACAACTTGTCTGCGCAAGACGCTGTTGCTCACCTTTGCCATTGGGCGGATAAGCTCTGTGTGCAGAACGGGTACAAGGATGCCGTAGGGCAACCTCTTCGTATCTCTTACGACCCAGCACCAGACATGGCTGACCCCCTTTGCCCTTACGGTAAGCAACGGCTGCTTTTACAATTTTGGGGAACTGAGTACCGTAGGTTTCAAAATCCCTTTTATTGGATAGGACGCCTACAGGCAACGGTGGACAAAGAACGGCCTCAAGTAGCACTCGTGACAGATTTAAGATTTCCTAACGAGTACTGGTTCATTCGTAATCGCATGGACGGCGTTACCGTTAAGGTTGAACGTTACGGCTTCGACAACGGTTTGACTCATCCTTCCGAATCAAAGCTAGACGGATACAAATTCGATTATGAGATAGTATGCCCCGACAACAGTCTTGAAGAACTTAAAAAAGACGCAGTAGTTTTGTTCGACACCATTGTTGCTGACTCCGTTCCCGGCCCTACCGCCGAAGAGTTGAATAGCTGGGCGCACACTGTGCTGCTTTCCACGGAGGAAGTGAATGGGTGAAGTTCTCTATTTCCACTGCTCCAAACCAAAGACCGTTGGCTCACTGAACATCGACATTAAGGCGTTGTTTGACGAGTACAAAAAAGACCTAGCCAAGAGGGGACTGGCTCCTGCCAGCGTTCCACATATGGATATTCAGTCCACTGGGTACGAAATGAAAGATGCCGAAGTCACCATTCGCTCGGCGGTCAGAGTTGTTGAGGAGAGGTTAGACAATGCCGAAACCGCCAACGTATAAGGAAGGCACCTTCCGAGAAATCCTGTGGCAATATTCCCGCGATAGATATAAACGCGATCCGCGATACCGCCAAGCTGTAAAAGACAAACTAGATGCCGCCAAGAAGGACAAGGAGAACCAGAAGTGAAAACGTTTTTAATGATATTGATGTGCTCCGTCCTCGGCTTCGGTGCGGACTCGGTTGTGAGCACCGCCCACAAGTCCACTCACCGCTTGCGCGTTAGTAGCATCAACGAGGGTAGAGGGAAATGCTCCGGCACGGCGGTCGGCCCCAATGCTTTATTGACGGCGGCCCACTGTGTGGGAATCACGCGCACGATAGAGATAGACGGGGAGTCTGTCAAAGTTGTCGAAGTGATGGAAGACGGGCTAGACCACGCCATCTATTTGCTGGATGGTATTACGTTCACCGACATAGCAGAGATGAGTGTAAAGCCCCCAGAACAAGGTGACGGGGTTTTTATCTTCGGTAATCCTGGCGCTAACAACGATGTGTTTCGCCGCGGATACGTTAGCGGCTACGAAACAACTGACGACGATGACAGTCCCAGCTTCGATAAAAAAGACGACGAGGATACCGACTCCGAGAGCATAACGATGTATGACCTCAACGGGTTCTTCGGCGATTCTGGGTCAGGGGTTTTCAACGATAAAGGAAAGATTGTAGGTGTTCTCAGCTTCGTTAGCAACCAAGTCCATGCAGCGATTAACAATAAATACATGGAATCTTTGCCGGTAGAGCTGACTGAGTTTCAGTGGAAACGCGCCAAGACCTTCGTTCCACCTACGCCGAAAGAGGAACAAAAGAAGGAGGACTTCGATGGCTTCCCCGACTTTACCAACGACCGGACAAAAGATAGAAAGTGACCTTTCGTTAATCCTCACCAGCTTCGAGAACCAAGCCAAAATCCTAAGCAATAAGCACCTCCAAGTCAGTGGACTGCTCGTAGCAGTGTTGCTGGCTGCTTTGCTCGTACTGGGTTTCGTGGTGAAACACGAGATTACTGGGTATGATAAGGCACTCGCCGCAGCCGAGCAGGTTCAGGCTGGGTATCAAGCGCAGTTAAAGCAGATGCAGGTCGAGAAGGCGCAGGTTGAGCAGCAACTAAAGAACGCTACGGCCCAGCAGCAAGTAGTAACGCGCACGGTCGTACAACGTGACGCACAGTCTGCGCAACAGACGCAGGCGGTTCAAGCACTGGTCACTCCAGACGATGTTGCCAAGGCCGTAAAGCAGTATTACGACGCGCAAGCACAGATTACCCCAGACCAGAAGCTGGCCTTCACGCCGGCACAGGTGCAAGGAGCCATTCAGGACAAGATTAAGGGCGACACCGCTGTATCCGACCTGAAAGATACGACCAATCTCTACCAGATCGAGCAGGGAAAGACGCAGGCATTGACTGGGGAACTGCTGACGGTGACCAAGACACTAGACAAGTGCAATGACACCGTTGCCGCCTTCGAGAAGGTTGCTAAGAAATCCAAGATACGGCGCATCTTCGACGGCGTGACAAAGGTTGGAGAGATCGCTCTCGGCGCTGCTGTCGGTTATGAGATAGGGCATCTATGATTATCACTGTACTGAAAGTTCTCATTATTGTTTTATCGTCATCGTCTCTGGCGTTCATTGCTGGGGTTAAGATGCGCTCTAGGGTGATTGATTTCCTGAAAACCATCCTTACCGGGTGTCTTGAGAAACCAGAGGAAATGTCGAGAATGGTTTACCTGCTCCACGGAATTGCGACGGCGTTCGGAATTATAGCCGTAACTGTGGCATTCATGTTTGCTAAAGACCGAACGGACTTTCCTACTATGCTCACCGTTCTGGGAGCCAACGGCGTTGGTAATTCTATAGGCAGATACTTCACCAAAGCAGGAGACGGGAAGCAGGGTGACCGAGAGGGCCTCCCCGATCCTAGCTAATGGCTGACTACGATGCCTCAATTGGCCTAAACGTTACCAGTAGCATGGCCACGGATGAGATTGTCTCTGCGTGTAGTCGGTGTGATAAATTCGTGTTCTTACCGCCTGCGCCAGCGACGTTCGAGATGTCTTCTATTTACTGGGGGCAGTTCGCTAATCCCGGCGAGGTGCTCCTCTGCGCTTCATGCCTGTACGCCGACTATCGTTATATAGCCGCGTGGGGCGGCAGCCACTTCGATTCCAACATGCGCCCCTGCTAGTCAAATTTTAAGTATGGAGTACCAATGCGGATAGATTTTTTGAACGACATTATGATGCCGTCGCCGACGCTGATGGCTGGTAAATACTTGTCAGGCAGCACGCCCAGCTACGTCTACGCTTTCCCAGCCGCAGCAGATGGTTCGATTGATGTTGTGTTCTCCAAAGGGATAAACACCACGAACAACACTACGTATCCGTGGGACTGGTGCAGAGCCTCTGGCCCGTGGATTCGCCAGCTCCTGACGGAAAAGGTATGGACAGACCCGTCAACAGGGAAGATGTTCTTCCAAAACGGCGCACGTCGTTTCCCACGTTATTTAGACTACACTCCTTCAACGTTGGTAGTTCCACCTCCGGTCTACACGGCCGGCAGTGCGTCGTCGGACATCCCCGGCGTGGCTGTGGCGTATATGGCCGCCCCTGATCCAGTGATGCCGACAGTGACATTATTGCCAGAACCTGGTTCGTGGTCGTTTACTTTAGCCCCTCCAGAAACCGACTACCTTACCTACGAAACGGGTGGGGTTCCAGACGCGGTTAGATACTCCAATAAGCTGTGCCGTTGCACGGTTCGTGGGCCGTACCTGAACTCGGCTGCGATTGGCGACCTTCCGGCAGGTGAGGACTGGTTTGCGGATTACGAGCGCGGTGGGGCGCTGGTTAATGGTGTGGTTCAATACACAGCCAAAGAGACCAAGCAGTTCCGGCGTGGCTATGGGCCGATTGCTTGGTTTGAATACGATGCGGTGAACGGCGTGTACCCCGCGACCCCTACAAGCCAGAGTGCTACCAACAAGATAAACACGCTGACAGGGCCGTATCCGATTCCGGTGCAGAAGATTTTTTAGAGTTGAGGGAACGAGGTTGGGCCGCGGTTGCTGTCTCCTTCCGCGGCCCGATTCGTTATGCGGCTTCCTTACGTTGTTTGGCCCAGCGTGCTTTCTGTGCCATAGAAATGCGCTTACGCGCTGCTTCGCTCATGTGGCGTTTGTTTGTTTTGACTGAACGGTACTCTTGTGCTGGCTTTGCGCCGTCTAGTTCATCGAGCGCAGTCAGTGCAGTTTGTATCCGCTCTAATTCCGCCTTCAGTTGTTGCTTGATTGGTTCAAGGTTCATTGCTACCTCCAAGGCTTTATAGCATACAATAAAAAAGACCCAAAGTCATCTACCAAGGTACAGGTAGGCGGCTTTGGGTCTATTTGTGTTTGTAAAGGAGCTAGTCTTGCTGTGGGTCGGTGAAGGTGTATTGCCCTGTGCCGTCTACTCGGTAGATGTTGAAGTCTTCTCCCTCGTATCCATTCCAGTCCCAGTATGGCCCAGCTTCCAACCATGTTTCGAACTGCCCTATCTGGTCTGCTTCTATAAGATAGGTATGCCCATCATTATCTTTCACAAATCTAAACCTCATTGGCTTTGCTGCGGCCGCCTTGCGCTTTGCTCTCTTCTTAGGAGACATAGTTCCGCCCTTCCTGAATGTCACTCAGCTTGTTCTGGTTGGATACGAACACGGTTAGAAGCCGACTGTGTGATGAGGGCCGCTTTGACCGCCGCGACTTCTGGCTGGCATTGATATAGCCCAGCCGCACACCCTGCCTAACGACGTAACCAAGCACTGATCGCTCAGCCGCGGACAGGTAGGACGTACCTCCACGACGTTCAAACTCCGTCCAAACATCGTCGGTCGTGAACTCGCTCTTGGTTTTGGCAACGCCCAGTATGGCACCCGCCAGTTGACGTTTGAGTTCATCGGATGCGTTGTCGCCGGATTGCTGGATGCTGGCGTTGGTAACTGCGATGGCTGCTGTGCTCACTTATATTCCTTTCCAAAGCAAAGCCACAAGGAGTTTTAGTTCTTTGGTGCTAAGTTTAAGGTTAGTTTTGTTAAGTATCTTTGCGTTTGCCATGTATCTCCTTGTGTCTTAATAGGTTACGTGGTTAATGAACCGTAATGACAATTTATCGCTAGACAGTACGACGTGGGCAGTACAGTATCAATCGTTTCTAGGACGAATTCCCCCTGTTTTCTGTACCCTTTTAAAAACGTCGCAGAGGTTGCTATCGTCCTTTAGCCTGCCGCGCCTTAGTAAGCCTGTCTGTCAGCTTCTTGCGCTCTGTTTCCGACACCGTTCTCTTGGTTCTAACGCCGAGTAGCTTGATGGCTAGCTTCATTAGTGCCTTGTCGGTGGCGGGGAATGATACCGCTCCTTCGTATTCACCGTTTTGAACGATGCTGGCCCCCGCCTTAGTGAACTCTTTCTTGCGGAACGCCCATCCTTTAGTCGGAGTCTCTGACAGGAACATCGCCCCGACCAGACCTTCGTCCTCGTCGTACATGTAGATTTCCCCCAGCTTGCCGGGAATGACGTACTCACCCTCGCAGACCTTCTTGGTTTTGAGCTTGTAGGTCTTAGCCAGTTCTTCGATTGTCACCAGTTCTCTCCATGTCGCTCACAGCGTAGCCTCAATGTACAACCCACTGTTGTGCTCCCACTTGTCCACGGCTGACGGAATAATCCATCGCAGGTTTGTCATGAGTCCAGAGTCCGGCTCTTTATGCAGATCACTCACCTCCCATAACTCCACAGCTTCGTCGGTCATGGTTTGAACGTCGTACACGTCGTCGTCAAAGCGCATGAACATGGCTACGGTCGCGGCGGGGTTCTTCAAGTGACCAAAGTCCTGCCACGAATAAGGGTCAGTCGCTACCCCAGTCTCTTCCTTGAACTCCCTCACCATGCACTGACGGAAGCTCTCGCTGGGTTCCACATGGCCTCCGACGCCGTTCAACCTGCCTAGCTGCCACTTGGGACGCTTTTTACGAATGAGCACCACTCGGCTGCCAGTCTTGTTGAACGATAGACCCAATGAGTATTTGGTTGGCATTTACTCTGAATAGACCTCGTGGTGATCTTCTATAGCGTTCTGTATGTCCCGTTGCGCCACTTCATTGGCTACAGCTATTACCGACGATGCTTTGGTGTTGGGCTTTGAAATCCGGCCGCACGTAATGTGGTCGTAAACCTTGTCCACCTCGCCCAACATCTCGTGGTAATCCATCAATTCGTTCTGGATGTCGGTAGCCTTGGCCCCTTCTGGGTAAACGAACTTCGACCAGAACTCGCTTGACTTCAGCTTGCGCCGGAGTGTCTTGACTTCCTCTTCCAGCTTTGCAACCTTGTCCTTCAGCTTTTGATTGAGTTCTAACTGGGTTGGACTGCCGCGTTTACCCTTCATCCGAACACCGCCTTTGCCAGAAGTCCCACCAGCAGCAAGACAAGTAGAATTAGAATTACGTCTGGGCCTTCCTGACCAGGGCCAGTGCTCTCCCAGTCCTCGTAAAGCATTGCTGCGGTCATACGGTAGGCCATCTCCTTAGAACTGCAACGCCTCTTGGTGAATCTAGATTTATGATCTGCATTCTGTGGGTGGCGGCAAAGGCCATGAAGGTTTTTCTCGGCCCATTGCTATTCTGCTGGTGGAAACTACTACAATCGTGCACCGCAACGACGCCGTTCTCCTTTAGCCGCGGCATCAGAGCTCGCATCTCTCTAATGCGTGTGTCGATGTTGGAATCCAAGAACGCGAAGTCAATGATGTCGGGAATGCGGTCAATCATTTCTTCTCCCGTGCAATGGTGAAACTGTACGTGGTCTTCGTATCCTACTAGGCGCTGGGCGGCGGCCTCCCATAGTTCCCGGCAGGGTTCTGCTGTGTGGAGAACGCCGAAGCCGTTCTTGTGCATGGCCTGAACCATGTTCAACGCCGACCAGCCGACGTAGGTACCCGTCTCTATAGCTACTTCAGGTTTGAGTAGGCGCACCAACGAATGGAGGAATTCCAAAACTTCCAGTTCACTGCTCATGCCCTCATACATGCTGTAACGCTGGGGGAAGGGGCACTCAGCATTTGGTACTGAGATTTCAGGTACGATCTTAGGAGCGTGTATAGTCATTACAGTGTTGTAGCTTCCTTGATGAGGTAGGCTATTAACAGCGTGAAGCTGACGAAAGCAACGGCCACCGAGGTAAACGGGGCCGCGTCGTAGATGATGTTGCCGATTACCATGCACACCGAGAATAGGAATGACAGAATGCCGGCAAGTCCTAACGTCCATAACCAAATTCTTAGTAGTCTCATATAGCGTTTCCATTTCCGTTGGCCGCTGCAAGTTTGTAGCTGTATCTACGCGCTGCGCTTGGCTTGTGATAGCCTTCTGGACTCCCATAAAAATGGGGCTCTAGCACACGGGAGAATAAGATTCTGGGTGCGCTCTTGCCACAGGAAGGGCAAGCGTGTTTCATTTTGTCGTGGACTTTGCGGAAGGGCAGTATCTTTTCAAACTCGTTTCCGCATGAGCAAGTGAACTGTATTATTGGCGTACAAACCTCCTGACCTGATGATGTGACTATACACACAACTCATGTGTAGCGTCAAGCAAAATTTTTTCCGCTGACAATCGTGAGAGGAATTCTTCCCAGTCCAAGTCGCTCTTCTTGCAGTTGCAACTCCGGCACAGCAACTGGAGATTGTCCGGCCAGTTGGTGCCGTGGTCGTTGAGAGGGATTATGTGGTCTACGCAGTAGGGCATCATGGGTTTTCCGCAGCCGTTACAGAGACCTGATTGGGCGAGCAGCATACGTTGAACATCTTCGGCGGTATAGGCTCCTTCAGCATTTTTCTTGCGTGCTCTGGCCGCGTTGTTGTAACTGTTGTATTGGTCTCTGTTTGCACTGATATGTGCTTGTTGTCTTTCCTTTCCCCCGTTGTCGTATCGGCGTTTGTCCTGGATGGCTATCCAAGATACATTGGCTCTTTGATACTCTTTAACGGCTTTGAGTTTTCTTTCTTTGTTCTTGGCTACCCATTCAGAGTAGGCGAATTTCTGACATTCTCTACAGTAACGACAATACCTATGGCTAGGGTGCTTGGAATTGGTTTTATTAAACTCAGAGACAGGTTTCACCTCTCTGCACATGGAGCACTGTTTTGTCATTGAGTTCTACCGCTTTTCTGCGACTACCTTTAAGAGGGGAGACATCAGCAGCATTCCCGGTGTAATGCGATTGCAGTTGCCGTTAAGCAGAGGTGCTCCAGCCTGTTCAAACGCCCACGCAACCAGCTCGCTGCAAAAAAAGCTATCTTCCTCGCGCCAATCGCGGTGTAAAGCGAAGTTTGCAATGCCGCTCAAGTCGTATGGCTTCCCCACCTGCGACAGAGCCGCTTCGTAAATCTTGGCGTCGGTCTCTGGCGTGGTGTCGCTAACCGTCCAGATTTCCTTCGAGGTCTTGTGGTAGTTCCAAGGCCGGACGCTGACGCCCTTGTTGAGCCCTTTGTCTTGGGCGAACCGCGCTCCAACGAGGTCTCCATTCTCGGTGACGCGGCCATTGCCGTACTTCAATCCGGCCGGAAGGCGAATATCGACGTGCGACACTGACGACCAAGTAAAAGCGCGGATGGTGCCGCTGACTAAATCTTTCTCAGTGCTGAAGATTACTGTGACCATTACTTTTTCCTCTTTGGTTTGGCGCACAGTCTGCGCCGGATGTTGTCGAACAGGTACTCGTGCTGGTATGCCTGCGCTTCTATCTCGTCCGTCATGCCCTTGTCGCGGATGATGTGGTAGACCAGATGGTTGGTCTCGTGGAGCAGGGTGTTGTAGTGACTCCAATCGTCCTTCCAGTCTGGAAACCACAACACAGTTCTGCCCTGCCTCAACCACACCCATGCGCTGGCGTCTTCCAGTGGTTCACTACGCTTGAACGCATCTACTACATCCTTGTGGAACTTGCTGCGCTTCATCCGCGCAACGATTTGCTTCTGCGTCATGCCGACGATAACCAAGGTCTCGTTGGGAAGCGTTCCCCATTCCTGAATGAACCATTTGTTTTTAGAACGGCAGGTCATTATTTTTGTCCGTAACAGGGTCGTTCAGGGCAATTACCGGCACCGGACTGATAGGCAGTACCTGCCCTACGCTGTCCAGCGGCAACTCCTGCCAGTTGTAGCTGCACCTCTCACAAGTACGCCGTAAGAGGTCAAGTGTGTCGCGGTATGACGTTTCAACTTTGTCGTGGCCGCACTTGGGGCACTTTGTTGCGGGGTTATAGGTTTGCATCAATCTCCTCTACGGGTACGCCGACTTCTTGGCAGTAGCGTTTTGTCCTATCGAAGGCAGCTCCCCACCTAGTTAACTGCTCTGGTGTTGCCTTGGGAGCTACGAATCTGGCAATACCAGCTTGAAGCATCTGAACACAGCACCGCTCGCATGAGAGAAAAGGAACCGTATATAGGGTGTGTCCTACGACACGTTCGTTCGCGTGTATCAATGCGTTGATTTCGCAGTGCACGATGCGTGAATACTTTTCCTCACGGTTTTCTAGCAACTCTGGATAATCAGACATACCACGAGGGAACCCGTTGTACCCAACAGACGCCACGGATTTGTCGGGGCGAACAATGACTGCCCCTGTTTGCGTCGAGGGGTCTTTGCTGAACGTGGACACAAGCTTGGCCATAGCTAAAAACCGCCTATCCCACAGTTCACTCACGATTGCCCCGTAGCATCGTCCACAGATGGCTTGTCAGTATCCCCAGCAATACGCTCCCTATCCATATCGCTAGTACGGTACCTGTGTGAGGCATCCACCTCATCACGATAAAATCCAAACGATCCAGAAGCCTCAACGCCATACTTGTCATAAACGTTATTGAGAATGTCAATGGCGTGCCTCAATTTGATCTCCACTTCAGTCATTGCTAGTCCCTCTTTGTACTTCAGAGAAGCTAGCGCGACTTGGTGGTGCTCTTTCAGTAGGTCTAGCAACTCAATTAGAAACTGCTCTCGCGTGGATGTTTCTGAAAGAAGTGCTTTGTTACTCCTAGGAAAATCTTCGTATTCCATAGCTATTTAGGCAGTCCCGGCAATGCTTCCTGAACCGGCATAGGGATGGCCTTGCTCAACGTTGACTTGAAGGCCACCGAGTCCCGCCGCTGTGGGTCAACCTTGCGGTACATGTGCACCCACTTGCTGCCGACCTGGGTGACGATGTAGGTGACGCCTTCGTAGGTAACCTCGTCTCCCTTGTTGATGGCCAGTAGGCGACGGCGTTCGCGTTCTGCTTCTGGGTCTATTGTGCGGAGTCTCATTGGTCGTCCTTTGCTGTAGCCCAATGCATTGCGGGTTTGGTAGTCTTTACAGCCGTGGAGGATGATCCTTCTATACCGAAGTTAGCCCAAGGGAATTGCTTTAAGGTTTCTCCCAGAGCATATTGAAGTTTCTTCATTTCATCGTCAGGTATCGGTTCATTGCTCCATACCATGACTCGGCAATAGTCCTGACGGTACTCGTTAGCGTAATCATCTATCACGCCGTCACCTCCACGTAGGTGATGAATGTATTCTTGTTGCCGGACTCTTCCTTAACCAACAGGTCGTAGAACTTGTCGAAGGTGTCCACGCTGTGGTTAATGAAGTCGGGAGTACCTGGGTGATAAACTCCTACCATCGTGCATCCGTGAGTATTTGCCGGTAGCGAACCATTATGAATTTCTATGGCGTCAAACCCCGGCACATCCATGACGTGCGGCATCTTGCGATTAAACTTTGGTGAGAAGAAGATTTTGACTTCGTAGGTTCCCGCAGGCGTGAGGTATGGTTTGCCTTTGGACTGGTCTTTGCGCGGCTCCAGCGTGTTGCAGAATTTCTCGCCATTGATGAGCAGGTCGCCGATGGTGCTGTTGTCTGAAAATATCTTTCTCTGTACTAACAAATCCATGTGGTTGTCTGAGCCTTTCTAGTATTTCTCGCCCTGAGATGGCCGTGGGCTGGGTGGAACGACGACTACTGAGTTGGGGACGTAGTGTGGCCCCGGCTGGCCTGAATCTTCTTTCTTGTCCGTGAAGATTTCTTTGAGTAGTTCGTTGACTCGGTTGTAGTGTTCACTCGCTGACAAATAAGGTCTCCTTCAAGGTGGGAAGCGGGATGGCCACAGGATTACGTCGCTTGTGTTATTTCCTACTGCGTAGCAGGGAAATGAATATGACTACTGTGGCCCCACTTCAGTGAAGATACACCAAGGACATGTGTGATGTCAACTGGTATTTAACGACCACGAACGAATGACGGCTCCTATCTGAACGAACTGCTCGTACGTAAATCGGTCAGCTTTTGTTTCGTTGCAACGCCAACAGCAGACAACAACGTTGTATTTTAGGTAGCCAACATCGTTGTCTTTGCGATCGAGATTATAGCGGTAACCATTTTTCTGAAGATTGTGAGTCGCCCAAGTAACGGTATTGCCACAATAATGACATACCTTATCGCGGTGAACTCTAAAAAGTCTAAAAACGTTAAATCGACATCGTGATTATCTCTTGCGCGGTCATACATAAACTTATTGAAGAGCGCCTTGTATGGTTCAAGGCGCTCCCTAATTGATGTTTTCTTTCCAGTTTCCTTATTCGAGCATGTTTTGCACCTGCCTGATACACGACGCAGTTCGCTGTATGTGAAAGCAATCTCTTTGCCACACGCAGAGCAGAGATAGACATAAAAAGATTCTCTCCTCTTATATTTTCCCCCTTTCTGTGTGCCGCGTTGTCTTAATTCAACCCTGATAGCATTACTCTCCTCAAGAGCCACAACTTCCCCCACGGGTCAAGTCGCACACGTCAGTAGATTCAATAAATGTCTGCCCAACGTGCTTAATTGCGGTGGCCCATTTGACGGGAGTTAGTGGCTGCCCGTTTCTGGCTCCATCAGGATAGGTAGTAATCCCGCGAAGCTGTGGAAGATATTTGATAAGCATCTTTCCGAACTTCTGCACGGTGTCGCTATTGTTTAGCTCGCTGCCCCATTGCGGCAGGTTTATGGTGGAGGAGATAGCATGGTCTACGTACTTCTGAACGTGAGCCTGAAACGCTACCCTGCGTTCCACATCTTCCGCCAGAACGTAGGCATCTTCGATACTCTCGGGAGCTACGCCTTGCTCTTCAATTAAGCGTTTAGCAGTAGGGTCTAATACGTATTGGTAATTCCATACGCTGCCCTTGGCATACCGACGTTTGAACGCCGCGCAGAACAGGGGCTCAAGGCCGGTTGAAGTTTCTGCTAAAATTCCGATGGTTCCTGTAGGAGCTATCGCCCTTGTTTTCACTGGCTTAGACAAGTCCCACTTGTTTGCGTACTGCGCTGCAACGTCGGTGCTAGTGGCGTATATCTCAAGGTATTTATCGAGGTCAGCATCCGCTCCGTAGCGTTTGCCGTTGAGCAGCAGCCACTCGTGCACACCCATTAAACCCAGCCCGAGACGGCGGTTCTTCGTGCGAACCATGTCCACCTTGGCGTAGGGAACGTCGCTATACACGGTGCCAGCTAAAAGAAATGCTGTGGCAACTTCTACCAGTGCTTTCATTTCTTCGAGGCTAGTGACCCGCGCCATGTTGATGGAGCCGAGATTGCAAATGTCGCTATCATCTGCGCTGGTCACTTCGGTACAGGCATTGCGTAGGGTCTCTTTCGAGTTTTCACCAGTGTCAATACTGAAGCCCGGCTCTGCGGTCTTAAGCATCTGCCCGACTACAGCCCAGTAAACTGCGTGTGCATGGCCGTGTAGCGAATGCTTCTCATTGTTGTAGGCGCGGAAGAACTCGTCGTTCAACTGGACGCTGATGTTGGTGCCGTCCAGAGTTGCAGGGAAATTGAAGTCACGTTCTTTTAATGAGCGGACTTCCGGAATCCAGTTCTTGATGGCAATAAACTTCATTACGTCGGGGTGGCTCCAAGACAACCCGGCCCATATTGCTGAGCGACGTGAGCCTCCTTGCATGATTCCCCTACCCGCCTCGTTAATCATGCAAGCCAGGGCGATCGGCCCAGTAGCTACTCCTCCTGTCTTACGGATGGCTTTACCCTCGGCGCGAATGTCAGAGTAGTCCACTCCGATACCAGCCCCAGTCATCAAAGCCATTGTTATTTTTTGCATCAGTTCAGACCAACCCTCGCGGCTGTCCTCTGCTTTGAGGAGCAGACAGTTCTGAACTTGGTGGAACGGGCGACCAGTTGCATACAAGTAGCGACCACCGGGAATGAACTTACGCAGAGCTATGAATTCAACGGCTTGGTCGATGAGAGACTTCGGCGCGTTCACTGAACGCAACACCGTGCGCCCCACTCTCGTGGCTACATCGTGCCACGTCTCTTTACCTCCATCTTTCAAATCATGTGCGTACTTCTGAGCTAAGATTGTTTGGGCGAATACCGACATTTCTTGCGATGATTGCGTAACTACGTCCTGACCCATTGCTTTATGAGTTTTCCTAATCTGTATTAAATTGTTAAGGGTTATCTACCGGAACTACCAAAGCCTTTGTCGCCGCGGGTGCCTATAAGCTCTTGGCCGCCTTCCACCAACGTGATAGGGCCAATTTCGGCGGTTAAAACGGGGAAGGGAACTGCTTGTACTATCTTATCTCCGGCCTTTATTTGGTATGAAGTTAAGATAGTTGACATCAACACTATTATTTCCCCAGTGTATCCTGCGTCTATAACTCCGCCTGTAACAAACACTCCCTTGGCCGCCATGGAAGAGCGGTCTCTTAACAGGAACCCTAAGCGCGTGAGGCATTCGTACTGACGGTCATGCTGCATGGCGATTCCGGTTCGCACCTTAGTGGCTGGGCCGCCAATCCTAATGTCCTCCAACGCATAGAGGTCATACGCAAGGTCTTCGCCGGGATGAGCGCAGGTGGGCACCGTTGCTCGCGGGTCTAGCTTCTTAACGAATAAGGGCATTACTTTTTAGCCCTGTTTAGCTTGTTGAACGCTTTGGTAATAGCCTTACCAAATGGACAAGAACTAAACGTCTTATAGTTGTACTTCTCGTAATAAACATCTAAGCCATTGTCTTGCTCCACGTACCCTGCTGCGCAATGGCCGTCAGCCTGCAACTCTGCGTAAACAGACTTCAAAAATTGTTGTGAGGTCATTTCTTAGTCTCCTCTTCCTTAATCTTTAGAATCGCCGCCGCAATCTTGGTGAACAACTCCGGACTACTACGCACAGTCTGCGCTGCATTGAGTGCTCCCTGTCCGATACGGTCTCCGAATACGTTGTACCAAGAGCCTGACTTCTCTACTACGCCGTACTTCAACCCCGCCGCAACCAGGCTGCCAGCCTTATCGAACCCAGTTCCATACAGCAGGTCAACCGAGCACTCCCTTAGTGGTGCAGCTATTTTGTTCTTCGCGGCTTTGAACTTGGTCTTAGCTCCGACAATAGCTTCTCCATCTTTCACTTGCTCAGTACGGCGTACATCCAGTCGCAACGACGCTGCAAACTTCAGTGCACGTCCACCGGGTGTCGTTTCTGGTGAGCCAAATTGAACGCCAATCTTCTCGCGTATCTGGTTAATGAACACGAGACAGGTACCAGTTCTGCGCACCTTGCCAGCCAGCTTGCGCATGGCTTTACCCATGAGACGTGCTTGCAGTCCCATGAATTGGTCGGTCATTTCTCCATTCAATTCCGCCGCTGGAATCAGCGCAGCAACGGAGTCAACTACAACAATGTCTACCATTCCTGTCTCGATGAGACCGTCTGCGATCTCCAGAGCCTGTTCGCCGTTATCAGGCTGGCTTAGGAAGACATCGTTGGTCTCTACCCCGAGAGACTGTGCGTAGTTGAGGTCGAGAGCGTGTTCAGCGTCGATGTAGGCAGCCGTGCCTCCGCCCTGTTGAACGTTGGCAACCACTTGAAGGGCGATGGTGGTTTTTCCTGAGTTGTGAACTATGAATTCGTTAGCTACGTAATTGTTAAAGGGGGCAGCCATACGGATGTCATATGTGTCCCGAACGCCCGCATATTCCACGGAGGCAACGGAATCGGGTACGGCTGTGAAACGCAAATAGTTGTGATTTAATGTAGCGTGTAACCTATTATGTTCCTCTCCTATAATTACAACCAGATTAGACAACGCATCATTTGAGGGGTTCTCATCAATGTGATGTACATGGTCTTCACGGGAGAGCACCCGTATTCCCTCGATGTCTCCTGCATTGAGCAGAGCGACGTAGGCATCTAGGGACATGCCATTCATTTCTGCTTCAACTGTGGCTCTGGACTGAGCTATACGATGGTAAGTGTACTTACCTTCAATTACTTTGGTACCAGCAACGGGGTGATGTTTAACGAGTAAGTCTTTTCTATAGGGGCGTTCTGTATTGTCGCCACACTTAAAGCGAGTGTTGTTGTGTATGTATAGTGTGTCTCCCACTTGCAGCGACCCTAGTTCAACGTATTTGTTCCCCACAAAGAATTTGTGATCTGCACTCGCTAATATTGCCCTGCCTGATTGTGTTGTTAACTTAAAACAAGGCTTGTCGCCAGCATAAAATACACCCAATACCCTGTTCTGAAAGACCCTGCCTTCTTCATTTATAGAGGTAGCGAAAAATACTGCGTCTTTTGTGCAAGCTCTCTGGTAATAGCCTTTTCCCTTGGTGGGAATACTATTGAAGCGTTGGAACAGCCGCCGTATTGTTCCCCCCTTTTGATTCTGGCGGCGTCCTTCCTTGGTTCTTATACTGTATTGTATGAACGAATCCCCGTCCAAGCACGCTTCTGGGCCGTACACCTCCACGATGCGCCCCCGTGGAAACCCACCAGCCCCGATGACGTAGTGGTCAAGCTCGAATATCTGGGTAGGGATAACGTCGATGGGGACAATCTTGCGCGAACCAACTCGCATGATTGAACCTTCTCCGTGGGTCTTCTCCAGTGCTTCGGCGGCGTTCTCCAAGGCTTTCAGCTTCTCTTTCTTTGTGCTCAACGTGTTCTCCTCTGGCGTGGCTGGTATTCCACGCAGCCGCTAACGTGGTCGTTGCGCTGCCGACGAGACACAAACCACCCCTTGCAGAAGCCGCAGTAGAAATGCAGCCGCTTACCAGTTCCGAACTTGCCCTCCCGCGCTACCAGCTTGCCGTTAATCGTACGAACGGCGAAGTGAATCTTAGACATGGAGCTTTCCTTGTATCTGTGCCGGCGATACAACCTCAATAACGTTGGTGTCGATGTGGGCGTGGATGCGCTTGATGCGGTGAGCGGGGATGTGTGAAATCTCGCTCTTGCTTTCAAGTCCGCTCATGTCTGTAATGCCCGTGATGGAGAACTGCTGAAGAAGCTGCTGAACCTTTCCATGTAACTGCGGCAGTTCGTTGTAGCCAATCTTCCAATGAGCTTCGACTTGGCCGTCTGAGTGAACAACAACGAAGCGCACGTCTTTAATATGCTTCGGGGGCGGAGGTGCTTGTTGTACTTTGTCGTTATCGGGTAATTCGATCATTTCTTTTTCCTTGTGATATAGACTGGTTTGAAATAGTTAGCGGACGATATGCCACGTTGTTTGAAAGCCCGCCCTACGGTTCTCATAATCCTGTCCTCGATGTGCTTGAACACTTCTGTACGCCGTAGGAACATGGATATTTCTTCTTGGTCGCAGTAGACAGTCTTGAATACACGGAAGTCTTCTGAGTTCAAGGTACGCAGGGCGGCGAGCTCAACGTCGCAAATGAAGTCCACCGTGGATGGAGCCACCCGACCAGGGCCGGAGTCGCTCATGAGGACGCGGCGGGGATGGCTGACCTGTGCTGATCTGGCCTCCTCGTACGTCTCCATTACCCGGGAGAACGCCGTTCTAAACTCTACTGATTTCTTTTCTGACATCTGTGAAACCGAATCGGTCATTGAGGTTTATTAGTGCGTGGTTCTTTCCCTTTCTTTATGACTGGTGGGCCGTACGTCATTACTTTTTTCCTTTTAGCGAGGCCGATGAGTCCGAATTTCTTTTCACCCAAGGCGAGTTCTGCTGGAGGGTGTTCGTGATATGTTGCCAACGCTCTTAGTACGTCTGGTAGGTTGTCGCCAGCTACCTTCTCAAACAGGCCGTATGCTTTATTCAATCGCCATTCGAGTAAGCCCCGGATTTCCCCGCTAGTGTGGTCGTGGTCACAGGAGTTTCGTTTACCCAGCAGTAGGCGGTAAATTGAATGGTCTTGCTGATACTTCTTTATGAGTGCGTGTTCTTCGGGTGTTATCCGGTAAAATAACCAGAGGTTTCTTGCCCTTGCCCTGTCCTTAGAACTCTGCTTTGTCACTTGTTTGATTGGCGAAGTATTTCCCGCTCCGCCGCAATGTTGGTAGCTTTCTCTTGACGTTGTGCTTCCGCTATAGCCCGGCCAGCAGGACACCAGCACGGTATTTCTTCCCAGCCCCTGTCGCCCACAATCTTCTTTACCCCGTCAGTACACAGTCCGCAGCCCATTAGTCGCTGTCCCGTTCTGAGAAGCTGCGTGAGACTGGCACAAGGAAGCCCTCTTCCACGTAGACAGCAACCTTGTGGAACGGCCTGTGCTTGGTGGGAACCTTGACGAGAACCGCGTTGACGCCCTTGTCCAGGTAGTTTTCTTTGGCTATTTTCGCTAGGATGACAATCTCAGAAGCGTAGTATTCAAACCGTGTGGCGCGGTTGGCTTCTCGGATGGTGATGCCGTTTATTACGTCGTACTCTTCGGCGTGCTGTAGTGGAACTGGTATAGCAAATGACTCAGTTGACAAGTCTCCGCTCCCTTGTGGTTGTCTCGTGGTTGTATAAAAGTGTTGAAGCTCCTGCTCGTGTCGGCTACCATAGAGGCTGGTTTGCCGTGGGTCGGAGCGTTCCTTGGGTGTAGCGCGGCGTATGTTTTCGAACATATGAATTTTGTTTGTGCGGGTAGGGCTTGATTCCTACTCAGTGGGTTTGTCAGTCCCTCCACTACTCCGGCTGTCTAGGGATGCTTGATTCTGCTGAGACTGACACGTTGCAGATAAGCTACTTCCCAAGCCGTGCGTGTCCTTCCACGGTCGCCGCACAATTGGTTGGAGCAGTGACCAAATACCGCTCTCCCCATCTGCTATTACACTACACGAAACGGAGTGTAATGTCAACTAAAACATGTGTGATTAGTAACCGCCAACAGGAACGGCGATGGTCTTCATGTCCAGCCCTGCTTGCACTGGGTTGGTTAGCCCTGCGGCCTCGTCGGAAGTCCACTCTGAAACTAAGCTGTATTCGCCTTGGAACTTCAGCGTGCACATCCCGCCAGCAGCGTAGCGGGTGATTGAGACCCGTGTGTACAGTTGAGGCTCGAACGATTGGTCTTCATCCATGAATCCAATCTGCTTGAGGTCGTCGGCACTCAGCTTCATCTTCGTGTTACGGTGTAGAGCTATGGTTGCATCGCAGTCCTTGGCCAACTGACTGCTTCCATCGGCGTTCAAATGGCTGGCAACTTCACCTTCACGGATGCGATTAGGCTGAACGATGCGGAACATCACAATCTCTAGCTCCAGAGCCAACGCCTTGAGCTTCTTACTGATTTGGCTCAGGTGGGTTGTACGATGGTTTTGATTCTTAAGGGTCTGGTCAGCCAGTAATTGAATGTTGTCCACCACTACGAAGCGCACTCCGTATCGGCGCACAGCCTGTCTGATGGTGTCATAAATCTCTTCGGGGTCTTTGACCCGCGTGAAACCAAACAACAGGTCGGCTTCGCGTGAGCCTGCAATTTGTTTAGCCGTAACAATGGCCTCCCGCATCACCAGCATACGTGCCCTAGCTTCTTCTGGTGTCTTCGCAGGAGAGTCGTCAGTCTTGGTGACCATGCTGACCCATTTCCTAGCAAGCCGCGTGTCAGGCATTTCAAGGCACTCGAATAAGCCCGACTCGTTGTACGTCGATACGAGGTGCTCTATCAGGTTAAGCGCGAAGGAGCTCTTACCCTGTTTTTCACCTGCGATAATATCAACGATGTCTCCTCGTTCGAACCCGCCCAGCTTGGTATTCAGGGAAGCAAACTGAGTAGCGTACCGCGGTGCCAGCAACTCTTTACCCAACAGTTCCTGTTCCAGCCGATCGAGCGCGTCTCCCAGTGTAGCCACTCCCTTGACTTCAAATGGGAGTGCCTTCTCTTTCAGTGCTTCAAACTCTTCACGAGTGTGTCCAGCGCGTTTGAAGTCGCTTATATCCTTGCCTTCGTCGCCATCATGGGTTTCAAACGGAGGAAGAACTATACTGAGCGGGGTAGGCAACTCCGTGTTCAGCATCAACTTCTTGGCTAACTCCGCCGCCCCTTGTTGGCCAGCTTTGTCATTATCGAAGAGGATATAGATTTTCTTCGGTCGGGCCTTGTCTATCTTGGTTATCCATTCTGTCTTCTTGTTTCCAGCACCGGGAACTCCGACCACCGACGTGATGCCCCAGTCGAGCATCGTTATAGTATCTCCCTCACCTTCTAGGAGGGTGAGCTCTTCCATCTCAGGCTGAATGCAGGTCTCGTTGTAGAGCCGCGTCGGGTGGCCTTTGGAAATGAAGAACGCCTTCTCAGCGGGAGGCAAACTGCGGTACTTAGAAAAAACAATCTGACCAGTCTGGTCTAGGTAGGGTATGACGAGGTACTTCTTGCCATGCTGGGCCATGAGACCCAGTTGCAACTCGTCGATAACACGACGTGACCATCCCCGTGTATTCATGAGGTAGTCAAGCGCGTCTACGTCGTTGATGAGTCGGCTGTAGCAGGCAGCAACGTTGGGCAACACGTCCGGCTTCTTGTCCTTGGCCCAGTCTGAAGTCGAGGTTAACTCTGTGTGTGCTTCCGTTTTCTGTTGGGTGTCTCCCAGTTCTTGGCGGAGTTTTGTGAGGTTTCCTTCGCACCCTCCCACCTTACAGGAGTACAGGCCGTCCTTCTCAGGAGAAATGTTGACGTAGAAATGCCAGCCATCCTTGCCGCAGATGGGGCAGAGTTCTAGCATTACATGGTCGTCAGAGAACTTAGCTGTTTCCATCCACCCTTTGCTCTCGAAGTATTGAACTGCTTTAGACTCGATGCTCATATGCGTTCCAATCTCAGTGGCCCAGCGTGCAATAGCTTCATGTCTGCTGGCGGGCCACACGGGTCACCTTGTACGGTATGGCGGTAGCAATCTTCAGCAAGGTTGTTGGGATCGATTTGGTTGTACCAGCGATACTTTCGCTCTCGTAGGGAGGCGTCGATGTAGCCGTAGTGGTATAGGTTTATCTCTGACGCGGCGTAGGGCAGGTTCATCAAGTAGCTGGGTATATTGCTGCAATGAAAGTTGCCGCCGTAGTTGGTACTCTTCCATATCGGCAACTGATTAGGCTGCACCCGAAACAGCGAAGGGCGCTTGAAGCTGCCGTACACCCCATCTCTACGCACAGTGTGCGCGTCGTTCCACAGATACAGGATGTTGAATGAGTAATACTCGTAGAGTGGGTATTGCAATAGCCGCCGTATCTTCTGTGGGCCTGCTGATTCCAGAACCTCGTCACCGTCTATCATTAAGACCCATTCCGCGTCGTGAACGGATAGCACTTGTGCCATGAGCCACGTTTTGTCTCTGGCCTCGTCCACCCCTTCAAACGGAGACTCCAACACCGTCACACGATTGAATGACCGACAGAGTTCCACGGTGCCGTCCGTGGAATGATCGTCGAGAATAAACACCTTCTCGCAGACGGGAAGGATGGACTCCAGCACTTCCACTATCCAACGCGATTCATCCTTGATACGCATGGCTGCGATTAGCTGCACTATTTCACCGCCTGCAACACGATGCGCAGCTTCGGCCCGTCCATAGTCTGTGTCTCGCTATCTTCTACCATCTTGAACGCCGCCGTAATGCCGTAGGCTTTGGCGAAACGCTCCCGATACAGGCAGCCGCTCTCGTAATACAGGAAGCTACGGCGGTTCCAGAAACTCACATGGGTGGGGTCTTGGAATGCTCCCGTACCTCCAGTGGTGGGCACAACTATTTCCGCCCTACCCTCTGGCTTCAGCACCCGCCACATCTCGTTCATGGTTTGAATCTTGTTAGGCAAGTGTTCAATGATGTCGTGAGCGCGGATAGCCTCTATGCTTGAGTCGGCCCACGGCCACGGCTTCGACAGGTCGGCAATGACATCGGCGGGTTCAGCTAAATCTACGTTGGTATAGCCCGACACATGCGCGTCGGAGCACCCCAGATTTAATCGTAGTGACAAGGATTCTCCCCATTTTTCTTTGAATGCTTTCTTGCTTTGAGCCATGAGAGAAACAAAACTCTCATCGTATTGGTCTCGGAACGTGGACTTCTGTATCCCGCCGTGTTGGACTACGCAGCCATCGTAGATGTACAGCTTCTGGCCGGCGTCCTGTACCCGCTTGCTGTAGTCGTCATCCTCATAGCCGTACCCGACAAACCTTTCGTCCAGAGGGCCAACAGTGTCCCACACGAAGCGGGGAATAGCCACGCAGACAAAGCACAGCAGGATATGTTCTTCGCGGAGGCCGTGCTCCTTATCCCCGCGCACCCAACTCTGTGTTGGATTACCTACTGGGCCGTGTATCGCAGCCGAGGTGAGACCAAATCTACCCGAGACTGTAGCCAGCTTGGTGAATCCGCCCTGAGTTTGCAGGGTTATGTCGTCGTTGCACAGGATTACTACATCTGAATCCGCCGCAAGGATACCGATGTTGGCATTGCGGGAGAACACGAACGGCTTCTCGCCCTCAACCCAAGTAATACCAGGCAGGGCTATCTCCGCCTCAGCACGGGCACCATCATTGACCACCACGATGTTCTCGCGGGGTATGGTGGGGTCTTGCCGATAGATGGATTCCACGAACGGGATGAGGTTTTCAGGCCGTTTGGACAGGGTAACAATCTTAAACGGCATATAGGTTATTTCTCTGGGTGTGCATTAACCCAGTCTTCTGCCTCTTCGAGCGTTGTGAAGAATACATCAACGTATTCATCCTTGTCGGACTCGTAGTATTGAACACCGTAGAAGTCAGGTAAGCTCTTGGCTTGAGAAAACTGAATTACTATGCCGCAGCCAACCTCGTTCATATACTCTTCGGGCTCTACGTCCATCTCCCTGTCTTCAGCGTTCCAGAATATGTCCCCTTCGAATTTGTCTATCTTCATTGCGCTGCTCCTACGCTGTTAATTGCTTGCAAACGGTTAATAATTTGATTAGCCTGTCCAGAAGTAATATCTTCCTTGACGGCCACGCCACGACGACGTAAGTAGTCCAGTTGGTTCTTAGTTGCTGGCTTGGCTCCCCACGAATTATTACGGGTCAACCATCTGGCGTCGTCCCCATTGCATAGACCCGCCATTCTCTCAGCGAACCCGAACGTAGCTTTGCGGGTATCGAAGGTCTCGTCGAACTTGTTCTGCCCATACACGGCTTTTACATGCCACTTATTCAGCGAGTCCTGCCATACCACTGCACCTTGGCCGGATTTCATAGACAGCAGGTAGCTGCTCTCTCCAGTCTTGTGCCACTGTAGCCTCGTCTCCTTCAGTACCTCCGGCGCGAACTCTACCTTCCACAAATCCACCGGAATAGTGTCGCCACGTAGTTGCTCAATGTCCGTAACCTTGGACATGTCGGCCAGCGGATTGGCGGCCTGTAGTGCGTCGGCCCTATCCTTGGCGAAAACAACGCTCTCGCCTTTAAGGTCTAGGTCAGGATTGAGGCCCATCAACGAGGGAACCGTCACGAGCGAGTGCTTCGTCGTGTTGTCCACTACGTCGATAATCAGGCAATCTTCCTTCTCCAGTTTCTGGCCAAGTTTTCTGGCTTCTAGGAGGTTGTCTACACTTGCTTGGAGACGATCTCCTCGCCCAATCTGCTGTTGATACATTACTAGGCTTCTGGTGGGCTTTGCCTGTAATACACAGGCTGTCTCTGGGTCGTCCCAACCTTCAACCAACAAAAAACTGTTGGTCAGCACTTCGAATTGGCCAGCAGCATACTGTGCTAATTTTTCTTTACGGTTAGGGTCGGTTCCCCATACTGCTTCCGCCTTAACGTCATGCTCACGGAACATTGCTGCCAAGTCCTTCGCGTGCTGGATGTCAACGGTGAACGCTACCGTACGTCTACGTTCAGCGTGTTTCAGCCATTCTTGAACGATTACTTTATTACGTGCTGGCGTATTAATGGCATCCTCAAGCTGCTTTGGGTTAAAGTCCCCGGCCGTAATTTTGACTCCATCCAAGCTAACGCCCGTAACCACGCGAATACCCTTTAAATCCACCAGCCAGCCCTGCCTTACAGCGTCCAGAAGCGACAGTTCATAAGCAATGGCGTCGTAGACCTTATCCAGCCCCTGTCCGTCTGCACGATTGACTGTGGCAGTTACTCCCAGCAATAATCGCTTACCACCTGGTTTATCTAGGCCGAAATGCTCAAGCACGCGGGTGTACGTAGCAGCCGTACTTCTATGACACTCATCTATTACGACGCCAGCAAACTCTTCTGGATTCCACTTGTTAATCCGCGTGCCGCCTTCCATACCGAGAGTCTGAACGGAAGCTATAACAACGTCAGAAGAGGCGCAGGCGTGGTCGCTACCCATTTCAATTTCAACTTTAAGGTCGGGATTCCATTTGCTGATTTTGTCGAACGCCTGCTGCGCTAGTTCGGTGCGATGCACCAAGATTAGCCACTTTCCGGGCAACTCCATGCGTTGTGGCAACATACTAAAGCAGCAAGTTTTTCCGGTTCCGCAGGGAAGATTAAGGAGTAGCCGATTGACTCCATTCTGGTACTGGAGCTTGATTGCTTCCAAGGCAGATTCCTGATAGGGTCTCAGCTTCACGTTTTTTCTCCAGTGTGCTATTTATGCTATCGACACACGCTCGTAGGTTATTTTCCACTTCTTTATTCTTGAAGCGAAGAATAGTCCAACCTCGCTCCTGTAAAAACAAATCCTTCTTGTTGTCTTGTACTTTGCGAACGCCGTAATGTGAGTTGCCGTCAACTTCTACGCCAACTTTGTAAAACTCATCGCCGAGGTCTATCTTGTAACACGTAGGGTATCCCGTACCTCGCGGTACTTTAGTCGGAACCACTACATTAACGGCTAGACCCGTGGCAGCAGCCAACATAGCTTCCCATTTGGTCGGCCCTCTTCCGTTACCTCCCTGTATCGGAGGTTTTACGCCAGCCCTAAGTATACTAGCTAACTGTTTCTGCCTAACATCCTCGCGCTTCATAGGATTGTTACGTTTCATACGCGCTGAGCAGTGCTTGCGGTTAGTCTCGGCCATCCTTATTGAACTTATATGAGAAGCGTTGGCCGATGAGCATTCAGTGGAGCAGTAAGCATGGCCTGCCCTGTGTAATCCTGCCCGCTGCGTCTTGTTTGGTTTAGGTATAATTGCACCACACCAATTGCAAGTTGAATTATCATATTTACTCATTTATGCGTGTCGTCCTAGCAAGCAAACCCGTACCCACCCGTTATCCAGCTTTCCGTCAGAAACAGCTACTCGGATGGGGTTTAATGGTTGGTGAAAAGTTAGCAACTCTAAGAAAATGTCTGCGCCGTCGGCGATTAGCTTTCGCTGCTCATCCGTCGGCGTCCAGCGGGATACCACACGTCCATCTGGGGCTGAACTTACTAGCGTACGCAGTGGAATGTACTGAGGCTGGTCTTCCGCGTACACAACTTCCTCCGACTCCATCCCATCAACTACTGGGCCGTTTCTAGGCTTTAAGAACTCGTACAATCACTTCCTCCTAATAACAAATTTGTAGTGCTTCAGGTCGGCGTTTATCTCCGTGCCTTCCCAGAGTGCAACGATTTGAACTTCGCCAGTGACGTGGATGCGGTCGTGACACCGACTACACACCGTCAGCAGGTTTGAGCTTTCGTCTGGGCCGCCTGCCGACCTATAACGTACGGGGTGGCAATGCAGCGCAGACCGTGCGCCACAGAGAGGAACCACACATTTGTAATGGTCGCGTTTAAGTACCCGACGACATAGTGCCTTGTACTCATCGTCCGTCACTTAGTTGATGGTCGTCGTGTTGCTAGCCGTCGTCAAAGGCTTAGCTTCCGTCTCTTCGTCGTTGTTGTAGTCAGGGTTACAGAGTGCGTACATGAGCTGGTCGGCCAACTCTGAAGTAGTCACCATAACCCCTAGCGGCGTAGCTCCAGTCTCGTCCGCTACGTAGTGGGATAGTTGCTCAGAGTCAACAGCACCATCGCCGCCAAATACAGAGGCTTCCAGAAGTGACTGAACGATGTCCCGTTCGTCACCTTCGAGGATGATGTGCGTGTGGTCGGGGCATGAATTGAAGATAAACAATGGGTTCTCCTTATGCGTAATGCTTAATATGAATCTTTACGTTCTTGAAAATAACGTCGTAGCAGTCCTCGCAGATTACAGCTTCGTGAGTCTCTAAATCCTTGCGGGAACTGTACCCCCAACTGTGTTGCAGCAGAAAATAGTCGTCGAACAACGGCTTGTGGAATTTGCTGTATGGCTCTCCGTAGGGATTCCAGTTGCCCTCGGAATGTTTCTTGATTTCTTTACCGCAGTGGTCACATTCAATCTTGTCAACCAGTTTGCGTTCAGAAGCAACTATTTTGAAGGTTATTCCCATTTTTTATTTACTTTTAAAGTGTCTTATAATTGTGCTTATGTGGCTTAAGGTACCATATAGTTGACCTTAAATACTGTCAGGCCCAGCGTTGAAGTCTGAGCAAATCTCAATCAGTGCCGCCCCGTCGGACATCTCTTGCCCCGCCAAACCTTTAACTCTTTCAATGGCTGGCTTGACTTCGTTCTCGTAGCCTTCCTCGCTCATACGGTATGAGCGAAGAACGGTGCCTTCCTCCTCGATGCCTTTCTGTTGCCGGACTTTGGATTCCAGCGCATCCAGCTTGGTATTCGGGGCTTCTTCTACCAGTCCGCGTACGGCGGCTTCGTACTTGGCCTTATCCCCGCCAAAATGCCGATCAACGTCGAGGGAGAAGATGGCCTTGAGTTTCCCAGTCGCTAGGTGGCGCAGTGTCTCGCGTGGTATGCCAAGAGCCTCGCTCCTATACTTGATTTGAACAAGTTGTTCGGCCTGCCGCTGCCGAATGTCCAGTTCCGCGTCTTCGAGCCACGCATTGAGGTCAGCGAAGCCAAGCTGGGTCGGGTAGTTGTTCTCCAGAGCTTCGGCCAGCAAGTCGGCCAGTTCGAAGGTGGAATCGTTCATCCGACCCTGCAACTTCTTCAGGCTATCTCTAACCACGGCGGCACGAGGACTGAGTTGCTGAACCTCGGCGGCGATGTTGTTGAAAGTGAAGTCCATGTTAGGCGGAGACAATCGCGGATTTGCGTAGTTTCAACTGCTTAGCTACGGAGTTCTTAAGTTTGACTCGAAATTTGAATGGTTTAACTTCGCCTTGTCCGTCGAAAGTTTCAACAAAGGTTTTAGCTACTTTAGGCAGATTCGCCCAACCACCATCCTCAAAATAGCTACCAAATGTTGTGCGTACAAGGTTCCCGTACCCGAAGACCAGTCCCAAACTGTCAACACCTACTTCGTCGAATCCTGCCCGAATAGCAGCACGCGCTATGGGGCAATTAGTGCCGTCAGAGCACACGCCTTGAGCAATGTCTTTCTTAGTGACGTTAATCTCTACTGTTACCACGTTTGTCTCCTTTAGTAGGAACCAACTCCAGCTTTTCTGGGAACAAAGCCTTCACATCATCCAAGTGAAGACACTCCTTTAGGTTAGGGCAGGGATCAGAGACGGATGTAATAGCCAATTTCCCGTTGCAGTAATCGTTGCCAGCTACGGCATCATAAAGAATGCCTACTGTAACGTGACCACTATACGGCGAAATGTGAACTATTTTGTCCCCGTTCTTAGCTTCTTTTCCATTTGCGTAGTGCATTGTTCTCCTTTTCAAAACTACTGAAATCTAGTACGACCCCGCTTCAATGACAGGCTCTGGAGCCCCGCCAACGCCCGCCACAGCAGGTGTCGGCATAGACTGGTCAATCTGTGCTTCGACGTACTCCTGTTCGGCGTCGTCGGTAGCGCGGGTGAACATCTCCTGCAAGGCTGCGACTTTGTTGTTGTACATCTTCGCAAACCTCTGCCGGACATCTTCGTTGGTGAACGGCGTACGACCTTGCTTGATTTGCAGGACGTAGAACGTTCCCGAGCTATTGACCAGCTTGTGCGATTTGATATGCAGCATGAAGTCGTACATGCCGATGTTGACTGGCTTGAACTCCTTGCCTGCCGCTATCGCTTCGGCTTCGTCCATCGCCGCCTTGTCCATGATGGACTGGATTTCTTGTTGAATCGAGCGGATGGAGCTTTTGACTTCCTTCAACGACGCCCCGCCAGTGTTCAAACGGAGAACCTTGAAGGTCAGCTTGTCGAGGAACAGTAGTTCCAGCTTCTCGTCGCACTTCGGCTTCAGTGCCTGTAACGTGGACTGCGGTGCTCCACGACGTTTGGCCGCAGAGTATGCGTTCCAGCTAGACATCTTGCAGGTCTTACACGACTGCGAGGGCGGATTTGCAATGGAGTCAGCGGGGACAATGCCGTCGTTAGAACGGCAAATAGGATTCGCGCCAAACTCCCCATCAGGAAATAGAACACGCTTGGTCTGTGCTCCGATTGGAATGGCGAACAGTTCGGTTACGTGCTGTCCCGAGGACTTGCTGCGGAATTTACCAGGTTCGGCTCCTTCGGCGCGGGTGGTGTTCTGCACCAAGTCAACCTGTTCGATAGTGATTTTCTGCTCAAATCCGGCCAACCCACCATCGAGTTTAACGAGGGAAGAACCCTGCGGTTGTGCTGGAATCAAAGATGTGCTCATATTTCTCCTTCCCTGAGTAGGGACATTTATGATTGTGTCATACTTCTGGTGTGAAGTCAACTGCTTTGTGTGTATCTAGGAAATAACCACACCAAGCGCAGCTTGTGGCCGGTTTCCCGTCGTATACAGCAGGTAGTGGTTTGTGCTTGCCGCGGACTTTGCCTTGGTAGTCCAGACCCCAGCACTCTACTTCAGGGGCTTCATTGGACAAAGAACTTCAAGCCTAATTGGTACTTGATAACGTCCAATTCGTGCCGCTGAATTACGACTTGTTCTGTCTCGTAGCTGCAAGGAGCGGAAAATCCACAATCGCAAACTAGATAGTAGGAAGTATGCCCTGTGCAGCCGTGGCTTCCACAATCATCAAGACTATTTTCCTCACCATGAAATATGTGGTATTTGTTTACTAAATTACCTTCTCCTCGCGTTGGCGGTGCGGCTACATCAACATATTTAGTCATTGTGGACAAACTCCCATCGGAATGAATGTGTTTCGCATCAACGGCTGGCTCACTACTTTCAGGTAGAAAAACGTTCCCGGCTTTATTGCAAACTGCGTCAAATCCAGTCCATTCGCCGATGGAGCCAAGTCAATCAACAGCTTCAGGTTGAACCCGTCGATGCTGGTGAACACGGAGTAGTGATGGATACTGAGCAGGGAACCGCCGCCCGACCGAACGATAGAGATAGCCCTGCCGTCGCACGTAGCATCCACGCCTAGACAGGTATCTACTCCCTTACCGGGGTCGGTTTCGTCAATCTCAATGCTGGCCGGGGTTACGCCCAGAGCCACCATTGCGTGGTTGACCAGCTGTACTTCCGACAAGTAGCGAAGTCCGCAGTCACCGCTGAATGCGGAGATTCGCACAGTCGGCACAGTGGGAGAATGGTTCACCGTGACTGGCCCGTTGTAATAGGGAAACAACGCGGCTGGGGGAACGTTACTGACGCGGTTCTCACGTTCTTGGTGCAGGGTTGTGGTTGTAAGTGCTAGGAGGGCGACTAGGAGTAGCTTCATTGCTTCAGGTACCCCGTACCACCACATTTCCAGCACAGGTGAGAATAGGCTGGGTCGCAGGAGCACTCTAGGGGCGGAGTAGGAGTAACTGGCTTCTCTACCCGCACATACCCGTCTCCGTTACACTTCAAGCATTCATCGGTATGTTCCCTGTCGCAACTGCACTTTACCACTGGTATCATCCCAAAGAAAGACGCATGGATATACTTCAATTTCTCTGTGTTGGCTTCAACTAAAGGGATTAGTTCCTCCATACTGCGATTTATCTTTTCCCACCCTTTAATAATCTCGGCCTCTTCGCTTGCTGTGGGTTCTCTCATTGCACTAACTCCTTTCCAGCTTTCTTCGCCTCTTTGAGTAACTGTTTGGCTTCTTTGTCGCGCTGCTTTTCGGCTTCCTTGGCGGCTTTGGCTGCTATTTTTTCGGCGGCCTTCAACGCTTTGGCAGCTTCTTCCTCGCGCTTCTTGTTTTCAGACTCGGCTTGGCGCAACGCTCTGGCCTGCGCTTTACGTAAGGCTTCGGCCGCGTCTGCATCTGCTCGTGCTGCTTTTTTAATGGAGGACTCAAGGTTACGAACCATGCGTTCGGATTCTTCTATCTCTTGAATCCGTTCGTACGGGGTAGTGAGGCCGAGGAACGCGGCGAAGTCCTTCGGCTGGTCAGCGTTGTCGAGGAAAAACGCTTCGAATTGACCATCCTCTTTTCCCAATTTGACAACGATGCGCCCCTGTAGGGAACGTTGTGGGAACAACACTCCGTAGCGTTTCTCTACCGATTCCCAGAATTCGTTGTCGTCTCCGTACTCCTCCATCCAGGATTCCAAGTAGGCGGCTAATTGCAGCCTGTACTCGGGATAAAGACCCTTAGAACTTTTCCAATCTGCGATAACTATTAGGTTTTTGTAGGGTTTAGCGCAGCACTCTTCGTTATCGCAGGAATCAACCAGTGCAATGCAATCAAACGTTCCAGCGAACAGCCACTGCTTGGAAAATGTTTTGTTTTCGACGCGAACGGCCCTGTAGTTGTGCGCCAACATCCAATTGACCCCTGCTTTACAGCAATTGCGTACCGTCTCGGTATGGGTTTCGGCTGCGGCTACGCGCTTAGCTCTCAAATCGTCGTCTGCTACGCTTAAATCAGGAGTGATGATAGGCAACGGAAGTTGCCCAGAATCCCACACGGCGTGTATGGTTGTCCGCTGGTTGATAGCTAACTTTTGCAAGTCCTCTAACCATTGATGAGCTTCGTGCCCCACATCTAAAGCGTGCTGGCTGATTCTGCGATATTCTGCTTTAGACTCTGTGACCCTGCTAACAAACTCATCAAACGTCATTGGAGGTAGGTAACGAACGTCGCCACCTACATAAGTGTCGCCCTCCATCATTGCAATAAGACAATCGGCGGCTTCCCTAACAGCCCAAGGAACCAAATTAGGTTTGTTCAAAACCCCAGTGACCGACGTTACGCCAGCTACCCCAGTCAATGCCCCGTCACGCATGACGAAATAGGAATGCTCTTGATCGTTATAAATGAGTTCTACCGTTCCTCGATAAAGAGGGTAGCTAACAGTGGTCTTTTCTTCTGGTTGCAATAAAGATTCAATGCTACCTAACTTCATACTGAGTACACCCATTGTTTAGCTCCTCTTTTTCAATATGCCTGCCAAGTCGCATCATGACGTTCCTCACCAAAACGTGCCCCGCCGCGCCTGCCGCGTCTCATCGCGCTGCGCCTCACCCGAACTCACCGCTACCTGACTCACCGCAACCGGCCTTACCATAACTGCCTTACCGTAACCTGTCACTCCCGACCTAGCCTACCGCTCCATGACTGCCGCAACGGGACAGGTCTGGCCCCGCCTTGTCGCGCCCGACCAGAACCGGCCTCACCTTGTGTGCATCGGCACAACTCAAAAATACAAGCAAAACATGTGTAGTGTCAACAGAAAACTGTCAACTGCGTGTTCTAGTTCTACATTATGTACTCAATACGCGCTTTCTTCGGAACATCATACTGAGCGTTAATGGCGGCGCACTGCTGTTCTAACCATTTGGTAAAGTCACCAGCGCACTTTTCATAATCAGCCATAAAAGTTTCAATATCTTCTACTTCCTTCTTCGTCAATTGCGAGGTCACAGGCGAGACTTCACACTGTTTATTAAGCAGCTTGTGTATTAGCATTTTAATTAGCTTCATTTTGCAGCAACCCCTTCACTTCTTGGTACAGAGAGCGTAACCGCGCTTCCAACGGCCCTCCACCGGTGTGTCCCAGATACTCGGCGGCTTGCGCTATTGCTTCCCAGTCCAAACCACGTAACTTGGAGAACTTAGAGTCGGCGGCTTCCAAATCGCTGTTGTCTTCATTTAGCTCATCCTCCCAGTACCCGCCGTTCCACTGGTCGTGATTGCCCGTCAGAACCTTGTAAGGATTGTTCAGATGGTGCTTGCCATCTATTGCGGCTTGGCGTCCTTCGTCGGTAGCACTCATAGGTCGATGATCCTCTCTTCTGCAAGGCGGCGTTCATATTCCGCACAGTCTGCGTCTAACAACTCGGTCAGTTCTTCGTCCCATTCGTTCATAGCAGCCTCCAAAAGGAAACGGGGAACACATAGCTTGCGGATTCCTATTAGCTACGTGTACCCCTTTTCGGCTGTCTCGCTAGCTGCCCTGTGCCCAGACGGTTATCCAGACACGCAACCCTACGACGGCGGCATCACGAGGAGATTCCGCGTAGGGTCAATGTTGATGACTGGGAATATCGCATCCCGGCCGCCTCCTATAGCTTTTATGAGGATACAACAGGAAGATGTGTAATGTCAACTACAAAAGGCGGGAATTGCAATCTCCGGCCAAACTATGGTGCTCCGATCCCCAGCAGTAACACATACGCTAAAATTGATTTCATGGATTTTCCTTAATTGGTTCGCATTTTTCGCCCACTTTGCATATCGTCATATAACCGGGTTTACCACCGCCGCAGCGCCGGTTGCGGTGCGCCAGGCTCCTCCACCCCGCGCTTAACTCCGCAGAAACAAAATACTCCAGGGAAAATGCACTCTCGGCATACCGAGTCATGAGCCGGATGTTGACATTTTGAGCATTGTGCAGGCTCCTCCACCCCAGCTCCGCCCACTTTCACGTAATAGGGATTCACGCTTCCGCATGTCGGGCATTCATCGGGTCGTGGCGGCTCCTGCTGTCCCCCGGCGCACTCGCAATTAGCACAATCTGTTGAATGCTCTACATGGTCTCCGTAGCATGGGCAATCTTCGTCGTGTTCTTCTGCCAAGACGGAATCCAGATCGGCTTCGGCTTCGACGTATGCCATTTCGCATCGAGAGCAACTTACGCCGCCTAATGAATCGTGCTCTCCTTCGTGCCTTCCGCGAGTTTCTCGAAATTTTTTAATCGCGGCGAGCGGCTTACTGTCTTCGCTATCCATCGGCTCTCTCCTTCGCTTTTTCCGCCCAAATTGGAGCGAATTCTTTGGCGAATTCCGTGAAATCATCTTGCAAATTACTGATGTGTTCGCAGATGTCGCAACTTGTGAAAGTTTCGCCCAAAGCGTCGTGATCTACCTCTTCGTCGTCGGCTTCTGACCGTTTAATGGCCTCAACTAATGCTAGGAATCGCTCAGCGGCTTTGCGCCACTGTTCGGGCTGAAAATTGAAGTGTGACCAATGTGTGTAAATTTCCTCGACGATTAAAGGTGTCTCTTCGCTATCCATTAGAGCCTCCCCGTTTCCGTAAACCATAATTGATTGCTGCCCTAATGATCCCTATGGTCTGGTTGTAAGACTCCGCTATCGCCTTGACTGAATCCCCGCCTCGTCTCCGAGCTTTGATAAAGTTGAGCGAAATTCGCGTTCCCCGAATGCAGACTTGGCCAAACATAACCTTGGGATTGCGGGAAAAAGGGCTATCCATTAGAGACTCTATCCTTCGGCGGGTAGGCCACAGGCATCCAATGTGACACAACTCGTGTCAAATCAGTATTTGTGCCGGACTCGTCGATAAATTTCCCGCCCTCGAATGTGGCGTTTTCTTCGGCTACGGTGCCGTGTACCATAAAATTCCACACGCGAACACGCTCGCCAACCTCCGGCAATTTTTCGCTCAAGATAAGATCGCTCGCCAATTTCTCAATTTGCTGTTCTCCAATATGCGTTCTGGCTGCTGCGCTTTCCATTCGCGGCTCGCTATCTGACACTTGAGAATCTCCTTCTGGATGGCGGATTTCCTACCACGTCCAACAATACACCAAAATCAGGTGCAATGTCAAACGAATTAAGCGCACAGTCTGCGTTTTATACGACTTTGCGCTTCTTCTTCACGGAGGTTTTGTCGGCGTACCCTCTTCCCTTCAGTTCCGTATACATCTCGTTAAGAGCGTCAACTCTTCCGTTCCAGAATGAACGCCACGCTACATCGGGTAGTACGAACATTTGTTCCCTAGCTTCTCGGTAGCGGCGTAGAACCTCACATACAAACGCACGGTCTGCGATAATCACACTACCCTCCTTTTCTTCTTTATCACGCCGTTAGCCCCGACCGAACCAATGCTCTTCAACGGACTCACCCGCGTGTGCTCTTGGGAAACCGACGTGAGCTGATTGGCCATGTGGACGTAGATCATCAGCGTCTCCAACGTCTTGTGCCCTGTAATCTGTTTCAGGTTATGTAGACTCCCGCCGTTCACCAGATAGTGCGTACAGAAGTAGTGGCGAACCACGTGACAACTCAGTTGCCCACCATCTCCCTTACCGAGTCCCGTCAACTGCCGTTGCTTATTGAAGGTCTGCTGGATGGTGTTGGGCGTTATCCGACCGCCGAACCGATTGACGAACACATAGTCGTTCTTGGCATAGCGTTCGCGGTCTCTCAACCAACGACGCATGGCCGGCACGAACGCATCACTCACTGGAACTATGCGGCTACCTGTCTTGCCTTCCTCGGGGATGATTATCTGGGCGGGGTTGCCATCCAGCTTCAAATGGCTCAAACGCATATGGCAAATCTCGCCAATGCGCGGCCCACAATCCAGCATCAGAGAATGAATGACGTAATCTCTCAGTCCCCAACGTACCGCCGTGTTCCACGAGTTTAGAAACTGCATCATCACTTCGACGGTCGGTATCCAAGTCCGGCCTTTGCCTTCCGGCATAGAGGGAAGTGTGTCAGCGAAGGACTTCATCTTAGCCAGCTTGCACTCAGGGTCAACAGCTACCCACTTGAAGAAAGTTCGCAAAGCGCGAAGATTCTTGTGGCGGGTAGCAGGTGCCCACGGTTTCTTGTTCACCCACTCCATGTACGCGAGGATGTGAGCGTTGGTGAGTTCGTTGTAATGAGTCAGGCCACGCTTCTCCATGTAGGGAATGAAGCGGTCGCCTATCTCGAAGTGGTACTGCTCAATGGTGCGCTCTCGGTTTGGCTTCTTGGCACCGTAGTTTCCAACTCGGCGGCTGCGTTCAAACAGGGTTAAGGCTTCCTGCCAGCCCATGCCTTTATCGGATTTGCCAGTGTCGAAGGCGTGTTTGAACGGGGTTACTTTCGCGGAGGCCATCTCATGCACCTGCAACATTTTCGTCCAACAATTGTTGAGTCAAGGCAACAACATCATTGTGTAAAACGGTAAAGGCTTCTTGCTTAACCTTATTGGGGGAGTTCTCTATCAACAATTCCAACATTCCACGTAGATTGTTGAGTAATTCAAGGTCTTGTATTAACTCAGTCATAGTTAGCCTTTGGCAACACGAATAGCCTGCTCCGCAATGAGTCGTATTGTCGGGTTGTAAACCGCGCCGGTATCCTTTAGGCGGATTAGCCGCAATTCCTCAAGTAGTCCTTCCAATGCTTCCAACAGTTGCGGAGCTGCTGAGATTAGAAGGGCATTGGCCAACGACTCAGCATCCACTGCGCCTTTGCCATCTTCGACATCAGGAATATCGGCAAGCCTAACTGGTTGATTGTTGTCCAGTGGAGCAGCGGCGAGAATAGCCAATTTACCATTGATGCAGAAAGGTAATCCCTTATCCGTCTGTACCCACCACGGCCCCGAAGTGTGCTTTTCCATGTCGTTTTTCCTTTGCAAGCGGCAGACTCGGCGTCATTAGCCACATGTGATTGACTATACACACAACTGTATCAGTTTGCAACCGCTATATTCTATGCAGGACGATATGCGTATTTATTGGGAAATCCCTGTAAACCAAGGAATACAAGTTACGTAGGAGAAACAACAAGCAACTGAGTTGTGTGCATGTACACAGGCTTCTTGGGAAGCTGGCGTTCTACCGCTGAACTACTCCCGCCTTTGTATTCAATGACTTACAGATTTCCGCGTTATTTTACGCCTTGCAAGCGGTATCCTTCAAGCTGTGAGGTGTAGCAGCCTCATGCGTACGATTTCTCCATGTTCTCAAAAATCTCTACGCCCTCGCCATAGCCTAGCGATTCCAGAACTTCACACATCAGGCTATCGGCCTGAAGGTGAGCGGCTTTTGCATCGCTGATTAGGCGCATCATCTGAGCAAACTCTGCGGGGGTCATTGTCTTTGTTTTAGGCATCATTCCCTCCTAAGCATTCCCTGCATTCCATAGGCTCTTTCATGTGACGGCAGACGGTTGCGCCGGGTTTGCTGCCATCGTGTGCAGCGGCCTCGGCAACGTCGCGGGAGAAGAACTCGCACTGGTAGCAATACCAACCGTTGCGTTCGTCTCCATTTACGGTGTGCCTCTCGTTTTTAGACAACGGCGACCTCCTTCATTTTTCCCCCTTACCCCATCGTTTCAGCAGTTCATTGGCGGTTTTAATGCGTAGTGCTCGGTTCGGGTCTTTACCAACCATCTGCAAATAGTCGGCCAGAATTTCTCCAAGCACACTGAACTGCTTGGGAGATATACATAACGTCTGTTTACGCAACGACGGCCTCCTCGGGTTCGGCAACTTCGCCAACAATGCACGGCCCTGTACCAAGCGGCTGATAGCAGTCCGCACATTTGCAACGACACTCCACGTAAGCATCTGGCCCGTCATCGGGAGCGTGCATCCATTCTCGATAATCGCCCCAATCGTCGGCCCATTCGCCTATCTCTTCGCCACAGTGTTTACATGCGGTTTTCGTCATTAGGCTCTCCCTACAATAATTGGGTTCTTAGCGGAACTGTTGTCAATTATGCAAATCTCGCCGCGACTCAGCAAGGCCAACACATCAGGCAAATAACGCGGATGCACTCGAACCGTGCCTCGTTTTGCAACGAGGTCAAGGATGATGCCAGCAACGGATTCGTATTCAAGCATTGACAACCTCCACCTCCTCTCGCGCCATGTCTTGCTCAAGGTCGCGGCGCTGATATTCCTGAAGGGCGGATTTTGCCAACCCCAATTCTACCCTCAAATCCGCCAACTCTTGCGCGACCTCTTGCGACACCGATACAAACGTCACGGTATCCCCGAGAGCCAGGTTGTCAGTGTTCTGGACGGCTAGAGCGTTATAAACAAAGCTGGTGGCGGCGGGAAAGCGCAAGCGCACAGTGTGCGCGTTGTTCTCTCCGAGTTCTACAGCGATAACTTTGGCGGTCAGTGGTTGCATAGTTCTCCCTTCGACTGCTTTTGTTGGTTTGAGTTGTGGGCGGGGTTTTGTTACGGAATAATCTGATGGTGCTTGTCGTACGACTTGGTATTTAGATAATCCTTGTCACCAATTTCATCCACTACGAAACTCTCGATGTCATCAGCGTATTCGCCTTGCTTGAAATCATACTCCAAGTCGGTATACCTCACGGCTTTCTGAATTGCTCCCTGTTGGCTCTTAGCTTCTACCTCGACGGGAACGCGGACAACAGCATAGATGTGAACGCGGTATTTCATTTAACCCTCCTTGACTTGCGGTTTGTCTTGCACGTACTCGTCAATCATGTGCTCCGCTATTTCGTACCAGTTCACCTCAGACATGGCGGCGTTCAACAAGTCGGAAAATACGCCTTGCAGTTCTGGCGCGGCTTCCTCGTGCTCCTCTTTGAGACGCTCGGACAAATCCAGCTTGGCCCGTTCCTCTTTGGAGAACGGCTTCTCGGCCTCGGCTTCTTCATAGGTCTCGCCAGCCACTTCGCCCCAATAGCGGTAGCTGCCTTCTTCGTTGTCCATCCAGAGATTGACCAGCCAAGTCTCATAATTCCACCAACCATTGTATTCTTTGTGGTTCATGGTTTCTCCGTATCATCAATCCAGTAGCGACCGCCATCCCACGGGCCACGCTGGTTTGCGTTTATCCTATTAAGGGAGTTGCACATCTTTTGTGCTGCCTCTAAGCTGTCGGAACCCCAACGTACAACCGCATCCTCTAACGGACTGTCCAGTATTTTATACCTCGCGTCAGGTTTCAAAACACCCACCAGTTTCCGCCGTAAGACTTCCGCACATCAGCACGGCTGATTCGCTGATGCGTCTGACCATCCGTACAAACAACACTGTCTCCCTCTATGGCTTGGACTGTCAAAAAGCTAAGGCCGGATTTCCAGCCGGCCCTCGTTATAACGTGGATTACCTCTCCAATGGGCGGCATTATGGTTTCTCCTTCTCAGAATCCAACATCATGGCCGTAACACTCATACGAGCAATAAAAGTGATGCTCTACTGGGCACCCTGCGGATTTTTCCACTTCCTTACCGCAGTATTCGCAGGTGTAGGCATCCCCAAATACATCATCTTGGCAGTTCTGACACAAACCACTTAAGCAAAACTCATGGTATGACGCCTTGTCTTTGAACGCAGAAATGTTACTTTTGCAAACAGGACATACGCCTATTACTACGGCCATGTAACCCTCCTATGTAATCGCTGGAATCTCTTGATGTCTGGCGGGGTCTACAACAAAGCCAAACTTACCTTTGACCGCGTATTCCTCAGCAGGGACTAGGAAATACTTCCTGCATGGGCGGCCACAGTCATTCTCCCTGTTGCCAACCACGGCAGTAACCCCGACCATCCCTTTAGGAACGGCGGGATGCCAATGTCCCCACGCGGCCACAGCTATCCAATCCTGCGCATGGTCTGCGTAAAACTGGCGTTTGTCTTTCTCATAGGATTGGCCGGGTTCCAAAGTGACGGCATAGAACTTCTCAAACTCATCAGGGAAGTAACCCGAGAATACCTCCTTGGCGGCCTCGCGTTCCTTGTCATCAAACAACTCAGGGAACACGGCTACCACCTTGGCGTAATCGCAATCTTCCTCGTACCATCCTGATTCTTGCCGCATATACTCAGGGATGAGCTCGTTGAGTTTGCTGGATACCTTGATTCCTCCATGCGACGGGGTACCGTAAAACGTGATTCCCGGCGCGATTTTGTGGGTATGGTCGGACTTGCCCCACGGTGTGCTAGTTGCCATTGTTTGGTATCCTCTCAATATGTTCTGCAATAACCGATCGCCAATAGTAGGCCGGAAATAATCCCGACCACCATCCAGAAGATTGCCAGTTGTACGCGGGTACTACCTAGAGTAGCCATTATCTGTTCACCATTTCTTGTGGGAAATTAAGACTCGCATATTGTCCGTACAGTGCTTGTGCGGCGGAGTCGTATGCTTCGGCGGCCTCCCTTTCATTATCGTAATAACCTAAAGAGTGATAACGCCCGTCAGCCTTGATTTGAGCTACCCACTTCAAATCCCGTATGTGCCAACAAACACCTTTGTAAATCGACGTTGCGGTTTTGTGTTTCCTACGGTTCATGCCGTTCTGAGAAGTGCTAGCTACTCGGAGATTTGGCCGCTGATTATCAAGTCCATCTCCATTTATATGGTCAACCTTGATTCGGCCATCGGTAACGTCCATAATTACGCGATGCATTTTAATCATCCGCTGCTTACCATTAGCATCTCTCGCTGTAGCCCGTTCTGCGTAGTAAGTGTTATTCACCTTGTGGGCACACCATTTGAACGTATTAAGATGCGCATAGTCTTTGTCGCTTACTTGTGCAAACAACCCTTGTGTCAGTGAGATTAGTTTCATAAGTGTGTTAAAACCGTTCTGCATCTTCCCGGCAATCCCCATCGAACTCAGCGAAGTGCAAACCACCGCAGCAACCGCACTCCTCAAGGATGTCGATGTGTTCCTCGATTACGTGATCGCGGTAATCTTCCAGTACCATCCACGCTGGCCCTTCAAATGAAACACGGTTACAGGCGGGGCAAGTGTGCTCTACTATCTGGGACTCAGGCACACGGCCTAAAGGATGTTCGACAAAGAATCCGACTCCAGGTCGCATGTTAGTTCTCCGTACCTTTAGCGATATGAATAGCCTTTCCAACAGTCGCACACGCATTGTTAAGCTGGAATGTATCGCGGTTCTGTATAGACTTAGGGAAATACTGACGGGCAAGGTTAAGTATCTCTTGCGCATACTCCAATGCTTGGAGCATTTGGGGAGATGCGGCCATAAGACGGGCATTAGCCTCTACTTGTTCACAGGCTGGGAAGCACACCGCTATTTCTTGGTCGAATTGACTGAATACAGCATTTCCAGCACGAATATATGCAATGTCAGACGCCTGTTCATTATCGTGCGATACCGTCCACGGCCCCGGCGTATGTGTAACTGTCTTAGTTTCCATTTACTCTCCTATATAAAACCAAGTTGATTCAGCTTTCCCGGCTTTGTGTAATCTTCTTTCATGTGGCAAGTACCCCAACCCATGAACCACGCCCGACCATCCTTGCTATCGGCAATGTGTAAAGCCTTGTCCACATCTGCGAGTGCTTCCGCGTGTGTCTGGTAAGGGCCGGCCATCAGCCAGGATTGTCCACCATCTTGGCAGCTAACGTAGTAACGCCCGTCAGGTGGGCAGATTTCAGGGCTGCAACCATGTTCGCAAGTGCGTTCCATTAGTACGCCTGCGCTTCCTCTTTGCTCAGAAAAAAATGAATTCCGCCAGAGCATTCGTTCCAGCGATCTTCATCCCACTTATTGCAGCGGACGATTTTACCCACTCGATATTCGGTCTTTTGATCGTGTGCACTGATGCCTACATCTGCCCCGTGAACCTCCAAGACTTTTACGTATTCGGCCCTGCATTTTCGCCCATATGCGTTGCTGCGCTTGGCTTTTGAACCGACAGCGAGTTTTACTAACACCCCATTCATGCATTTCTTCCAGCCAAATAGCGGCCCATCTTGGGGAAGAATTGAGGTTCGCAGCAGCACTAGCTCACTGTTCTTTACTTCTTTTAGGTTTGCTCCGTACAGGTCTGCGCCGGACAGGTTTGCTCCGTACAGGTCTGCTCCGTACAGGTTTGCGCGGGACAGGTTTGCTCCGTACAGGTTTGCGCGGGACAGGTTTGCTCCGTACAGGTTTGCGCCGGACAGGTTTGCGCCGTACAGGTTTGCGCGGGACAGGTTTGCTCCGTACAGGTCTGCTCCGTACAGGTTTGCGCCGTACAGGTTTGCTCCGTACAGGTTTGCGCGGGACAGGTTTGCTCCGTACAGGTTTGCGCCGGACAGGTTTGCGCCGTACAGGTTTGCGCGGGACAGGTTTGCTCCGTACAGGTCTGCTCCGTACAGGTTTGCGCCGTACAGGTTTGCGCCGTACAGGTTTGCGCGGGACTTAACCGCCGCGACAACAGCCTCTTTCAATGTTTCGCCTTCGTAGGTGAACAACACTTTTCCCGCCCAATGCTTAATCTCAAACTTTATTTTCACGTAATTCTCCTTAGAATCTGTAGCTCTCTACCTGTTTGACGGTTACAGTCCGCGCTATAACCCGCGCCGAAGTAACCACCTGAAAATCGCCCGACCTTTCCTTGATTTCCTGTTTAGTCGGGTTATGGTCGAAGTTGTACTCGGTACTGGCCTTACATCCTTGCCAGATAATGCCGTTAACCTTGGCTATGTACGTTGTCATTAGGCGGCCTCAATCCTTTCGCGTTTCAAACGTCGGCGCACAGGGTATTCCGGTTGATTCTCGCTGTATTCCTTTACAGAGCGCTGTGCATCTCTCCAATTATCTTCCGCGTTTACTTCTTCCCACCCGTATTCTCGCCCTGTGTACTGCTGGATGCTGTAATAGTCGCGGGTTTTGCGCTGGTATGCCATGATCTACCATCCTTTACTGTTTCCGCATGATATAGCGGAATTGCTGTCCTTCTTCGTGCTTTATAGCTCGGTAGGACTTCAACATCCGTATTGCTGTCTCACGCGGGAGATTTCCCGCCAGAGGAGACGGATTACCAGTGTAGTTACCGTCAGAATTGTCAAAGGAGACTATCTGATACAGGACTTCGCCCTTGCTATTCTTCATAGCCCTACCATCCTTTCGCACACATACACGTCTGTATCCTCGTATTCCTGGTAAGGAACAGGGCTGACCATCCTTGCACGGGCGGCATCTGCTCTACCAGCAGCGCGGCATAGTGACCACGTTAGAAACGCAAACAATCCGGCTAGAGTGCTCATTACTGGTATCATTGGCGGGTTTCCTTATCCAGAGCTGTCCATCCTTGGCAAATCCAAGCATGTTTAGAGCGAACCGCGAGAGGCCCGAATCGTTCTTCCCACTCCCAACTATTCGCCGTTCTCATTGTGAACAGTGCGTATGCCGCTATTACCGCTTCACGTTGGGGTAAACAGAATCCATACTCATCCTTTGGGTAATCGGGATGCCGTACTGTTGTGCTATACATGGCTGACCATCCTTGTCTTGGGCGGGTTTGTGGCAATGAAAAACCCCGCAGACTGTGCGGGGCTGGCCATCCTGTCAAACGCGGTTATTACTTCCGGCCACCATTAGGCCCACATTCACCCGCGATATACGAAAGCCATCTCTCGCGGTTAAAGGCGGGATTGCGGGATTTGCAAAACTCCGCCAGCATGAAGATTTGCTCATTGGAAAACCGGCCAGGAAATGCACGGATAGAATCCGCCAATGCAATGAAGTCTTTTTTAGACATGGGTAACCATCCTTACCGTTTGCGATATTGTGCATTGAGGTAGAGCTGTGCCGCCTGCCGCCAATAGCTTCGCCTTGCCTTCTGGAGTGCCGGCCCTAAAGTGTGCAATTGCCAGTACGCGGGATGCTTCAATAAACTCTTTTAGTGACATAGGGTGACCATCCTTTACTCGCCGGAGTCTGGTAGTCCGTACTGTTGGTTGGGTAGTTCCACATACCCGATATACGTTAGGTCAAACGGTTCTCCGGCATTTCCTAATCGTGCATACTCGTCTGCCCATCCTTCTTTTTCCGCTTCCGCGTAATCCTCATCCGAAACAAGGCAACTATTCATCCTGTCAGCGTCTACCGCTTCGTCTAGCGCATCCTGTAAGTGGCTAGCATACACAATGGCGAGTGTACCGTATTCATTGTGAATTAGAAACGGGCGCACACGTTAGGCACCATGAAAGCCTGTGACGGGCAATCTTTCGCTTGGTTGAATATCGACCGGACATCTTCCGCGAATGATCTGGCGGATATTTCCGGCAGGGATGCGATTAGGCTAGTTCCGCGTGATACTCGGAAGATGCCTTTGAACGGGTCATGCTGTACAGTGAGCATATGCGGTTTGCTCCTCTGGATGGCGGGTTTTAGAATCCCGCCTTATTGAATTACTACGTAGGCGCACACTGTGCGGCAGGTTCTCCGCGTATGCGCCTATGACCTAGCTATTTCCCATTAAAGGGAAAACTCGTGTATTTCATACGCGGTAAATTCCCGCGCTGAACCGTCCGATGCAATAAAACGCCCTGGGTTACTTTTGCTAGTTCCACAAGACAAATATTGAAGTGACGAAAGATTAAGAATGTTTGTTCCTGCTAACTGCTCTACAGCCTTGTAAATATTAGGCGCGGTAATAACTTTTCCAGTACTCCGACCGCGATTACATCCCCGTTCCCAAACATGGTATTCCGGCATAGTGTCCCCTTACAGCCAATCTGAGGTGTGCTCATCTTGGCTAGCTATGTTCAAAGCCGCCATAATCAAAACTTGCTCTAGGGTAAAACCGTGAATTGTTATATAGAACATGGGAGTTACTCCTTACCTGCGCGGCCAACTATCCGCAACGCTTCTACTAGCCAAGGTCTACCCGCAGTATCGTATTTATGGTACGCAGAAGTAGCCTCTACAATATTGTGTAATGCTTTGACGTAAGGGAGACATTTGTCAAACTGTTCCCATTCCTCAGTAGTTAATGCGCGTGTAGGATTAGGTTCTAGTTGCGCGGGTAATGGGTACCCGCAGGTTAACTGATGGTGAGCACATCCGTAGTCGATGCGCTGCCATTTATTCAGGCATTTAGAGCAAGTTACATACGTGTAGCGGTGATCGTATGCCATGATTACCTCACAATGTGCTTACTCTTGCACTATGTACATTGGCGCGGAGTGTTGCCACACATCCAGTAGGTTGCTCGCGCCGGATTCACTTTGTTACGCCATCCAGCGTAATGCTGAATAGCGTAATAGGTTGCTCGCCGGCGATTCTCTTTTCTGTATTCCGCCATAGGTACAGAATGCAAGGTAAAAACATTCTGTTATGCTTTGCCCAGTGGTCACAGTGGCTTATTCTGCTATTCTCTGCAATGGGTCGCGTTTATGCGCTTTGGTCTGTCCTCATACAATCGCCAGAATGCCAGTGAATGCTGCCCTGTAGCTTGAGCTTAAGATTGGTATCCTCATCCGAGCATCCAATCACGTACGCTTGCTATTGCGTAACGTGCTAGTCATTGCGCTATTGGCGAACTATCGCGGAATGTCGCGTATTACCTACATTCCACTTGGCGGGATTAAACTGTTACTCGGCAGCGATTATCGGCATACTGTGAGCTGAAGCTAATTGCGCTCACCGCTTGCGGCTTTCGGACTCCAAACCATATGAACGGTACACTGTCCGCAGGTCACGTCCTAAACTCACCGCGCCATCGTCGCCTAGTGTCAAACCCTAGTAACGCCAGCTTTGAACTAGACTGTTGGTGAGAGTACAGGCTTTACGTCCTATGCCTGCGACGATTACTCGGTTCGTTGTAGCACTCTCGATGTCAATTAGCAGCTTTCAGAATCTCTTGATTCTCTGCTACTCGCTTGCTGTAACCCGCTTGCGATGATGTGAAGTTAAACCTGTTAGGATTGGATGTCAACAGAAAAGTGTGGAATCACAAAAGAAAAGTGTAAGTGGATGTATTGTCAGTCTGTTGTGTAGACAATAAAAAGATGTGTCTGGTAGTTATGCACAGGTTTTCCACAGGCACATATTCGCTATTCGGGAATAGCGAACGCAGAGTGTGCGAATCCTGGTGAGCGCATATACATATGTAGAAAACCTGCACCACGATCGCCGGCCTATGCCAGAGACACCAGTAGGTACAGTAGCAGGTTAGAGCTGTACAGTGGGGTTTACATTGTTTAAACAGTGTTGCTGTACACGATACGTGTACGTTCGGTAATGCTGAACACTACTCCTGTTTGTTTCTCACTGTCTCAAACTTATCTGTAGGCAAGGTTATAGACTACGGCGTACCCACTCTCAAACAATATCAATCACGTAAAACCCAGTCTCCAACCTCATCCAACTACGTAAACCCAGTCCCACTAGGTCTTCGCAGCGTCTCTTACCTAGTTTCATGTAGTTATTACATGGTAGGGTCATGGTTGGGCGGGGAAGGAAGGGGAGATTACGGGGTGGTTGACGGGTCTAATACAACGTTTCCAACCCATTTATACACATCTAACTAGGTTATAACTGAGTCACTTACGAAGTTACCGACCTGTCACCCATCCTATGAAAGCCACAGTAGTCATAGGGATACGCCGCTAGGAACGACAGATAGAGCCGGGATGAGGTCTAGGCACACCTACGCTCTGCTAACTCGTTGTAGCAGCGTAGACCCCGTTCCTCCCAGTGCTTTTCTCATCCTGTGCAAGCTAGTGAACCTTCACTGGGCGGGAATATGTGTTGGGCGGAGTTCAGAGAGCGAGGTATACCACATATGGGTATAGACTGTAGAAATGTCTATATGTAGGGGGAGGGGTATTGCAGGAGGGTAGTATACAGTTAGAAGAAGTGTAACTCTATTCCACGCTCTTATGGGCGGTAAGAACGGTTGCCCCTGTTCACTCTACAACTGGCCAACCCCGGTGAAACCCAGTAACACTTCTCCTAACTATACACTACTTGCGTCGTCGGCCTACCCTCTCAGGTTTATAAGATGCCCAGAGATATACCGCATACCCAAAACCCGCTATCATAACCAATGGAACTAAGCTAATCATCGTCTCCCCTTCAATCCTACCAAAGTTCGAAACTCTGTACTAACCAAGTATCTCCACCACCAGAGAGCCACGGAGCGGTAGTAGTTATACAAATTAGTCATTCAACACCTTCAGTAACCCTGCGTTACTATTCACCGAGTCTTCAAAAAGGTCTGTAATAGTACACTTCATCGCCTCTACAATAAACCTGTACTTCTGCTTCTTACCACGTTCGAAACGCATATCAGTAATGTAGAACCCCGCCCGTCTCAGAGCAATCCACATTCCACGCTTGGTTTGAAACGACTCAGTTGGTGCCCACCCAGTCAAATGAAACAGAACCCCTGTCATCAGCACGTACAGCCTGTACAACGTCGCCGTTGGGTTCGGGAAGGCTTGGCGGAGTTCCGACAGCGTGAACCGCGGCGGATGCAAACTAACCGACAGCATTCCAGCCGGGATGAGAACGCGGTTGATTTCCTTTAGGGCCGCGGGGATGTTCATGTATGGCAAAGCCACGTTCGAAATGACCCTATCGAAGCGTCCGTCGTCGAACGGCATCTGCTCCCCAGAACCCACATAGAACCTTCTCTCTGGGTATTTGTGGGCGGCCTCCTCCAGACTGGCGCGGTCTATGTCCAGCCCAACCACTTCGTCCTGCGGGGTTACGCCCCAGTAGGTAAGCGGCTTGCCGGTTCCACATCCTAAATCAAGGACTCTCATGTTTCTCCGTTAGTCAAGGCCAAGTTTACAATCACGGCCATGATGCTTGCCTATCATACTAGGCATTTGTGCATTTGCACACATAAATGCCAAGTATATTAAGCACCTACCTCAAGCTGCCGACGATACAACAGAGTTGCCAACTTCACCCGCTTAACCCCATCCGTGATTCCGAAGCGTTCGAACATTCGATTAAAATAGAGCTTCACGGTTCTCAACTTCATATTGAGTTGTCGGGCTATGTCAGGATTGTCGCAACCTTGCAGAAGCAGGTCTACTATCAGTTGCTCGCGGAGTGTCAGGTTGGTCATAATTTAGGCTCCAATAGTTTTTCAGTGCGCGGGGTCTCGATAATCACTTTTCCCTCAGACAGAGTTAGTGCTCCCATGAATATCACCTTGACATCAGGCAGAGACCACTCGGAGAAGATACCGTCTACCGCGGCACCGTAGCCGTTTCCTAGGTGCTTGACTTTCTTCGTCGTGGGCTCTCCGTATTTCTTAACCAGAACGCTGAACATGTGCTCTTGGTCGGTAGTTCCGGCCGTGGTGAAACTTACTAAGTCCAATTTCCCGTCAACCACCTCGGCTTCTGTCACTCCGCCCAGAAGTTGACCATCCGGTGCCACCAAGCGTAGTCGAGCATTACGTAGAGGCTCTCCGTTGGTCGGCACCAGCGTAGTTTCGCCCTCGAACTGGAAGCAAAGCTCTTTTGCCGACGAAATATCCGTGTACCACGACGCTTTCTTGTGTCTGGTCACTGGGCATTCTGGAATCGTGAGCGGTTTGCCCAGTTCCTGCCCGTAAACCGTGTTGTGCGACTCAATTTGTTGTCTTGCCAGCGTCTGCGCGGTCGCCAACGACGAAAAACACGCCAAAATCATCAAAATTGTCTTCATTTCCCGCCTCCAACTGGGATTCTACCCGAACAGTAGGGATTCATGCAACGCCAAAGTGTGTAGAACCACATTAAATGTTTGCAAGCCTTGCAGAACATGGAAAATATCCTCTTATACAGATACCAGACCTATCAACCCTCTTGGCGCGGAGACCACAAACTGTCCCACAATCTGTTATGTCCATTAGTAAATGGACGGCAGAAAATAAAACCACGCCCAGGAATAGGGGGAAGGACGCAGGGCCGTGGAATCCGCATGATTTCTCGGCCCCTCTGGGCGTGGATTCGGCCATATGTTAGCCGAAATTCTGTGTTTTCAATTTGGTTTAACTATTCGTTTTGCTCTTTCTTCCTTCCTAATATCGGCCACCGTGTCAGCCGAGTCTTTCAACGAGCTGAACTGCTCTAAAAACGGCACACCCTGCATTTTTCCCCAGCGGTGCCCCTCGATTAAGTCTCCACCGGTTAAAGATTCCCATGTAACGCTGCCATCCTTGTTCACATCTTTGATGACAACTACCGATCCACTTCCCAAGTGTCTGTAAAGACCCTCGTAATCAACTCCAACCATACGCCGCACGGTCACTACCTCCAAAGGTGAATATACATCCAAACCATGCCGCTCACAATGCACTGGAACCATGAGTGGCACTTCATTCCATTCTGTGATCATTCCACTGCAAAGCGATTCTAGCACTGATTGTGCGGTATCGCACATCTAATAAATAATTTTACTGTGGATTTTATCGTCGGTTTATCGGCCGTTCTTACACCTTTTGTGCCATAGGACGCCTAGGTACTTACATTTTAGGTGCCACCAACGGATAGGTAAGTCACACCACGGGCAGGTCATGCTGAGAAGCTCCTATTCAGCTCCTCTGCTTTTAACAGCGCGTGTTTCCACGAAAAGAAATAATCCACGACCTCGGCTTTGGCGAGGTTCACAACGCAGTAAGTTGGGTCATTGCCGTTGAGCAGGTTATTTAAGCCGATGCGAATGGCGGGCACGATTGGCAGCAGGATTCCCATAATGTCCAAATCCTCCGTTCGGGCGGGAATGAAGGTCTGGACATTACGGAAGCGTACAAGGTCGCGTATCACTATTCCCAAGGTCACGCGGGGTTCTGTCATTTCATCCGCCTAAATGCAGCCAAAAATGTTTCTTACTGGGAGGCTTATCTGTTATTAGGTTTGCCGTGTCGCGCAGCAGACGAACCGCTTCGTACGCATTTAGAATTGATTCAGGGCGTGACCACAACTCAGCTGAAGTCCACAAGCCAACTACTACGTGACGAGCCGCACGACGAAGAGTCCACCATTCGTTAGGCTTGCTCATGCTTTCTTCTCCAAATCAATTAAAACGTACGACGGCGTTTCGTAGCACTCAAAATCCCGTTCATACGCCTGTGTAGCCATTCTCACTGGGTTGTTGGCGTCGGGGTAATCAGCTTTAATCGTTTGCATGGCGGCTTCCACGAAGTCGTTCCAAGGCATTTTCAGTTGTTTCATTTGGTCTCCGATGCACCGCGCCACCAATGCGACGGCGGCGCAGCAGTATGGAGTTGTGGGTATTGACGCTCAACGGCCTTCCATTCCCAAGCAACGCTGTATACGGCTGTCCCACCTATTATGGCCACCATTACGCTAACTAAAAAGTACGTTAAAAACCTGCTCCACAACGGTTCTGAGCGGCTACAACTGCGCACAGCTTTTACAACAAATCCAACACAGAAAATTAGTACCCAAATACACACCGCAACATTTGCATAAAGGGGGCTCATCGCGTAGCCCACACAATCAGATTTCCCCTCTTTACGGGAACGCACACTCTGCGGTTCTCCTGCACTGAAGCCTTACCACGCAAAGAGAACGTCAAGAACGCCCCCACCAGAACGCCCAGCAAACCCGCCAGCACATCGTTCGTCTTCATTGGCTCTTCCTCCCCGTGTTCTCCACGAACCAAACCTTGGCCCTCTCCAGCGCGAGCACCGTATCGCCGTCGGTAAGGCCGTTACTCAGCGTGTAAACCGCGTTGTCGTTGGTCACAGCTACGACCACGATAGCGGCGAGGTCTTTCACATCCTTTTTGACAAAGTTGAGAACGCTAGTAATCGACTTGCTGGCGGTTTCAACGGGTTCCTTTTTCTTGGGCGGGAATTTCAGTAACGTTAGACTCCCCACGAGTCGTTCCCCTCTTCCTCTTTGGATTCCACGTTTCCTTGCCAGCCGTTAACAGCATCTCCTCGCGCAAAGTTTGCCGGGCAGGGAAGTTCATCTTTTTCCGGCTGATAGTTTGTAAAAGCAATACCCCACGCCTGACGAAGCTCTTGCCAGAGTGGATGCCTGTCGCAATAATTGCATTCTCCCGGAGCGTGAAGCACACGCTGGTCACAATGAGGGAACTGCTCAATACTCGCTTCTATTTCCTTCGGATGTACCTTCTTGAACATTACTTTTTCTCCTGCTGAATGAAGTCGTCGATGGCACGGTTGGCAAGCGCGTCGGCCTCTTGGTTTTTCTCTCGGTAAACGTGCTGAATGGTGAAGGCGGGAATTCTGGCTATCAGTGTTTTGGCCTCGTTTAGCAGCACAGCCAGTTCTGGTTTGGATACGCGGTAGACACCAGTGACCTGGCGCACGACCAATTCTGAGTCCATATTCATGAACAAGCGGTCAGCGCCGAGCGATACGGCCAGATTCAGTGCCCCAATGAGACCGCGGTATTCAGCGACGTTGTTGCTGGCTCTTCCGATATACTGGAAAGTCTCCTTGCGCTTGCCGAACTGGTCGATTAACAGTGCTCCCCACGCGGCGTGCTGCTGAAAAGAGCGGCAGGCTCCGTCGCTAAAGCCACGGAAGATTCGTTGCATGTAAGATAGTCACACAAAAAATGTGTGTTGTCAACAGCAATCGTGTGCAAAAGGTCACACAAAATAACTGTTGACTAGCAACTGGATGTGTATTAAAGTGGTTCACGTCGGCAGTTAAATGAACCCTGCAAAGGAGAATGGAAAGCAAAATATGGCCAAACTAATGAACAGACCCCGAAACAAAGCACTCCCCGAACAGGGATTATTTGGCGAAGCCTTGCAACAGGAGATGGAGGAGAAAAATATCTCTATCCAGAATTTGTCCGACGAAATTGGAGTTACCTACGAACACGTTCGTCGGCTGATTAAAAGCATGGCGTTTCCTTCTAAGCCACTAATGGGAATGATGGCCCAAGCCCTGAAGTGGAACAAGGAGAGAATGGCGGAAATGCAGCGCATGGTTTTGAAGGACAAGCTGAAACACAAATACGCTGACCTGCCAGAGTCTTTATACGGAGGTGACAAAGACCCGAAATACGACAGAGCTGAGCGTAACCTGCGCAAACTGAATGAAGCGCAGTTTGAAATGATTTCCAGCATGATTGAAGCTGCGGCAAAATCGGCTCGGGCCTAAGAAGACAGCGACCCAGGTTTGGTCTTGGGTCGCCTTTTTCGTTTTACTTGTAATTCTTCAGCAAACAAGTCATAGCTTGCCTCTCATTGTTGGAAATCCTCGCTAGCAACTCATCATAATAAAGCCTGACATCGTTCTCAGCCTTATCCAGTTGCTTTCTGCCTTTGTCCGTTATCGCCACTTGGTTAAGGCGGCGGTCTGTTGTTTTCTCCCTCCTCAAGAGGCCAGCTTTACTCATACGGTGTAAAACGGAAACAATTCTGTTCTCTCGAATAGCAGAGCGTTCAGCTAGCTCCTTCTGGCTCCGCGGAGGAGGTCTGTCGGTTCGCGTTATTTGGTAGAGGATTGAATACTGCCTTGCGTTCAGTTTTATTTTGGCCAGGATTTTGTTTATACGCCTGAGATTGTTTGTAGACATTATGTTGATGCCCAACATAACGGTAACTATTTTTTCCTTTTCTCGTGAAGTTGCATCCAATTATTTCCCCCTCTGGTTGAGTCGAACATCACAGGAAAGAAATGTAACATATCGACGATGTGCAAAACACTGTTATTTTGCCTCTGTTAATACTTTGACCCTCTTGTTGGCCTGCTGTTGCGCCGCCGTCGCCCAGCGACAGTTGCTAGGCTCATAATTTCCATCGGGATTTATACGGTCTATGCTAGTTTTTTCCGGCCTCGGCCCCATGTCCATTAAAAAATTGGCAAAATATTTCCAACGATCACAAACCGTAATTCCCCTGCCTCCGTAATCAGGAAATGCAATGTGTTTTGAATAAAGACACCTGCCCCTCATCCCTCTCCAGGAATTGTATTCCCGGCTTCTTATTGCGGCTCTACGGTGACCGTGCTTAAAATTGGGATTATTTTTAGTTCCCCTGTGTATTGCCTTTTCTTTCGTTAGGCAGCCGCAATTCGGAACCAAACGTTTTGAAGAAGTTATGCACTGTCGTTGTAGCTCTTTTACAGTACCGCAGTCGCAGACAACTAGCCAAACAGACTCGTCCCCGCGCATCCCAACAAAGGCTAGTACGGTGTACCTACCGAATCTTCTGCCCACTAAGTTTTTCCTTTTCGCCATTTATTTGACCCAGTGGGTATCAATTGTGCCGTCCACCGTGACCGGCACCTTCTTAACGTACCGACTCAGTGCGCGAATCATGCAGTCTTTTGCGACTTCGTATGCCTCTGTAATCTTTTCGTCAGGAGATTCGAACACTGCTTCGTCGTGCACGAGATTGCAAAGGAACGCTTGCTCCTTGTCGGGGCGGCTGTAGTGCCAGAAGAATGGGGTGCCATTACTATCGTAACCACACCCCATCGAGAGCTTAATAGCACTGGCGTTGGTTCCCTGAATTTTGTGGTTGCAGCCTTCACGAGCAATCGACTCCATCATGGATTTCATTTTCCATTTGATTTGGCCCTCGCTGGCTGGCTTTCCGTAGTTCCTGCTGTCTTTGTATTTCTTGTTGTTCGCAGTAACTATTTCTTTGCACCACTCCCAAGAAGGCTTGCGGAACAGTCTGCGGCGGCCAGCGAGGTCACGCGCTTCACACGTTGCCTTAGCCAAGTCTCCCCACAACGTCAGGGCCGCGCTGAGAACTGGGTTCGAAGCGTGCCAGAGATTAAGCAGAGCCTGCGCTCGTTCTTCTGTGATGTTGAGTTGGTCTGCAAGTCCCTTAGCAGTGAGACCATACGCAAGACCGAAGTTGATGCTCTTCGATTCACTACGAATATGCTTGTGTTCTGGGCAGTCGCACTTCGCATGGCGTGCTACGAAAGCACAAGCCTCCAATGTGGCTTTAACCCAGTCAGTAGTTCTCATCTTCTCCGCAACCACGCTATGAATGTCCCAGTTGTTATTAAGAGCCTCTGTCCAAACAGGGTCTCCGCTGGCCTCAGTCATGATTCGAACTTCGCATCCGTCGTAATCGAGAGTAGCCATTTTGCGACGCCGTTCGGCTACAAAGCATTCTCTGTAGCGGGGGTCTATCGGAATTTGCATCAAATTGGGATTTTGGCAAGTCATTCTGCCCGTTACAGCCCCGAGTTGGTCATGACGGGAATGCAAACGGCCCGTTATCGGGTTAATGAACTCCAGAATGTTCTCCCCGAAAGAACTGACTGCCTTTCCCGTAGAACGATAATTTTCCACAGCGACTAGGACGGGAAATTCACTTCTCAACTTCGACAGCGTTTTATCGTTGGTGTCCTCAATATTTTCAAGGCCCGGCATTTTCTGGAGGGCCGCCACAAGCTGGGCAGGACTCGCGTAAACGATGCAAGCCTCACCCTCCATCTTGTCACCTTCCTTCTTAAACCACGTCGCGTACTTAGACGCGGCTTTGTACTCTTCTCCGGCCTGTTTCTTGAGAAGCAGCCGCTTATCTTCAAGGGCATCTCGTTTCAATCTCCATTCCTTCTTCTCCTGCGGGGTCTGCCCGTACTGCTTGGCCATAACGTGGTAGGACATCTCTTCTTCGCCGCGGTCAGACAGTGCACGCCACTTTTGTTCAAGCTCCAGCAGGTTCTCGGCAGGCATATTCTTTTTGCCGACAATGGGCAGAAAGAATGTGTCCATTACGCGCACATGTTCTGTGTGTCTTGTAGTTTGCTCGTCTACCAGCTTCATCCAAGCATCGCGGTCGAGCTTGAACCCGTTGATGTGCATGTCACCATTAGCTGGAATATAGTCATTCTCGATCTGCGCGGTTTCAAGCAATCGGTCGCTGGCGCAAACCAGTTTCTGACCGTGATAGACACCCATAGGAAGGCGGGTATCAATCGCGGCGTACAAGACTTGCTCGTCGGTTAGCGGCGTACACAAGTCGAACGATTTCTGTAACTGCTCACTTTCCTCGCTCATCCGTACTTTCAAATAGCGTTCAACCAGGTGCTCCATGCCCCAGAAGCCTTTGCGCTTGAACGGTTGAAGTCCGGCCCAGCGAACGCGCTCAACGATCAAAGTACACCACAGGTGCCAAGTGTATAGACCGAGATTCCAACTGAGCATCTCGTATTCAAACTGGAGACCGTGACCAATCTTCAAAACGGAGTTGGAATCGAGAAAGGGACGGAGAGCATTTACAACTGGTTCGAAGCACTTTGAAGTCTTCCTGAATCCCTGCAAGCTCTTTAGGTTTTCGGAGGTCTCGGCGAAGGCCAGCAGGTCGATAACGTACTGCTCGTCTTTGGCCCCGACCTGAATGGTGCGAAGGCGTTGTTCAAGGAAGTTCTCTTGGATGTCGGTTTCAGTATCGAGGCCAAACGCAGGCTGTGCGGAAGTGGCTACCCGAGTCAGGTAAGATACCATTTTGTCCAACCCAGCCCCATCTACCACCAGAAAAGGGTTCATGGCTGGCTGCATCTCGTGGGGAACCAGATAGGGTAGTTCTTGTATTGCGGGGGCGGCTGCTGTCATTCAATACGGAGAGTAGCACAGATTGTGTGGAAATGCAACTATGTTGTGTGTAGTAACTACAGGGTTAACAAAAAGGTAGCGGTAGTGTTTATAACATGATAAACACTATAGGTTGTATAGCTAAATCCAACAACACTAGGGTGGTAGTATAAATGTAGACCTAATTGCAAATGCACTTTTTTATGTGTGTGAAAACACAACTAGATGCGGAGTTTTCCACAGGGTTGGTGACAATTTGGTGACAATTCGGAATAAATCCATGAGATAATCAAACCGTAGGTTCGTCGCTAGTAACATGGTTACCAACCCCTCATATAACTGTTAACTATTGGGGAGTCTGTAGGGATTATTATTTTCTCTTCCATCATGCCTAACTACAATCATTTGAGACAATGGCTCCCTGCTCAGGTAGCTAAACGTACTAATCTATCATTCGAACAGTTTGCTAAACGTGTTCGGATAGGTAGAAGTACCCTCTATGGGTATATGAACGACCTCAGCCGACCCAGCGAACAGGCTATGGCCAGAATATGTCAGGAACTGAAGCTCCCTCTAGAAGCAGGTCTAAGCCAGTACACACCTCGTACGAATGGGCGTCCCAAGGGAAGTGGTGGGGCTCTCAAATCTGTGAGCACCCGCTACAGATAAATATACAACAAAAACAGTTGACAGTACACATAGAAGTATGCTACTGTTTATTCAGTAAGCGTTCTGTAATGGAGCGTTTGGTTTTTGTTCATTTGTGCACCTTTCGGGTCAGTAGCCCTAAAAAGTTGCTGGCCTTTTTCATTACATCCTATAAACGAGGCATTTTACTTGAATTTTCAAGAGTATTTCAAAGAGAAGTTCTCAAAAACCGGCCTGAGCGCGGCGGAATTCTGCATCAGGGCGAAAATCAGCAAGCCACTTTTCTATTTCTACATGCAGGGGAAGCGAGTGCCTTCACCAGAAACCATGCCAAAGCTGGCAGAGACTCTGGGCGTACAGGTCGAGGAATTCAAGCACCTGGGGAGGGCTTCAATGGGGCGGCCTATTAAACCTAAAGCGACAGTGGTGGAACCCGAAGTACAGGGGAAGTAGGGGTTTTCAGCACACTGTGCCGTTGTTGCACGCTAGCATCGGCGTGATGTCCAGACAGTAGCCCACAATTACATGTCCCTCCAGACCGGCTACGCAGGATTTTACATGCTGCCATAGACGTTTTCCATTTCTAGTGCTTACTTCTAGGAGGTATTCCACGTCCTTTCCAGTGCGGATGACTTCTCGGTCGTATTCTCGGGCTTCCATAGCCAGTTCCTCGCCGAAAACCTCGATGTCGGTATAGCCGACCCGCATATCGAAGAAATCGTGTGGATTATTTACGGCTAGATATGTCCCGTCCATGTCTTTCACGTACGAGATGGTGAAGGGGTAAAGCGGCTCGGTCACAGGTCTCTGTCTAAATTTTTCAGCGGTGATAGCACAGCGGCATTCGCCGTCGCAATCGCAGTTTGGGTCTAGGCAGAGGGCTTCGTGGCAGGTTGGGCAGATAGTTAAAGCGGACAGTGGGAAGCTCCCACCGCAGGAATAGCACATACCCGAAGATTCCATAAAAGTGATGCCGTCCTTTATCGTTTGATAGGGGAACACTTTAGGGGGTTTACAGGATAATCTGTATTCCCTTTGGAGTGGAATGAATATACCGCCGCCCGAAGGAATATGCAACAACTTTCGTCAGAGTTGCACAATATTTATTCTTTTGCACCAGAAAAGGTGCATGTGTAGGGTCGGCACACATAAAGGAGTTGACAAGGCACACTGTTTTGTGGTAATGATACTACATGGCAAAAGGTAAGCGATTGGATTTGACCGGGCAGCGGTACGGTCTTCTCACAGCGCAATCTATAGTGCGCTTTGATAAGAGTAGAAACGCTGTATGGCTATGTATTTGCGATTGTGGTAAAACAACGGAGGTTAGAGCAGGTAATTTACGCGCAGGTTTGACTAAGAGCTGTGGGTGTCTGGTGCGGGGCGTCAGAGTAGACCTTACGGGTAAAACGTTCGGTAAGCTAACCGTGCAATCATTTGCCGCCAGAGAGAACGGGCAGACGAAGTGGGTATGTCTCTGTGAGTGCGGTAAGACCATTATTGCAATGCACGGTAATTTGCAAACCGGCCAAACTCAGAGTTGCGGTAATCATAAGGCGGAATCTTCCGTTACACACGGTTTAAGTGGGACGCCAGAATACAGAAGTTGGCAGTCTATGCGACAACGCTGCTTAGACCCCACCAGTCATAGTTATTGGCGATACGGGGGTAGGGGTATCACTATAGATGAGGAATGGGACAACTTTGAAACATTCTTGAGAGATATGGGGCCAAGGCCGCCAAACACTTCCATTCATCGTGTTGACGGGGACGGGCCGTATCACAAATCTAACTGCATTTGGGCCGACGCAAAAACGCAGGCTAAGGAAAAAAGTTTACCTAAGAGAAGGGGACTCAAGAAACGCTATAATACCGCTAAGCCATTACCCGGAATAGAACCAGCCGAAGTAGGAGACATTGACTGGTTTGGTGAACTTTAAGTGAGCTTAACAATAGTATAAAAATGGAACCTACCTGCACTGGACGCTTCTCCGTATATCACTGAATCCGTTGTACTTGACAATTATTTGTTGTAATCACAAAATGTGTTAAAAAGTTGACAAATTTTGTTTTCCATGATAGACTAGAATCACAGTCAAGATTACGCCCAGTTACACCAATACACAAATTTTTCCAACCATGAGGCGCTTCCCTCCAAGCGCCTTTTAACTTTGGCAGCCTGACCCTCTCAGGCTGCCAAGGTTTTAGACTTCACCCGTCGCATTCAATCAAACAAACGGGGTACCGTACTCAGCGGTTTATCTGAGCACCTGCCGGACGTGCGACTTACGGCGGGACACTGTTAGTTGCCGGCTCGCTACCGGCTTTCCGCACGGCGCGGCGTACAATACGCGCCACCTTTACAGCGAGCACTACGGTTGCAAAACATACCAGCCGTCGCAATGTGTCTCGGTTCGGGGAGTAGAGACGTATCTCCCCGTTTATGATCTTAGATTTTGTTTGGCCGTTAAGTCGGCTGCGAGCCTGTGACCTTGGGGTGTAGCAGGAAGCTATCTAGGAAAACCTTATTTTAGATAGTGGGCAAGAGTAGCCGCAGACCTAGCTGGGGAGTGTTTGCGGTAATTTCGACCCACTGGTAGCCCCAGCAAAACTTTTTATGAGCTACGGAATACTGGAAATGAAATGTGGTGACTGCTCCCACTTGTGGAATACCGAGTGGGGAGTAATTGGTACCTACATTCGCAGTCCTCTGACCGTTTGCCCAAAATGCGGGTCTAAAAATAGCTCCAAGACAGGCGGAAATCCACTGATTGTAGCTACCCCAACTTTTTTGAAATAGGGAAGTGACATGCAACCAATCAACGCACAGTCTGCGGTTAGAGCACACCAAGAGGCAGCGACGAAGCCGATTCACATCAAGCATCCCGGTGCCCTCCATAAAGAATTACACGTTCCAGAAGGCCAGCACATTCCTGTTAAGGAACTACACAGCAAGTTGGCTTCGGCCAAGAAAAGCGGGAACGTGAAGCTAGAAAAAAGGCTCGTGTTTGCCGAGAATTTTGGACATAAGAAATGATTAACGACGGTTGGGACGGTTAGATTTTCAAATCAGGAGACTACTCATGTTGACCTTTATCGTTGCAATTATCGCGCTCTTGGCAGGAGGCGCAGGCGGGTATCTCTGGGGCGCAAAAGTTGAACGTGCCGCAGTGAGTTCAGCCGCGGCTGCCAAACAAGCTGCTTCCAGCGTTGCTACCGCCGCCAGCGCGGGTGTGAGCGCAGTCAAGAAATCACTTTAACGAAAACGCAGCCGCTAAGCCTCTTCATTGAAAGCTGAAATCAGCGGCTAGTCTTTAACCCGCGTCCACCGAGGTACTGGGAAAGAAAGTCTATCGAGGGTAGCAACTTGACGGGCCTACTGGTTGCACATCTGGGCCTCTGCGTACATCCACTTGCTACGCGCAGAGGATGAAATAAACACCGCAACTGTCCAGTATCTTGTTGGGCGCGGACAAAACACTTAGGACATACGATGGCAATCATCCAAGCCGAACAATGGCTGGACTTAGCGCGGCAGAAGCAGCCCCTGACGACAGAGCAGCGTAGGCACGTTGTTGCTTACCTGATGTCCCGGCCGGGCGACGACTGCCCCTCTATCAGCGAGTCGGCGGAACTGTTCGGAGTTTCCGACCGCACGATTGCCAACGACCGCAAGGCCATCCGTGAAGCTGTCGCAGAGGAAGTAAAGGACGAAGACGTAGGGCTGATACTCGCCGACCTTCGCCTGTGCTTCAACAAGGTAATGCGCAACATCGAGAAGAGCGCACAGAAAGCCAAGCTCGGTACGATGACGTACTTGGAGCACCAGAAATCTTCTTTCAAGTTGCAGCAGGACTATGTGAAGGGCTTGCAGGATTTGGGTGTGCTTCCTAAAGATTTGGGCACGCTTCACGTAGAAAAATTTCAGTTTACTGCCTCTGTAGGAATGCAGCCCCCAACTTCGGCATCTGTTCCTGTAATTCAAGGACACATTGTTTCACACCCGGAATTGACTAATGGAAATGAGAACCTGCAAAACGTGCAATATCCCCAAGCCTCTGACCGAGGAGAATTTTCGCCTGCGAACAGACAGGGGGAATTATTGGAGGAGACAGTGCATGGAGTGCGAACTGCTGGCGAAGAAAAAGAACTACCGACAGCACCGTACTGTGAGAATTCAGCAGGTAATGCGGCGTCAAGCTGATAACCACGATGACTACATTGTATATCAGGCTAATTACAGGTGTGCCAAAGAGGGCATAGTAGGTATTTTGACTGTTGAAGAATGGGTAGGATTGAAAGCTGACTGCGGGTATAAATGCTTGTGCTGTGGTAAATGCGAGCCTGAAATCACCCTAACACCTGACCATGTTATTCCTCGTAGCGTAGGCGGCCCAAATATAATTTCCAATATTCAACCGCTGTGTGGTAGTTGCAACTCCGCCAAAAGAGATAAGGCAACGGACTATAGACATGTCGAGAACAGCGGCCGCAAAGCCTTACAAGAACACAGTGAAGAGTGTTTTGTCGAAGGAAGTATGGAAGCCAGTTACGTTGGCCCTACCTCCGGCGCACAGTGTGGAGCAGTATAAGTTAATTAACGCTTGGGAATGCCACGTACATCCTGAAGAAGCAAAACTAAATCCCTTTTTTGTTCCAGATAACCCTACTCCTATAACGGCAGAATTTATTCCTAGTTGGCTTCCCAGCGGAGTCGATGCGAAAGGATTGCCTTTCATGTTTCCCGGCCTACGGTTCATCGTAGGTGCCTGCGGAACTAAGGAGTTGGCCTCTCGGTTTTCGAATCGAGGGGCATTGTCATCTTTGGCAAAACGTACGGCTGTTCAACCCGCATAGTTAAAGAAGCGTGGGAAAATGCAGGCACCACTAATTGGTGGGTAGCACCCTCGTATAGCCAGTCAGACTTGGCTATGGAAGAAGTAAAACGTCGTTTGCCCGACGGCCTCTATCGGGAACAAGTAGCTAAGCACCGCATAACGGTTCTGAACCCAGACGGCAGCAACCGTTCATTCATTGATTTCAAGTCCGCAGAAGACCCAGATTTACTTCGCGGTGCCGCCGTGTCGTTCTTCATTATCGACGAGGCAGCACGTGGTATGCCGTTCGCAAGTTTCGAGTCGGTATTAACGACCGTTACTCAGACGAATGGCCGCGGAATTATTATTTCCACCCCCAACGGAAGGGGCTGGTTTTACGATCTCTTTAGTCGCGGAGACCGCAAGTTATATCCCACCGAGTGGCCCGAATGGTACTCGTTAAAAATGCCGACAGCGGCTAACCCTCATGTGCCTAGAAAGGCAATCGAGGATGCGAAGAGAAACCTTCCCGCCGATTCCTTCCGCCAAGAATACATGGCGGAGTTCATCAACGAGTCAGCCGGAGTTTTCCGCAACATTAAAGGTTGCGTTCGCCCTGGCGGATTTACTGCACGTCAGCCCGACCACTTTTATGTTATGGGCGTTGACTTGGCTCGCCTTCATGACTACACGGTTCTAACCGTGATGGACAGGGAAACCAAGCACGTTGTTTATTGGGAACGTTTCAATCAGATTGACTGGCAGATTCAGATTCTGAAAATCATTCAGACTGCGCGTGCCTACAACGCGACCATCTCAATCGACTCTACAGGCATTGGCGACCCTATTGTTTCTTCGTTACAGGGTTGTGGCCTCGTAATTGAGCCCTACAAGATTGGCAGCAACGTAGCTAAACGACAGTTGATTGATACGCTCCGCGTAGAGCTTGAGCAAGGAAGAATATCTTACCCAGAAATTCCCATTCTTATCGACGAGCTTCAACGCTTCCAGTACAAGGAAACCGCAGGTGGCACGATTCAGTTCGAAGCTCCTGAAGGTTTTTACGACGACTGTGTAACGTCTTTGGCGCTCGCTGTTCGACTGTGTGCGCAGGAAAGATTTACCTACAGATATTTTCAACAACGCGGAGTTTAATCAGTGAAGAAGCTCTCGTTCAAAGTGCGCAGCGGCTATCGGCCAGACGAGATTCCGCGCTTGCGCGAGATAGAGCGGGAGTGTTTTGAATTTGGAGTCGCGTGGAACTTAGTCGAGTTTAAGGAAAACCTCCCTAAAGCTCAGGTATGGGTTGCAGAGACTGATGACGACGTTATTGGGTTCTTGGTTGCGTGGGTTGACCGCAAGGTTCCTCACATCGCTAGCATCGACGTAGCCAGCAAGAGTCGTGGTAAAGGTGTTGCTTCTGCTCTGGTAGCAGAGTGTGAGCGACACTTCGTGGAACTCGGTTACGACAGCATAACGCTACTCGTTCATACTGAGAATCCCGCGCAGACACTTTATTTCAAACTTGGTTATCGTGCTGTGAAGTTTTATCAGAACTGCGAATACGGCTCAATGCGTAAGAACATGTTGAAAATGCAAAAAGCTCTTTGAGGAATAACAAATGGGTTTCGCCGCAACCGCAAAATTCCCGACAGCAGTAGCTGGCGTAGCCGACCTTCTCAACTGGCAGAACAAATTAGTTTCCACTACGGAGCCTCAGTTACTTAGTAGCATAAACGCCACTGTCACGACTCTGACGTTGACTGCTGGCACTGGCGCAGCATTTCCTACCGACAATTTTTCTATAACGATTGACAGCGAAATAATCTTTGTTGGCACCCGAACCACTGACACACTGTCGTCGTTGGTTCGCGGTTCAGAAGGAACTACTGGGGCCGCACACTCTGCTAATGCCAACGTAGACGCTTACATCACTGCGAAGTCACACAATCAGTTGGCCGCTGAAGTCAACGCTATAGAGGCCGCGCTCGGCACTTCTTTGAGCAACGTTCTTCTGCTTTCTCAGCTAGGTGCTGTGAATGGCGTTTGTCAGCTTGACGCCAGCGGAAACGTAGCGGTTGCTCAGCTTGGCACAGTTGTGAATACTAGCCAGCTTGGGGTTGCTAGCGGCGTGGCTACGTTGGATGGTACTGGCAAGCTAACAGCAGCCCAGATTCCTTCGGGACTCGGCGGCGGAGCATCGCTCAGTGTGGCGAATACGTGGACTGCTAAGCAGACCTTTCCCGCGTCCGTTACTGGTGGCACAGGCATAAACGTTGGTGCAGCGGGAACGCAGCCGACGACAGGTGTGGATGGCGATGTTTACATAGACGCTACTTCCCACGCTCTAAAATATTTTACCAATGCTAGCTGGCACACTACAGAGTGGCAGGCGAATAAAAACGCCGCCAGCGGGTATTGTGGTCTTGACTCAGGTGGGTTGGTTGCGGTTGCTCAACTTCCGGCTACCGTAGTTCTAACAACTACGAAAGATTCCGCGAACGGTTATCACGGCCTTGACTCTAACGGTTTAGAGGACGAAGCGCCTACCGGATGTTACCCAAAGTTCGCAAGTCAAGCAGCGGTTACCGCCGCCACGTCAACCACGGGCGATCAGAACATGATGCAGTGGTCGGTTCCGGCTGGTTACTGCGATGTGGTGGGGCGCATTATTAGACTGAGTGCATTCGGTGTGTACGCAGTTGGTGGCTCCGCTTGCAACATGACGATAAAGTTTGCGTTTATAAACATCGCGTCGATTATGTTTGCAACGTTCCCCGTCAGTGCTTCTGGTTCAGGTTCTTGGTATATCCAGTGCAACCTTATTCGCACTGCTAGTGGTATCAGCGGTACGTCAGCTTCGGGTGGAACAGTTCAGATTCAAGGGGCTCAAATAAGTCCCGCCAGCAGCACATTCAGTGCCGACCTAACGGTGGCCAGAACGCTCTGCACAGCAGTCAATTTTAGTGTGGCAAGCACAAGTAATACTTGCACCCAGCGATTCATGTTGGCCGAGAGAATCAACTGGTAACGCTACCCTTCGGTTTTGAAAACTTTCTTATAAGGACTCATGTAACAAAATGAATATTTCCGAGTTTCTGAAATCGTTTATCAGCGGCCTGAAGGGTGCAGTTGTTTCTGCAAAGAATAAAACCGTCACCGTGGCTGACTTAGTTATGAACGCGATGCTGAATCCAGCAATCAAGTTCAAGAACGTTTATCGCTTCGAGTGCTTCGATTCCTTCGGCAATCTTAAGTGGGTGGAAGAAGTTCCTAACACAGTGATGACTGCTGGCATCAACGATTTGCTCACGAACTACTTCAAGGGCAGCGCGTATACCGCGGCTTTCTTCGTTGGTTTGGTGGATAACGCCAGCTTCAGTGCTTATGCCACTGCCGACACGATGGCCTCCCACGCGGGATGGCTTGAGAGCGCAGCGTATTCGAATGCCACGCGGCCAGCCCTTACGCTTGGCACGGCATCGGCGGGTTCGATTGATAACAGTGCTTCGAAAGCCGTTTTCAACATCAATGCTACGGCGACCATACTGGGAGCCTTCGTTACGACCAACAGCACCAAGTCCGGTACGACCGGCGTGTTGTACGGCGCGGCGTCGTTCACTGGTGGTTCGCGGTCGGTTCTGAGTGGTGATACTTTGAATATCACTTGTACCTTGTCCGCAAGTTAATGATAACTAACCACTTAGATGAACCTGCGTTTAAGGACTGGACGGGACACCGATTCGGTCGTCTCGTCGCCCTTGAACCAACAGAGGAACGCTATCTTGGTAAAAAGGTCTACT